GTTGCGCATGTGGTCGATCCTCACCTTACCGCCATTGGGCGCATAGATTGGGATTGGCCGTGCAATAAATGCTTCCAGGGCCTTATCGTCAAGGCGGGGGAAGATCTTTTCTTGGTACAGTCGTTTGTTTTCCCCTGAGGGGTCGACCTGGTGTACATAATCGAGGATAAACGCCTCGATTTTCTTACGGGTTTGCGGTTTCATACTGGGTTCCTTGCGTGCGTGGCTCGCTGAGGATGGCGGTGAGTTCCTCACTAACGGCCCGAACAATGGCCGCTCGTAACCGATCGACCTGGATGCGATCGTGGACTTCGGTATAAATAGTGGTAACGACGCCCTTGTCAGTGATGTCGGTTTTCACACTAACGTTACTCATGTGGTTTTCCCCTGCTTTATTTTTCTCACCGTGACCAGGCGCCCTTCCTGGATCGCTTGCTCGGTGATATACTTACATTCCTTACTTAACCCTTGGGTGATCACAACGACGACATGGGATGCGGCCACCATGCGCCGATCGCGCGCTTTGGTTAAGCGCACAGACGGTTGGGTCCACTCTTCGATTTGACCAGAGTCGTGTATGTCCACCTCAATGTGATTGCGTGTTGCATATTGACGCACAATAGCTTCAACGCCGTCATGTTGCCCAGTTTGAATGCGCACATTGACCTTGCGTTCAAAAATAGACAAGATAGAAGTAATGCAGTTGGATACCGCCGCTTTATCTGTCAGATCGCTATCGCCTGTGATGGCGACAGACACCTGGTCCATGGTGTCAGGATCAAGTCCTGCAAAAAACAGTTCTGCATGACCGACGTTTGTGTGCGAAAATAACCCACCGTGTTCCAAGGTGTCAAGTAGCTTGTCAAAGATGGGATTGCGCATTATCTATCCAACTTAATATAAGTGGGGAAATAGCGGTCCATCAAGTTGCGGATCCAACCAGCTACATCTTGGGACCGGTTCAAAGTCCCCAGGCTATTGCGGGCTCGACGAACTTCTTCGTGCAGTCGCTGATTATCACGTCCACGATGCTCACGATAACGGGACAACAACTGCCAGTTCAGAAAACTGTTGATATCTCGCACTTCTTCGTGCCAGTGGGTATTAATAGAACGGGTGCGCGACTTCCAATCGTGGTAGGCTTCGCGCAGCTCGCAACTGAGTTCAGGATATTGGTACTGGATCTCCAGTTCCAATTCCCGCATAATGCGTCCAGTCATAATAACTCCTAGGCGGGGACTACCCCGCCCGTTGTTGTCACTTTGAACAGGAGAGCATCTTAGGTTTAAGGTTGCCCAATGCCATGTCCAACAGTGTCATAATGGTGATAGTGGGCTTGCCAATCTCTTCCTCTTGGTCTTGGAAGTACCAGTACTCAACCGTGTCTTGGAGGATCTGGTTCCAGTCAAAGCCCCGTTCTTTGATTTTGTCGTACAGCTCCTGCGCACTCATCCGATATTCAGGGTCAAGGTGGAACCAGTTCATGTTGATATATGCCAGAGACGCAGTGATGGCCATGGCTCGTTTGAACTTGGCATTGGCCTCGAGCAGCTCGCGCAGGTTCTTCCGGGTGAATGTTACCTCCGGGTAGATATCGAGCTTCTTGAACGCCCCACCTGAGCCGGAGGATGTCACGCCAAACTCCTTCGCATGTTCGCGAATGTAGTTAAATTCAGTTACACCGACCAGTAGGCCTTCGATTTGTGAAAAAGCGATTTCGATGCTGGCGCCAGTTGGACCGGATTTGCCTCGCAGTTCAGTGAATTCAATGAACCGCAAGTCGGTGTCGCCCACACGCGGTTCCACGTCCGGGTGGGGGTATTCTGGCATCTTATCGGATTTGTTGAGACCGTTACGAAACCCGGTGGCCAACAATACACTGTTCGGCAGGAAACTAAATCCGCGTCCAGGTACGCCTTTGAACTTCAGGTTGCCTTTCAACCCTTCCAACTTCTTCTGGGAGGGGGCGTACATGTCCATCTTCAGTTCGTCATCCGCGTGAGCGATCAGGCCAAAGTAGTAGTTACCACGCGCCGCCACGGTAGGCATCTGCTTCATCAGCTGTGCTTTGGAGCGTGCATCATCCATAGCTTCAGTGTTCAGGTCAGACTCACCCACGGTGCCTTTGTCGTACTTCTTCTCAACGGAGCCAGTGTGGAATTCTGACAAGGAATCGACGGTAAAGATCCACGGGTTGAGCATGGTGGCGTAGGTGCCGTCCATTTCTTTGAATGGAGTGATGCGATGATCTTTCTCTTTGATTTTTTCACGGTTGGCCAGTTCACCCCGACAGTTGTCCCGCCACCACAGCTCGCCCGGCTGTACCGCGGAGTTGGTCATGTTCCACGGGGTGTCAGGGTCGTCCAGCAACTGAAGGATGTCAGGCCGCTCTTCCCAGTGATGGTCGCGTACTACGCTGTCAATGTAGTCTTGTATGCGTCCAACTTTCATTGACAGTTCTGAATCGTAAAACTCGGTGTATTCGAACTGGTACCGCAATGAGGCAGTGGAGGCCAGTGTACACGACAGCGCTGACTTGAACGTATTGCCGCGTCCGCCGAAGCCCATGATTTGTCCATACCCGCCATCGAGGTACCAGAGGTTATCTTTTCCTTTCAGAAAACGACCGGTCATCAAGTCCAAGATGGAGAAGACGTTAAACCGTGGGCGGATGGTTTTCGCACGAACGCGTGAGCTAGGTCCAGCCATGTTATCATTTCCCCTTTAATCATTCTATGTGTGGTTCATTCAAAAGATGATGTCCTATCCTAAAAAATAAACTTTTTGTGAGGTACTAACCTGATGCAAACGTTACCTAAGCTCATTGAGCTCCAACGACTCAATGTTGCGATCGAACACGAGGCCGCGTCCAGCTTTTATGAGAACTTCGCACGGGTGTTTAAAAACTCCCTATTTGGGCGCATGTCTGAACGGGTTAGCGAACTGTTCGGCAAGAACATGGCCAGTCATTACAGCTGGTCGCCAAGGGTTGAGCAAGATCTGCTTGCGTGGGCGGACCGGGAGTCTTATATGGTACTGGGCGATGTGACACTGTTTGTACCAGTCGGTCTGAAAGTGACGTACCTGGAGTACTTGGACGCACTGGAAAATGCACTGCCGCATATTCTCAAGCTGAACGAAGAGCTACTCCAGCCAGCCATCGAGACCGTGGGTGTGCTGATCAACAATCCCGGCCTGGCGGCGTCCAAATCCGGTCTCAAAGGCACTGCCTTCACTGGCAAACTGTTTGGGGTTAAGCCGGAAGACGTGGCCAAAGAAATCAGCAAGTGTTTCGATGCAGCGAGCCGCGATGACACCGCCAAATACAAACAGGTGCTGAAGCGAAACCAAGACCTGTCCGTGACCGTGCAGCGACTGGCTCAACTCCAGGACAACTTGCCACTCAGCCATATGCAAGCTGTCGAGCGCAACATGCGACAGTTGATACAGCTGGCCGATGAGCTGGTAACGCAAATGAAAGACGATGAGCGCTATCAATCGCTCTCACCGAAGATGGGTGGAATGATCTCCGATCAGCTGTACCAATGCGCGGTGTGGGTAGAGTTCTTTGCTGTCTACCAACGTCAGGTGCTGGTGTTGAGCACTGCACTGGAAGACAGTGTGAAGAAACTGAAAAAGATCTCAAAAAAATAAAAAAAAAAGAACCGTCGGGAGGGCTAGCGTCCTCCCGCGTTTTGTGCAGATACCGAACGATCAGACTATATATCTGAGATTACTGTTACTGACGATAGCCAGATATGACGAAGGCTACCGCTGCCCTGCCTTTTTATACCTAGGACCTATACCGCGCAACTTTTCCCGTGTGATGCCAGTCAGGGTCAGTGTAGCACCGCCACGTCGAACTGTAACATCGCAGTCCACATCATACAAACCCAGCCGGTACAGATCTGCTGTAATGACGTTCTCGATCTCAGCATAGGCGTCGAAGTGCGGTAGACACTCCTGCACCATCCACGCGACGGTTACAGGTGAGAGGTCGTTGGGTCCGTACGGGTCATCCTCGTCGTCAATGGTCTCCAACATTCCCGCGGCAAGTCGACTACCATCTTCCGCCAACTCTTGCAGGTCTTGTGGGCTCAGTTCGATGTACGCACCTTCTGCAAACACCAACGGTCCGGTGATGTCCAATAGCGCCCGGTAGCGGTGCATGTTGTAACTGCCGTTCATGATGTATGAAATCAGCTCCTCAACTTGCATGATGAAACAATCGTACACTAGCTGTCGTGCGGCATCAGAAAATACCCCCAGGTCATGATCGGATTCTATTTTCGTCCAAAGTCGACGAATCGCATCACGGGATCGCCGTCCCAAGTTTAAAGTTACTTCCATGTCTCCACCCTCACCCTAACATAGTTTAGTGCTGGACTGACGTACACTCGATCGATGGCCAATGCATCATCAGGTACTGACCGTTCGTAAAGTTTCCGTAATGGAGCTAACAACATACATAGCTCTGCCGGTCTTGGGATGGTGTGACCAAAGAAGTCAGACAGACTCTCATGTGAGCCAACCTCGCGCCACACACTGGCGAAATCTGCAAACCGTGCAGTGGGCATGTCATAGCTCAGCATTGTGTCGATACATTCCTCAATGGCCAACCTAAACACCCTCGTGTACAGACTGTGCATGTGGTCCCCTTCCGACAGTCCCAGCTCTAATACCCCAGCGGAGTATAAACTTCGCAGGTTGTCACGCACATCCGGCGGGATGTCTATGGTGACGTCAATGACACGATAATCGTTACTCACGACAAACTCCAAGATAGTTAGTTCATGATAATAACATATAACTGAAATAAAAACCGGTCAGGGACCCGAAGGTCCCTGATGGCGGTTAGGATATTGTTGTCTTTTGCCGTTGTTCTTTCCACGCAGTTTGCCGCAAAATCAGATCGATCATGTCATCAGTGCGCCAGTCGGGCAGCCGAAAGGCATCCTTACGGAAGTGTGGGTTTGGTACGTATTGCGGCGTCCACCAGCGTACGGGCCATTTCCATTTAGTCTTCCGGCAGAGTCCGTTGATAACCCGCTGCGTAAGTGTAAGTCGCTTTGGCACTACCCGCGGTGGTTCCAGCAACACACCCAAGTTATTGTACACTTCGGCATACTCCACTTTACATAACCAGTTACCCTCTGCCTTTCGCGACATGGGAACTTGCTCGTACTCCAATCGTCCCGCGTCCGGACCACTCATCACCACATAGTACGGCTTCCTTACAGTATCCATGCTTGCTCCTCAGTAGACAAGATACGCTTATTGCGATACACGCCGGCCCAAATGCCCACGCCGTCATCGCAATCAAGTACAAAACCATAATTGTACAGAATGCGTGAGAACTTCCACGTCACAATATAAACTTTGGGGTTCTTGTCGGTAAGCTTTGCCAGCATGTTTCGTGACGGCAAATCGATTCCCCGCGCCAGGATTAACTTCACCGGCTTGCTTACTCCGTCCAGATTCGCTTGGACCTCGATGGAGCGGTCGACGTTGGTGTAGAACTCAGTGAGCTTGACAGCACCCGCCTCTCCGTTCTTCTTGACCTCCTGCTGGAAAAACGCGTCAGTCAGGTCGGTCAGCGCAATCTTGGTCTGTGAGGGGTTGTCGTCGCCATCCACGATGCAACCCTTAGTCATCAGGTAAGCATTGAGAATGTCCCGCAGGTTACGCTCTTCGTCCAACACCCGGTACGATAATCGCGGCGGTCTTTGCACTTTCGCCACCAGCTCCTTGTCGATAGTTAACAGGTCGTCATGGTCATTGCCCATCCACAGGCACTCTCTGCCCGCACGCTTCAACTCCCAGATAATCCGCGGCGACATGATCGACGACACGTTGACCATGCCGACCAAGGCCGACTGATACATCTCACACTGTGTGGTCCACATGTTGTTCCGATGATAATCTAACAGCTCATCGATTAACGCAGGCCGCTCCTTTGACAATACCACAGAGAAGCCCGCATCGGGGATAATCTTACCTAGCAGTTCAACGTCATCTTTGTTCTTAGAATGGTCGCCCAAGAAATACTGATGGTAGGTTTCGCCATCGATATCAACCTGCTGCCGCTCTTCCGACGTTAACGCATAACACCACTTTTGGTGCAGCATGGGCGGTACTGGTTTCTCCGGCTCCCAGTAGTCCTGGTCGTGCACGTCGGTGGCGATCCAGTGGTTAGTCGGCTTGCCGTTAATACCGGCCACGACAGCAAAGGTGGCGTTGCGGTCCGCCGACTCATTTCCGAAGTGCCCTTTATGGGCCTTGATCTTTTTCACTTCCAGCCGGTCTTTCCATACCTCGAGCAACTTATCGATGCGTTGCCAGATTTCCAGGTTCTTAATTTCAGTCCCGTCTGCTCTGCACCAATTGCGCGCCTTCCAGTTGACCAGGTCGCGACGAATGCCGTCGACCAGATACTGACTGTCGGAATATACTAACATGTACTCCACATCCAGTTTGTCAGTTTCCAGGACCTGGCACAATGCTTCCAATTCCCCTACTTGAGAGGTGCCGTCGGGGAAAGAAATCCAGGCATCGACGATAGCGATGTCAGCCCCCTCTTTAGTAACTCTACAGACACCATCATCGGCTTTCAAACTGATTTTCTGATCCCACTGCTCATAGGTCGGGTTGTGTTTTTCGTCTTTCAGCTCCGGGCCGGTTGGTTTGGGATGGTAACCTGTCGGGGTGATGATGTTGGGTACTTTACTGTAACGGACGGTGGGAAGTTCGTTATATAGGTAACCATGAATACCGGAGCCGCCGGAGCCACGATGAGTTCCTTCACGTCGACCACCGTCAGTGTACATCACTGCGTATTTGTATTTAAGAGGTTGGGTTATCATGCTCAGGTTCCACTATCGGAATAATACTGTCAGAAACAGAAGTCCACTTTTCGACTTCTTTTAACATACCATCGTAACCGATGGTTTTTATTAAGTGCAGACAATGGTACATGCGTGCAGTTTCGTACCCTTCATAGCCGGCGTCATATACCGCCACATGCGGAATCCGTTCCGGGTAGTTCCAGAATCGCTGTATTTCGATGTCACTAATCGGGGGTATTTCCAGACCGTGATTAACACGCTCCACGGTCCGAGATGAGTCTAGAGGGCGGGCATGGAGTGGGGTACGGTACATACCTAACTGCCGCAACGCATGGCGAAGAATCACATAGTCAAAGTCCGGCCCCTTCATCGGCATGGCAAACTTGCCGTAAGGAAGCGATCGGAAGTAACTGTCGACCTGTTTCATGCCTTCGTTGAAGGTCGTGCGTCCATGCCAGGTCATGTCGTGTGCCAACTGTGTGGGGTGGCCTTCGCCGCGCCCGGCCCACCAGTCGAGGGTCTGAGGGCTGCTAGTGCGACTGGCCTGTTCAGGGTCCTCGGGATCGAAGGTCACGTTTAGCACACTAACCGGCTTCAAGGTGTAGTTATCGAACATCACCGCACCAACGGACAGGAGGTAGGCAGAGGCTTCAGTGTCCTTGGTCTCAATGTCCGCGCCGACTGTGTATCTGGGAATCGTTATACGCATAATGAACTAATCCAAAGTTAGCGGGGTCTATAGTATCGATAACTTAGTAATAAATAAAAATAACGATGGGGACCGAAGTCCCCATCGCACGTTGGTTAATATACGCAAAACTTTAATTGGGTCTGGTAGGCCCTGCGCACTGTGACCACGTCGCGATTATGACGCAGTCGCAACTCGCGAATAAAGTCGGTCAGGTCCCACTCGAAGTCGTCACGACGTCCTTGACGGCGTCGCTCAAACGTGGGGAATGGCTCCAGCTGCGGCGGTTCAGTGAGACGACAGAGCGCTGGATCGGCAGGGGGCGTCCATCCTAAGCTGACTGCGTACTGGTTCAGGTTTTTCGTGTAAGCAAATAAATAACCCAAGTACAGGTTCATGTCATCTGCGTACTGGCGGATCTCTTCACGCGTGGGTGAGTCTTCCCTCTGCGTGATTAATTGGGGTGGTTGGGTAACTATACCGATAGGGATAGTGGTCGTATCTCGGTTTAGGACGCAGCCCCCCAACTGCGCCACTATGAGCAACGCCAAAAGTAATCTCATCATTACCTCAGTTTGTTCCGTTGATCCAGTCGATCATCCGATCCTGATTCACTGTCCGTGTATCCTCCTCTCTGACAACGAGCCGATTGCGGTCACCGCGTTTATCATATGGCTCGGGCGTCTTAGGCGGCTCTTCAACAGCTGATCGTGAATGCGCATGCACCAATTCGCCGATACGCAGTTGTTGAGCCTCGACGGTGTCATTCAGGTGCGCGATGGTGGTGTTCAGCCGGACGTTCTCGCCATGCAAGACGAAGAACTGCTCACCAACATACACCAGCATGCAGAACAGGCTGACGATCACCAGTACGCTAACGCGTTCCAGTACCGTACTGCGCTTGTTCTCTGCCTGAGGATTGAGGATCTCTTTGCCGTACTCCAAGAGAATCGGAAGAAGTACTTTTATCCAAGATAAGGCTCCCATATCAGTTTTACCTTCTATTTCATGTGTTACCTATTAAAAAATGGCTTTGGAGTGCATTTATGTTTACCTTGAAAGGGTTTATATCCATTACTGCGTTGGCAAACAACACGCCTAACCTCGTGTCTCCTCTTGGTGAATTGTCGAGCGTATCAGAAAGTTACGCCCGCGAAAAGGGCTTCTATAACAAAGCGGACGCGCCGAATGTTCAGCTGGTAACGTTCACCAGTGAACGAGACGGTAATGTGATCACCACACCGGCCGCGTTTCACAGTCACGTCCTGACGATTGCTCAGTGGGTGTTTAATAACGCAGTCAGTAATACCATCAACGACGATCCTGAAGCGTTTCGTCAACTACTACTCACCCAATTCGGCGTCGACATTAAAAACGTGGAAGTGGGTAAGATGGTGGTGGCCAAATCCAACTGGATGCCCTCTTATATTCAATGGACACTGGATAAAGCCGGCGTCGAAGAAAACACCATCCGAATTTGGTTTGCTGACGAAGCGTTCCAAAACCAGTATGATGATTACGAAATCATTGTCATTCCGCCCATTGAGCCCGTGGACACATTCCAGAAAGTTAAGTCAGTGGTACAGACCGCGTTGGCGACGTTTAACCAACCAGACCATCTCCTCAAAGTGCTGGAAAAGACAGATGGGGTACCGTACACCTACCTGATCTCGAAAGAATACGACTGGTACGATCGTGAAGATCCAACTGCGACCCTTCCCACCACCTGGTCGGTGGCGGTGTATGGAATCGCTGGTAGAAACCCGATTGTGATCAAAGAAGCCATCGCCGACTACATCCTTGAGAATTCCGCGTATGGTCGTCCCGATTGGATACCGGTGTTTCCGGATATCTTCACCTCCACCGAGTTCGTGTTCGTTCCGATGTGGCACCGTAACAGCATTCCCGATGAAACAGTAAGGGGGTCCTTGTACTCTCCTTTGGTTTCATATAATGATGCGCTCGCAGTCACTAACATGTTCGTGAAATACACTAAAGCCGGGCATGTGCAGGAGAATTTAGAGTTTGGTACAGTGCATTTTAAATCGCTGGCATTCACCGTGGTGGGTGGCCAAGATAACCGGAATGCGGTGTTTAATCTCAGCGCTTATTTCCCGGACTATGCCCTGATCCCGAGCACATCTATCGAATTCAATCGGATGTCGGCGGACACTGTGGAATGGATGACCATGTTTGTGCGGGCGGTGATTACTGCTGAGGAGATGGATGAGTATTCTTACGTTGATGTGGAGTTTTCGCGCATTGAACGTGACGGAAACATGTACATCGGCTTCTCGCATGAGAACGTGCTGTACTTGATCTTGACACGCAACGCGCTGTTGGAAGGTCTGGCTGCTAACGCTGGCTAACTCGTAGGAGGATAAATGGCACAATTAACCACGCGCCGTACAGTCACCCCGCCAATTAATACGTCCGGCTTTTACCAAGTGTATCAGCCGTTTGTACTTAGCGATCGATTGACGTACCGGTGCGACGCCATTCGTAGCTTTAGCGAATTGGCCAAACGCGACATCGATGTCTATGTCACCTACTACAAACCGTTTGGAATCAGTGAGGCCGACTACCAGAAAGACTTGGACCTCAATGCTTCTATCGTCACCTTGATCTCCTCTGAAGGCGAGTTTGTTTACGTCCCTAACACGTACATTGAAGCATATCCCGGCATGTCTGGGGTGTCGTATCAACGTACGGTGTTGGTGGTTGAGATGGGTCCACTGCCAGAATCTGCTGATGTCACTTATCTGCTGCCGGAAGTGGAGTCATTAGTATCGTCTGCATCAGGCACGTCCGCTAAGGCAACAGTTGCAGTGGTACCGTTGGAGAGTCCACTGACCCATGAAGAGCATCAGCAGCTAGAAGGTGCCCGACGAGGCGCCCTTGCTCTAAGAACCTCCCTGGTTGAAGAGAACGCTACGCTGACCGCAAGAAACGACGAGCTGACCAGGCAGGTGGATGAGTTGATGGCTATCATCGCCAGCCGGCCTGAGTTCGTTGCCGACTGACAAAAAAAAAAGAAAGTCTGCCGTGTGGGGTTGCCCCCACACGGTGGTGTTATGCTGCTAACTCGCGATCACGTATCACGGCATCTTGCAGGTTCCAGTCGGGAGCAAGCGGATCGCGCTTGGATTGGAACTTGCAATGGACCTTGAATGTGCTGTGTACCATTGTGGATGTAGGTGTCAGGCGCACGTCAGGTTTGGTTAATACTGCAGGCATGCAGGTGGATTGCATGGCCAGCACTAACTCCTGTTGCCAGCGTCGCCTCTCCTCTTGGCGATCCAGATATGCCACTAACGCTTCCTTGGCCATTGGTCCATAGGTACTGCGTGCCTTATCAATCTTGGCTTTCAATACACCAATGAATTGGGCAACGTTACGCGCTCGACCTTCGCGGTAGAACAGGCGACCATTGACAGCAGCCAGCTTGGGATACATATCGGCCACGTTCTGATGCCAGGGGGCGCGAGCGATCTCAGCGGCCCGGCGTGGGGAGAGCAAGTGTGCCATATACACCTCGGTCAGTGTGGGCTCGCGTCCGAGGTAGTTACGTAACGTTCGCCGGTTCTCTTTAAGGTACTCGGCCCCCATCACTGCGTTATCGTACGCTGCTCGACGATTAGCAGTTCGCGCAATGCCATACTGGTGACCGTAACGCTGCACAGTCACCCGCCAAGTGCGGTTGGTGAATTGGAACAGTCCGGTGGCGGTTGATTGATCGTTCTTTACGGTTGGTCGGAACGATGACTCAATGGCCGCAAAGGCGGCCAACTCTTCCACGTTGGTGTTGCTGTCTAAGCTGGCACGAACGATGTCGTCGGCCACACGATGCCAATTGGCGGAAGCCATACTGCTGGTGAACAATGTAGTCACGAAAATAAAGACGGTGTACAAGTTAAGCATAAGTCTCTCCAAGATTTCTGGTCTGGTTTGGTTATGCGACGGTTGCCGCTTCTTCGTTTTTCTGTACTTTCTTTTTCGGATAGGGAATAACGTTAATAACTTTCTTCAATTTAAAATGAGGGAAGTGGCCAAAGTACGATGATTTAAAGGTGGCGACCCGGCCTTTGTGGAGCACGTAACCACCATTAAAGATTGCAGAATAGAGCGCGCCTAAATGCGTACGCTCACAGGACGTTAGTTCGGAATCACATTGACGACCCAGGTCAGTGTCGATACAAATGTCCAAGGACAGCTGGGTTGGTCGCGGGTAGTGTTGTGTGAGCCTTGCTCTAGTGTGTTTGTATTGTTCAGGATCGGCGCCAGACAACTTCTTTGACAGTGACATACTCTTGCGCTCGAGTCCACGCACGTAGTGCTCGAACAGGCGGCTTGCCACATCACGGTGTCCGTCCGTAAACCCATGGCCAATTTCAACACTGCATATATACAGCTGCGGTTCGCCTGTTGGGGTATTAAAAATAGGAACCGTGACATGAATCGAATCCAGGTCACGCAGGGTTAAATCCAGGTACTCGTTTACGTATTCAGTGAAGTGAGGATGGTACATATCAAAGTTCCTTGATGATACACGCGCTAATTCAAGAAGATGATATATACCTGAGGTAAAATTCACTCGTCCTGATAGAGCACGCTGTCCAGGGGGATGTCTGAAAGCACATCATGAATGGCTTGCCGTACCCTCGTCTTATCCTCACCTGCCAGCCGGCCATTGAGCTGCCCTAGAGGTGGTAGTGCCAGCGAGGTGATTTTTAACGTGGGGTAATGGTTTGCCAGTTTATGGAGATTGTCAATAATCAGTTCTGGCGGGGACGGGTCCCGCCAGTCAATCTTCGTAGGAAACAACAAGATCCTCCGCTCGGTTGACACACGATAACTCATTAGGCTGTTTGGTAATACTAGCCCGGCTTTGCAGCGCTTGCGGTAGTGTTGGTAAATGGCGGGGTGCCGCTCCCGCAGCGACAATGCCACACCGCGCCCCATAGCGCCGACCACGTTGATGGTGATCAGCACCGTTTGTTCTGGAGCGTTAAGGATGTCGCGGCCTGGCAATGCGTCACGCGACCGAACGGTGTGCATGAGTTACCTTACTGTCCAAATGTGCAAGGATGGTGGGCGCCTCTATTGCCAGCAGTCGGCGTGCATTGGCCGTGACTTGAGGTCGTGTGTTCGGGTGGGTCAATACACGCATCAGACTGCGAGCATTGTTGATGTATTGACAACGACCACTCTCATCGTTGTAGAGCACCATCAGATCACTGTCGTCCATGACCGCCACCGTCAGGTTGACGTTGTCAGTGGTCGGGATATTGGTCGCCAAACTGACACGGCTAAAGTTCAGTCGACGTGCCTCACCAATCAGTTGCTGATAAATGTCGGCTGGAATACGATTGAAGTTCTTTGCTTTCATTGGAGCTAGTTCCTATCATCCTGCGTACGTGATGGTGACGCGTTCGTTGTACGATTGTGGCAACGTAATGCCTTCCGGATCAATGACCACGTTTGCCGCATTAGCCAATTTAAAATGACTGGCAGGATCGTGGCTAACCATAAACACCTGACTACAAAATCCACCACCCAATAACCCCTTCACAAAGTCAATCATGGATGCGCGATGGCCTTGGTCGAAACCACTACCCAGCTCATCCAAGAACAGCGGGTAACGCTCCAACCCGCGGGCACGGTACACTGCCAACACAAACACGAAGTCAAACACTTCCTTCTGCCCTACCGACCCGAGGGAAATGTCCGCTTTGGGTCGAGAGTCGTCGCCGCTCCAATATGGGAACTTGTAGTCCATATCGGCATCGGACACGTCACAGGGCAGGACCTGCATACGATAGCCCCATATTTGCTCTACGTATTCTGTCATCAGGTTGGTGATGCGTTCAATACATTGGTAAAGATACTTAGCCAGGACCCCAGAATCGGGAGACATGGACTCCATGATGTGCTTGACCGCATTGAGGCGCGTGGCTTGGGTCGCAAGCTGCTGCTCCTGGTCTTCCAGACGCAGTCGCTCCCGTTCCATCTCATCGTAACGTTGCCGACAAGTGATGAGTAGGTCCCAGAGTTGTTGGCGGTGCTCAGCCAGTAGCTCTTGCTTAATGTTAGCCACCACCACATCACTCAGCCGCTGATGCTCGTCCAAATAGCGCTGGTGCTCGGCTTCCAGTTCGGCCGCTCGCCGCTGCCGTAGTTCCACATCGTGGAATAGCTGAAGGTGGGTCTTGGCAACGTGCTTACGCGACAGTAAGTCGTTGATGCGTTGGTTGAGCTCGGTCTCCAGCTGCTTGAGCTGATCCACATCTTCAGCCTGCGTGGCCTCTGCCAGCTTGATCTCGTCAGCGATGCGTTCTATACGCGCGTCTATATTGGCACGGCGTGCCATGGCAGACAGTTCGGTCTGGAATCGTTGAATGCTGGGCAAGTAGGACAGCGGATCCTTGGAGAAGGCGTCATTGACCGACAGGTAGCTAAATAGGCTCATCACGGGCCGTGAGGATTTGAAATACCGCCCCACGTCATTGATGCGGTCTTTAACATGCAGTAACTCACCTAATTGTTTCAGCGCACTCTCCCCAGTCTTCAGCCCTTCACGTACCACTGCTAAGTCATTGGCGACAATAGACAGTTCGTGCTGTAACCTCGCCACGTCTGACTGACGCATTCCTGGCTTGAAGGTGTGGTTGCAGTGGTCACAAACTACTTCTTTGGCCTCGTGATATGCTTTGAGTCGCATGGTTAACTCATGCTCACGTCGCTCCAGCTGCGTCAGTTGATTAGCCAGGACCGCCACTTCTTGCTGCTTGGCCGTATATTGTCCCTGCAAATCCGCAACGGAAAAGTCCACGGCAAATGCTTTAAGACCATTCACCAGCGTTTCAATGTAGCTGCCTGTGCTTTCTTCGGCGTGTGAAAGTTCAGCCAAAGTGTATTGGAGTAAGTCCGGGAACAACAACTGTCCTAATTCGTTGTCCAGTGTCTGTTTGGTGCGCATGAGCTCTTGTTCTTGCATGCGCAGTTCACCAACGTCGATCTGTGTCACCTGGATGGCCTTGTTAAGTCGGCCTTGCAGGTCCTCTAACCGCTCCAGGGTTTGTTGGTAGTGTGCGTCGATGGCTACCAGCTCCTGTTCCAACTCACGCGTTGACAGGGCCTGTAAACTACGTGGTACAGCGATGTCCAACTTCATCACTTCGTTGTGAATATGTTGGAGCTTGGCTTCCACTCGTTCAAGGTTCGTGATAGATACGTCGGGGTTGGATTGACAGCGGTCAATCTCTCGATCAAGGGCGGAGATGTCCTGCTGGAGTTCTTGTAGCCGCGTTCGAAGGGCATTGCGTTCTTCCTCCGACGCCACCACTCGCGGACGCAACTCGCCAATGGTGTATTGTAGCGACTTAATACTACCCGTCAGGTCGCGGTGGTGTTCTTTGGTCTTCTTGTAGAAGGTAAGCGCGTACGACAGGTCAGATTCTGACAGCGAACTAAACCACTTCTTCCGATCGCCTACTGACATCGAAGTCAGCTTGACGCGTCCGGTGAGCAAATCGTGCAGGTCTTTGTCATAATTGAACAGTTGTTTGATCAGCTTGTTAAACACCGCACTGTTGGCGTCTTTAACCAGCACTACGTTATCGGTCAAGTTGATCAGGGTGTTCTTGATATGGCCGTTGCGATTCACACTGCGCAATTCGTAGCGTACGTTGTCCAGCCGCACCACTTGAGCTTTGTGTCCGTCTGCCAAGATGTCAAACCGAGTCGGTGCCAGCGGACTCAACATCGCAATTAGACGTGACTTACCGCAGCCGTTACGACCAAGGATAATGGTGATGGCTTCCTCGATGGTCATTTTAAAGCTTTCTATTTTATTCAGCCACATGCCGTCGAAGTTTTTCAGTTCGATTGATTCAATGAGGTACATGTTGTTCGGACCATGGTTGAGGTTCTATATCATTTCCCATGGCGGTAAAAAATCAGGCATCCTATAGACGCAAACTAAATCGGAGTCAGTCCATGGAACTTTCACATTTGCACTTTCATTCCTGGGGGTTAGTGGCTGAAAACGCTGCGATCGGTCAGCAGGTGGTGAGTGTGGTGCCGGTTGAATACCGGTTCGGCCATAAAGAGGTGGTGATTGATAACCCACAGGAGGATGTGGTCACCTATCCGTCTGAGGACGGGATGGAAACTGTCAAGGTTTTCCACAACGGTGCCGTCCCCTGTCAGTGGCTTAATCTTAACGGTAACCGAGTCACCCCGCCCAACGTTCGACGTAATGACGACGTCATCATCTTACGCATGGGCAACACTGACCAGTATTACTGGATGGACTTTAATATCGCCAATGTAAAGCGACTGGAAACGGCCGTGTGGGCATGGTCAGGCGATCCCAACAACCCCATTAAAGACGACCTCTCTAATGCGTACCGGCTAGAAATATCCACGCATGGTGGTCTGGTTACGTTCACTACCTCCCGGGCCAATGGCGAGCCATTCGGTTATGTGCATCAATTCAACACCAAAGACGGTAAGGTGGTGTTAGAGGACACAGCCGGGAACCGTATCTACATGGATAGTTCCCGCACGGACATTGGCATGATCAATGCTGACAAAACGTTTCTCCGTCTCAACCGCAAGAACATCGAGGCCTACGCGCCGGACAGTATACACTGGACCGCTGTGAAACACGTGAGCTTCAAATGTCAGACCATGTCAATCCAAGCCGCCGACAGCTTGAAGATCAAGACCAACGACTTCTTGGCCGATACGCCAGTCGCCACCTTCACTGGGCTGGTAAAGGCCGATTCAATGAGCTGCACGAACGGTGGTCAATTTGGGAGTGTGGATGCCTCAGGCGCCATCAATGCCAAATCCATGACCGCAGACACTGCTAACTTTAAATCCCACGGACCACATTAATTGACACAACTGCGTGCAGGGAGGCACATGCCTCCCTGCACGGTTATTTGATGCGTGCGCGGTAATGAATCATCGTTGGTTCAATTTCCATCACTGGCCGGTAGGGTGCAGCTCCGCCATTCATTCGGACCAGCTGCAGCCAGTCGGTGTCGTGGTGCATGTAGGTCTGTCGATGTGACTCCACGCCACACAGCGCCCAGACGAACTCTCCGCGCACTGGCCAATACTCAATCCCCCGCCCCAAATGATCCACTAAACGAGAATGGGTGCGATCGATCGGGACCACGTAGCTTCCCATCTTGGCACTCAGACTCACGCCGGTTTTATCCACCATCAGGTCCGGATTGTCAATCAGTACCAGAAAACTGTAGGGTGACGTCAGGTACTTGTGGATGGCGTTGTCGCTAGTGACATGACTCATCACAGATTGACTGTCGATGTCATCCAGTCCCATCATCTCCAAGTCCAACGTGTCTTGGGTCTCCAGCACCCGCTCGACATAACGACTGTTCCGCAACGTTATCGCGATGGTGTTGTCACCAATCACCGACACTACATTATCGAGCAAGTGTAAATGACCGCCCAGTACCAACCCGACCGTCTTCCGGTTGATGTTCTGCCGAACGTCGATCAGGATGCGATCGAAGTAGGTGTGCTGCTCGCTGACCTTGTGGATGTTATCGGCAGTGATCGGAACCTGGGCTATGGTGCCGATATGCTCAAATGACAGCAGGCCTGCGTCCATCCTACCCGACTTGCGGATGATATCGCCAGCGTACTTTAACCGGCAGCCGTATTGGTGATAGGTAGTGGGGACCACTAGCCCATTGATGGTGAACAGGCATTTATAATGCAAGTCAGCCGGAGCAATGTCGTCGTACGTGATGACCAAATCATCGTAATCTTCGACGGCCACCTCGTGTGAGGGGTGGTATCCGGCCTTGGCCATCTTAAAGGTGCCTTTACGCAGCGTGAGTGGCACGTAACGCGTTTCCCCAATGATTAAAGAAGGATGGCCGTCAGTCAGTTGCAATGCCTCATGGCCGATGTCGTTGAGCCACTGTGGGAGTGTCCGACGACTGTCTCGAATTCGCCCTTCATACTGGAACAAATCGAGGGTCTTGTCCGCCCCGTAGAAGTCCGTCAGCGGGACCTCCAGTTGGCGATAGTTGGCGATGAGTTCGTTTAGTGGTGTTAGTTCGATGTCGATGGTATCCCACCGTCGCGTTTGACGGGTCTTGGCCACTGCTAATCCCGCCAATTGATAATGACCGTGCATGTATAAAGCTCCTTGAGATCATGGTGTCTGCGACTTACATACTATCGGCCCCGACAAATAGTATGTCTTGGATCTTATCTTATTACTCTAGTTATTTGAGGTGTGAAATGCCCCAGTACGACTATAATTTCGACCCGCACGCGTCGGCGCCGGAGAACTGGATTCTGGGCGAGGAGCATCCGACGGCGGTTACTGGCCAGCGTCGTGTGCTTGTCCCTAAATTCGCTCCTTTCTTTTTTAAGGACCTGGTGGTCCGTCTTGGGTCCGAGGAGCTCATTGAAGGACGAGACTATTACCTGTGCATTGCGTACCGGGAAGCCAGTCATCGATTCGGCCAGTTGGTGTTCGGTGGCATCTGGTTGATTGACGACAAACGCGCCGGGACGTTTCGCATTGACTACCGCACAGTAGGTGACAAATACACCCTACCGCGATCACGCATTACGCAATACCTGACCAATGAGTTGACTGACCCACAACAGGCAGACTGGATTGATGTCATGGGTCAGCCAATGTTCATCCCACCTGTGGAGATCAAGTTTGATCGTCCCGCATACTACGACGAACAGGTGTTGTCCGCCAGCATCCGTACGTTGGCCGACGGCATCAGCGCCAAGGACCCGAAAGAGGACGAACTTTACCAGTTCCTCGATCGCTGGTTGCGGGAGCTGGAGCGGGTAGTACACACCTCACCGATGATTGCTCACCTGACCAATAAAAACAACCCACACGGCACTAAATGGTTCCATGCCGACGCATTGAAGGTGGATGGGGTTGCTGCGAACTCAGCAAAAGCCTACGGAAAAACTTTGGCTGAATTGACCGCATATGTGAATGCTCGAGGCATTACCCAAGCGCATCTGGACGCCTACATCAAACTCCGTGGTGGGAAAACCGTGACAGGTGATTTGCGCTTGCGCGACGGTGCCATGTTGATTGAGGGTATGAAGAATGGTGCTGGAGTGGTGTTGAGTCTTGATTGCGGCAATGCTGCAGTTGACAGTAAGAAGGGGGTGGCAGTCACCGCTGACAAGAACGCTAATCAACCTGGCAAACGAGTGAAGCTGCAAGCTGGCACTAACGTACTGGAGGTGATTTCTTCCGGTGGTGTGCAAGAAAAGGATAACTTGCGTCTCAACGGCCACCCTGTGGTGCATGAAGGAAACCTTACCGATCATATCCCCTCGGTAGGTACGTATATCGTCGACTTACGTACAGCTGACACCCTCGTGCTGAAATTCAGCGGATTAGGAACAGTAGCCAGCCCCCTCAAGATCGAGGCTATGATACCGCAATCGGGCCTTGGCTTGCCAGGCATCGCCACCGTAACAAGCCAGTCGGGAACCCAAACCGATCGTGCAATCAGCGAGCACGCGGTTAAGTTGACCAACGATGAGTTTACCAACAAGGTGCCCAAGACGCGCACGATCAATGGACAGCCTTTGTCGAGTGACGTGACTTTAACTGCTGACAGTATTGGGTTGGGCAATGTGGTGAACGTGCCTGACACGGGCCTGCCTGCAAACCCCAACCATACACTGTTGTTGGAGAACAAGGCACCAGCTGTGCATGAGCATGGTATCGAGGATTTCGCAGTGCCGACAGCCACCACTACCGTAAAGGGCGTGGCGCGAGTAACGGAAGATCTGTCTGCACCCAACAACACTGACGTGGCGGACAGTATTAAGGTGGCGGAGATTGCCGACCGCGCAAACTTTGCAGTGAGTCAGATCTTCACCCGCCTGCCGAAGAACCTTATCGACGTGTCCCACTTTGGTGGTTATGGTACGTCTCCAATTGCGGTAAACAAGAATGGGTGGAAGTTGACCTTCACCCAAACTCAGCCTTACTACACTGGGCAGGTGCAATATACGTTACCGATCACTGAACTGGATCTGGCGGTGCTGTTCCCCACTACGCGGTTTAACACCGCGTTCTACATCTACGTGGAGGTGGTGGGGGGCAGCGCTAGATATGTCCTTAGGGGTGATTTTGTGGTGGATTCTGCCGCTATGTTACGGATTGGTAAGCTCACCACCAACAGTACTGGCATTGTAACGGTGGAGGTGCTGCGCAGATGTCGGCTGGGGCAGTTCCGGGAACTAACCGACCATATCGAGGCACGCAGTGCGCACGGGTTCGATGCTGAGTCAGTTACCCCTCAGGATGTCGGACTGGGTCTAGTGGAGAACAAGCCACTCTTGGAGAGCCTGGTGATTCCGTCGTTTCGGGAGGTCTTCGATACGTGGTATCGGTTTTCACATCGCAGTGACGGCGTGTACCCATCACTGCCCGCTGAAACAACCACATGGGAATATTTGCCCGCCACTGACAGCATACGTAACCTGACCAATTCATCGTCCTGCGTGGGGATGGTTAGTAACTCACTGGTCGGAGACTACGAGTTCGAGTGTGCAGTCTCATCAACCAATGCGGACGATGACCATATCGGCATTGTGCTGGGTTTCGCCATTATTGATGGGGTTGAGCATACGCTCATTGCATATGCCACCGGGACCGATACTAGGGACTACTCTTTCTTCGTGGCATATAACTACACGCAGTCGTTGCACGGTGGTAGAGTGCTGTGGCAATTCAACCAACCACTTCGCAAAGGTTGGGATGAGTTGGGCGAGTGCACCATCCGAGCAGTTAAGGTGGGTAATAGGATTGATCTGGAGTTCTCCCCTTTTAGCGGTGCGTCAGAAAGTGTGGGCGCCACTTATACCGTAGAACTCACTGGAGACCTTGAAAAGTTTCGAGGCTCTACGCGGTTTGGGTATACTGCTCAATCCCAAGCCTATTCTACATGGCGGAATATCAAACGCCCTGACGAGAGTGTGGGTAACTACTACGCCGATGGCAAGCTCCTTGCCCAGAACTACTCATGGGGAGTGCGTACCACGGTAATTTCCGGCAAGCTCGCGGTGAATAACGTCAATGGCACGTATTCCATCCCACTACCACGGGTGGTTGATCCTGCCAGTTATCACGTCTGGTTGGGGCACACCAAGATCCAAGATACAAACGGCGGTCTTAAGACCGGTACCTTGACATTCACCAAGTATAACAACCGAGTGGAGGTGACCGAGGACACCGGTTGGTCTATCAATCAAATTGCCTATGTTATCACCATCTTCAACGATGTGCGGATGTACACCAACAATTAATCCATGGAGACAAGCATGTCTATTGTCGTCGCTTACCCATACGACCCCGATGGGTCTCGGGAAGAATGTCGCATCAAGGACGAGCGCCACGTCATCACCACCAACAACAACACGTATCGGGTGATTGCACCGGAACTGGCGCCGTTCTTTCGGAAGGATCTGGAGGTCGTGCATACGGCCTCCGCCCACGTATTAAAAGAGGGGGTGGACTATTACCTCGGCAATAAACTGACTAGCGTGAAAGCGATCGCCAGTTCTCCACTGTTTGGCACTATTGTGTTGATCAACCCTAACCTGTTTGGGGAGTTCACCTTGAATTACCGAACCGTTGGCTCCACGTTCGTGGGGGTGCGGTCTGAGATCATGACGTATTTGGCGAATCACTTGACTGATCCGGTGAAGACACCCTTTGAGCGGATTATTGATCGTCCCGAATACTACACTCCACACGAGCACGAAATGCACTACGCTGACTTTCTTAACAAAGAAGGGGTGGCGGATGCGTTGGAGGACCTTAATCAAGCGATTCTTGATGCTAGTGCAAACGAAGCCGCGGTCGCAGTGGCGGACCTGGAGCAACGCGTTGTGGCATTGAACGCGTTGCTGAACCAGTACCGTTACGACCTGCATATTGTTGATAAGACCAACCCACATGCCACTACCGCAGTGCAGGCCATGGCGCTCCCGGCGCATCAGGCTGCGCAAGACACGTTCTTGGCGTTTAACAAGACCTTGATGGAGTTGGCTGAATACATCAACGTGCGAGGTATCACTCAGGCCGATATGGACCTTTATCTGCATAAGGTCACCAGTCAGACACTGTCAGACACGCTGACGCTGCAAGACGGTCAAGCGGTACTGCGCAACCAGCTAGGCAATGTGACCCTTAACCTGGCGAGTGGGGATGTGGTGCTGAATGCACCCGGAATGATCGAGTTGGCGGCGGCAGTGGGTGTGTTGACCTCAGCGATTCCTAACCGGCTAAAGGCCGGCAAGAACGTGCTGGAAATAATCAGTGATGGTAGTGTGCGTGCTGAAACGTCCCTGAAGTACAACGGCAAGATGGTCTACACCACCAAGAACATTCGTGCCGAGCTGTTGGGGATTGGTGCTGGACCATCGCGGATTGTAACTGCTAACACACAGTACGTGGAGATGTCTGGCGCTGGCTGGGAGGCGGCACCTCTGGTGGCGAACCTGCGGTTACCAGCAGCCACCCTTACGGGGCGGGGGATCACCCGTTTATCCAGCAGCTTGACTGGCACGCGACAAAACGTGGCCGCCACACCAAAAGCCATCAACGATCTGAGACTGAAGGTTAACAATTACGTGCCGTCGTCTCGACGCGTCAATGGAAAAGAGTTAACGGCGGACGTAACCGTCACTACTGCAGATCTTAATCTGGACCGCGTTGACAACACCAACGATTTGGAAAAGCCGATCTCCACACCGCAACAGCAGTTGTTAGCCGGATATGCCGCTCCGGGTCACAAACACCCGGTGGGTGAGATCGAGGTTCCCATCGCCGACGAGACCACCGCCGGTATCATGTCCATGGTGAATGACCTTGAGGTGATTACGTCAATGCGAGGTGGTGCGACACCACAGGTGGCGTCGGAAATTGACGCAGTGATCAAGGAACTGGAATATGACACCGGGGCGTTGCAGCATTCATCGACGTTGAACCTCAAGTGGTGGACGTTGGATGATGCCGTGGGTTTCGAGGAACCGATTATCACGTACAGTGGGTTTGTGATCACGATTCCTGCCGGTGCTAAGGTCTACCTTAACCAAGTGGATTTTACCATCGATCGCTCCAGAACCGTTAATGGCGCTACGTTAGATTTGGCGACGCTGTTCCCAACCAATCATAAGTACCGTACATTCTACATCTACATGCAGATGGTTAACGGTAACATTGACTATGTCGCACTCACCTCCCGTAAGGTTGTAGAATCAAACAGTGAGTGTTTCTTGTTTGCTGTGCAGACCGATGGCACCACACTCACTGCCGGTAGTGGTTATGGTTTTGCGGTGCCGTCTGACGGCATTCTGCATGTACAGCCTGTCACGTCCGTGGGGATGTTTTCAGAACTGGAAGCCCACCTTGATGAAACACTCCCTCATGGCGGCGGTGCCAACGACGGTCTGACCCAACTGGGACTTGACTTGTTGAAGAACGTACCGACATCTGACGGGGTGTCGATTTACTCGCACGATAACCTGGACCGTTGGGATATCGTGACCACGTACAGTGATGTGGCGTTTAGTAAGCGACTAATCTCAGTAGGGGGGTCTACAGCAGCGATGGGAACCATAATGTCCAGTCAGGTCACGCAGAACGGACACACGATCCTTTATAGTCGGATGCCGCAGTGGGACGACAACATACGTCAGCGTACTGTTTCGTACGTGATCGAACCGGGCGGTACAGCGAATCAGACCGCAGTCGGGATTTGTGTTGGTGAGGGAGTTATTAACAACACCCCGGCAGTGGTAGTGGTTGGCATTCACAATAGCGGCGACGTTACGTTCGAGGTGATAGTAAAAGACGGCGGCTTCCAACTGATTCCAATCACGGTATTATTGACCGGCGATAGCCAGATGCCTGCCAACATCCCGTACCATGTCAAAACCACGATCAATAAAGATGGCGATACTCCGTTTGTGATCACAGTCACGATGGCACACGGCAATACGTACCGGGAGGTGACTTGTACAGTACGTAAAGGGATCAATTTGGAGTTTCATGTGGAGCGCACGGCGTATGCGGCTGGCTCAATTCCTGTATACACCACCAACGCGGTGACGGTTGAAAGTGTTGGTGCGTCTGCAGGTTTGCGTGATGTGGTTGGGCCGGATGTGTTTGGTCTCACTGTAGGGCCACGCGTCGGCGCAGGGTCGGGCCCGTGGCAGTCGGAGGTTACCATTAACTGCGTTGGGGACAGCGCGTTAGGGCAGTCGCAGGAGTACTTAACTGCCGAGGCTGCGTATAATGCCATTAAAACCAACGCGAACGTCATGATACTGACCGGTCAGACAACAGGCACGCTCCCAGTACCACCTCCATGTTCACGGTATGTGGTGTTGTATGGCTTTGGCGATATCGGTACCGCGGGCGCTGCGAGTAACGGAACGGGTCCTGGTATCGACGGCTTCGACATTCGACTGTCGCGTCCGGCGGAGAGTGATGCAGACATCACATCCAGGCTGGTGCAGGGGGCCGACACCCTCAAGACGCACACGCTGACAATCAAAACCAAGTACGAGTCGGAGGGCGCCGCCGCAGCAGCCACCCATCCCGGCACGTTAAACTACATGATCATCGCATATCGCGACATCTAAACCCATAATGAATCAGGTGGTCGTCCTTAGGGACGGCCATCTTTTGTATGTATCTAACTTGAGGTTTCTCGTCATGGCCGATTACGCCTATCCGTACGATTCAACTGCTTCGTCTGCCGCTAACTTGGTCGTGGACGAGCGGCACGCCTTGGCTGACTACCCGAATAAGTGGGGGTCAGTCATCCCTAAATTTGCCCCCTTTTACCGTAAAGACCTGGTGGTGCGGCATCGTCCTTCTGGCCGTACGCTATTGGAGGGGATCGACTACTACCTCGGTCATCGTTTCGCTGAGGCCTCCACTGCGAACAAAATGCCAGTGTACGGCAGCATCATGTTGTTGGATCGCAGCCTGGCAGGCGAAGTGGAATTTAAGCAGTATCGGACGCTGGGCGGTCCCCACACCATCCCGTTTGAAGAAGCACTGAACTACCTGGCACGCGAAGACAACCCTGATCCGCGCAACGCAGACTGGGTTGATGTAATGAAGTTCCCACGCATGGTGCCGGTGATCGTTGCCCCTGATGACATCAATGGGGCCATTCGCGATGACGCCATTACTGGGAAATTGGATAAATTGGCTGCGACATTGCGCCAACTGGCAGAGCAGGAACGTCAAGCTTACGAAAATGTCATGGCTAGCATTGCAGCGTTGGGTGATAAAATCCATACGTTTGATGTGGCAGTGCATGAAGATCGCACATACCCCCATGCAGTTACTTACACTCAGCTTAACGCCATCAAGAAGGACGGTACTGCGGTTGATGCACTGAAAGCGTACGGACTCACACTGGCACAGTTTGTGGCCTTTGTGGAAAGTGCTGCGATTGAAATTAGTGACAAGGAACGCTTGGCGGATTTGATCGGTGACCAACTGCAAGGGCGGCTGCGGCTCGAGGGCGATACTTGCGTGATTCAGGGTCAGGGCGGTGCCAGTACCTTGGACCTGAAGACTGGGGATTTGGCACTGGTCGCTACAGGTAACGTGACTCTGACGTCAAACGGCACCGAAGACAAAACCGCAATTGGTCTGCAATCTGGCCAGAACTCGTTATCACTTCACCGCAGTTACAGCCACGACGTGACTGACCCACTGGTGTATAACGGCTTCTATGTGATCCATGCAGGTAATATCGCCGATTACGTACCTGATCAAGGTAGTAGTAGTCAGCAGGTATATACGGGCGCTGGCGACCATATTACTTTACGCGGTATTGGCACACCGTCTCGCCCTTTGACTGGTGATGTGTCGTTCCCCATCGCCACCGCTACCGCTGACGGTCTGTTTAGCTTGTCGACATCAACAGTGTCTAACGACACGGACAAGGCAGCCACACCGAGCGCCCTGAAAGCAATCCATGACCTACTGGCGACGCTGGTGCCCACCTCGCGTATGGTGAATGGACGTGCTTTAACTGGCAACCTGACATTCAGCAAGACTGACTTTGGCCTGGGTCGTGTGGACAACACCCATCCCAATAGCAAACCTGCCAGTAACGCATTCAAGACAGCTGCTGCTGCGAAGCCGGCAGTGGATCATACACACACCCTGGCTGATCTGGAAGGGTTGGAGGCTGCGGGACCTGAGAGTCGGGGGCTGGTTAAATTAGCTACCGACATCAGTAGTGCGACGGACAGTGTGATCACCACCGCAGTGGCTGCAGGACTGGACGACCGGACAGAGGCCGTTGAAAACGACCTGTTCGAAACCATCCCAAGTGAAGCGTTTGACATTCAAAAGTACGGCGATGCAAGCTATCTTCCCATTCCTGCCCGCGGGAGCTATCCTGCAGCCGGGGTAAATATCAGCAATTATGCAGTTGTTGGTGAGTTCGAGGTGGGCGGTAGGTTAGTTCTACTTCGTAATGGTGCGGACGTTATTGACAGCGGTGTATATTATTCGTATGGTGACCTTGACGGATCGGGCGGTTTCTCAAGGTTTATCAACACAGCGGCTGAGTATCGACCTCGCTACTTACCGTTCGGTGTTCGGGTGCTGGCCGCATCCCGCGGCAGTGCCGGTGTGTTTATTGCCAAGATGTCGGACGGTAATGCACATTTGGTACTTACCCGAGGCACTATGGATGGCGAGCACCATGTCGGCTCACCGCTTTTGGGTGAATGGTGGATGAACTGGAATACGATTCCATTCATTGCCGGTGAATATGTTTATATCTTACATCAAGAAGTTGGCCGTGGGTTGGGCTTATCCGTCAGGTTGTGGCGTGTGTCAGTTAGTGACGTCGAGCGTGGGGTGGCATTAGCGCCTGCGGCGGTTAAGCTGTCTGGCATCGATATTTATGGCGACGCTTTCGCTAACGTAGATATTGCCCCCCTGTCTCGCGTAAATGTGTCAAGTAACATTTCAGATAAACCGTACGCACTACGTGAAGATAACGGCACTTGGACCACAGTTATGCCTGTCAGGTCGTTAAATAACTACGACATCGCAATTCGAGAGGATGAGGTCAGGGTGTTCAACTACACGACTGTGTATCTGAGAAATGCCACCGAATCCCGACATCACCGAGTTAGTTATAGTTACCGCGTTGATTTTAAAACTGGGGTTGTTAACTTAGATGATCGTAGTGCCTTCCCAATTAAAATTAAGCCTACTGGTGCCGAGACGACGGCGATCGCGCCGAGCGGTGAATGGGCCGCAATGCCTTATGGTAACGTGGACCGATTGGCTGGCGTAATCGACGCGGGTGACCGAATGTGTGCGGTCGCTTACCATCGAACTTACATGATTCCGAAGGTGGTACCATTCTCCAAAAACGACGGGACGGTGAGCAAGTTTGACCACCTCAGCGCTGCAACTAAACGAATAACGTTTAGCTACAGTAACGAGGTGGATCTTGCCGGCGCCCGCGGTTCTGTTGCTGGATCCGTGCCGATGTCGGTGGGTTTTCTCTCTGACAATAAAATTATTGCACGTGAACGTGCGGGCACTAGCAATATCCTGCAATACGACCCTAGCGGCGAATACGTCACCGGCGACGGCGGTTTTGGTCCTACGGCAGATCGGAGGCTTACTACCACAACCGGACACTACGATATGGTGGTGGTGGCCAACGTGGTGGATCTTAATGGCAGCGTTCGTAACGCCGGTGGTGTATTTCACACTTCACGACTGTCAACTGCGACTGTTTGTGTTAACGAACAGCTGCAAAATGTGCTTTCGATGAGTCTCGCTGTCCACGATGCTGCAAATGCCACAGTCCTCAATATGTTGCCTGACCTTGTGGAGGGTCAGATACTTGACACCACATTCACACTCGTTGTGTTTGGGGACTACACGATCGCAAATGACCTCGACGCCTTCATCGTAATGGGTTGCCAGCATCAGCAGCCATCTAAGCCGGGTAAAAGCTTAAGCTTGCTGGTATTTCCTGCGCAATTGACTATCGCGAATGGCCAGATCACATCGATATCTGTCGGCACCGTGTTGCTGAATGACGTTATTGCTGACACATCAACCGTGGTCAGGGAGGTCGCTCTCTGGGGGATGAATCATCGAGTCAAGCATAGCGATACAGAAACCATGTTTATAATCAACACTACGCCGCCTGTGCATGTTGTTGGTGGTACAGCGGCGCGCAGTGCAGTATTGAGGCGAACTGGCACGTCGTGGGAGGCAAAGTTTGTTGGCATAAATGCCCACCTCACGTCATCTTGGCATTATCATCCCAAGCTGGGCTATTTTGAAATAAGTAGCGACGATAGTGGCGAGGCGATTATTGCGAACACAAAAGATCTTAGAAATCTCAACACGACAACTGTGACCAAGCACATTATCCACTCCACCAGAGTAGCCTCGGGCTGGATCGTGTACTTCACTGAGCCTGTGCCCTTTTACGCTAATGGGGAGTTAACGTACGCCCCGGTCAAATCGTTTGACTTGAGGGAGTTGTTCCCTAACGCGTACCAGTCCAAGACGTTCTACATCTACGTCACGCCAGGCCTGGAAATTGACAACGGGGGGGTAGTAGAAGTTATCCCACCCGAGTATCGGTTTCTTACTGACCACATCGACGATAGCGATGAGATGCTGTACATCGGCTACTGTAAAACCGACGATCGTCAGATCACGGAGTTACAGGTCGATTCAGTGCTGCGCATGGGTAAACTGCGGGAGGTGGAGGAACACATCCACAATCCGAATGGTCACGGCACTGTTCTGACCATCACCAAGGAAAAGTTTGGTGCAGGGCATCTGCAAAACATGCCAATGTTGAGTACGTTGACAATGCCGACCTTTAAGGAGGTGTTTGATAGTTGGAAGCGGTTCGTACACTGGCACACGACAGACACGCAGCCTGCGGCGACTGGGCCACTTTCTGCCTGGGAATATCTTGAAGACCAAGACGTGCTTCGGTCGATGGCAGACTCGGTCACTCAGCACATGTTCGTTGGGTTCATTTCACCACAACCGGTGGGAGACTATACATTTGACGTGAAAGTCTCATCGGTCGATGCGGACGACGATTGGATTGGTATTGTACTGGCGTATGCGGTAGATGCTAATGGGCGAGAGCACACATTGTCCGCACTGAGGTCGACTGGCGCCGAATGGCAGGAAGTGATCAGTGGCCAATTCTACAATTGCGCAGTGGTTAAGAACTGGAGACAGCCGAGGCAAGGACAGCGGGTGTTGAGTACAGCTAAACCGGGCAAAGATGGCGGCTGGGGCGGTAAGGGCACGGCTCGCATACGTGCGGTGCGTAAAGCCGATCGGATTACGGTGACGTATTACGAATTCAGTGTTCGAAATGCTGACACTGTAATACACGAGTACGTTATCGACCTTAACGAGCCTGACCTGCAAATCTTCAAAGGTGCCGCCAACTTCGGTTTCTGCTCGCAGTCGCAAGGGTTGGCGACGTTCGATTCAAGTATCCGCCCAGATGAAGACGTTGGTAACTACTACGCCACAGGTGAACTCGTACGGTTAGCGGCAGAACACCAAGCCACTTCTGTCGCATTTCGTCAGGGGTTGGTGACTGCTGGACAAGCGGTCCCTGTCCCACCTGGTTTCACCATCGCAGAGTGCAAGGTCCTGGTGGACTACCATTCTAACAGTGAGCCAACGCTCGTGAAAACGCAGATCAAGGTATCTTGCGATCCCGCCACCTTGGTAACCAAACTGGAGTACCACAACGGTTCAACCTGGGTAACTAATGCCGGCATTGTGAAATACTACCTGGTCGCCAGAAAAGCTTAATTGAGGTAACAGTATATGTTTTATTACGGTTTTAATGAAGAATCGAAGCGGTGCCATTTCTCCGCCGACGGGTATGTGATGGCGCCTCCCGGTATCGTCATCGTGACGTCGGAGGTGAACTACCCAGACATCACTCGACTGGAGCTGGTTGAACGCGATGATGGCACGCAGGCCATTAATGAACGCAGTGACACCCTGGAGGACATCAAACGACGCTTTGAGGTAGAGCGCGAGGATCGTTTGCGTATCGCTGGCGAGCAGATCCAGATACTGAAGGATGTGGTGGATTACGGCGATGCAGAAACCGCCACTCCGCTGTACGAGGCGTGGCGAGCCTACCGTGCCAAAGTCTGGTCGCTCGATTATGACGCCTTCACCGAATCAGGCTGGCCTGCCAAACCTGAATAATTAGAAATCTTGATTGGAGCGGGGCAGGTAACTGTCCCGATTAGCTAGCATGGCATTGAAACAGTTCATTTATCCACTGGACCTGTCGGGCACACGCACCTCGAACCGAGTAACCGAACTCCACACCATCGGCGTGGATCGCTACCGTGCGTTTGCGCTGAAGACCGGTCCGTTCTACACCAAAGATCTGGTGGTTCGTGAGAATGGTAAAACTACCCCGCTGAAACGTGGTCTGGACTACGAGTGTGTGTTCTACTACGAGAACATCGGTCGGATGACCGCGGGGCTCGAAGTCTGCGGCGTAATCGTAGTGCACAACACCAACATCGGCACCGATCTGTCTGTGGAAGTCAACATCGTAGGTGGACCGTACGCTGCTTCGGCAGAGGCCATCCAAGATGCCATCAACCAGCTGGAGCTGGACAATCGCAACGTGTATTGGGCGAACGTGATTCAGAAGCCGGATCTGTTCCAACCCACCCCGCATTTGCATGACCTGGGCGATATATTCGGCTTCGAGTTCATTATTGATCTACTCGGTGCGATTCGTGATGCCATTCTGGTGGGTGACAATGCCAAGATGGAGCAACTGCGGGACCATCTGGATGAGATCGTACGTCAGTTCAACCAGTCACTCCAGACCCACTTGAACGATAAGAGCAATCCGCATAAGGTCACGTCAGATCAGGTCAACGCGTATTCGAAAGAAGCTATCGATCAGATGGTGTTGCTGATTAACCAGGCGCTGTCGCAACACGCATCGCGGATGGACGGCATCGATCAAGACATCAACCAACTGGCGAGGGACCTGCAGGCGTTTGTGGATGCCCTTACAGCTTATAACCAGCGCGTCAGTGTGGTGGAAGGAAAGCAGTCTAGACTGAGCTCTGACATCGCCGCGATAAATGATGCGATCCAGGCTATCAATGAGGACCTGACTCGTGTCTGGGCAGAGATTAACGCCCTCAAAGAAACCGACATCGCGCATCAGCAAGCGATCAACAAGAACGCGCAAGACATCGCCCTGATCAAACAGAAGGATGCACAGCAAGATCAGCGTTTGAATGCACTGGAGCAGGAAAACGCCACACAACAGCAGCAAATCGATGCGGTGACGGACAAAGCCAACAGCCTGCAAGACAACATGAAGGACTATGTCAAGAAGTCTGAAGTGTATGGTGATGTCAACGATCACACGCAGGAAGAGATGATCGGACGTATCCCCAGAATCCGACCGAATGGTGCGTTGGAGATCTGTCACGTCATCGATTTCCATATTGCCGGCTCGCAAAAAGACTGGGACATTCGTGAAGAAGCGCGGATGAACACCAGCATCAATGCCTTGGAGATCTACAACACCGAGCGTTACAATGCCATCGACGTGTTCATTCGATCTGACCTCCGGGATAAGAACGATGTGGAGGCACTGTCTGGCGAGCGCGCGCATCAGATCCTCACGGACATTGGTGGGGGTATCACCTATCGACTGCTGGAGGAAACCGCACGCACGGCTGGCCTGGCTGCACAAGAAGTGCAGAAGGTAATGCCGGAAGCCATCGTGGTTGGTGAGAACAATGAAGGCGAGGAACGGCTTAGCGTGCGTAACAATGCCATCATCGCGGCGTTGGTATCGGGTTACAACTACCAGCAGGAGCGGATTGAAACACTGGAGCAACTGCTTAAAGATATACTCAACAAAAAGGAGTAAGTCATGTACCATCCTGAACACTTTAGTGCCAGTGAGTTGGTGCCGCCGGAGGAGCACGCGCGGTGGGGTGCGGGAGCGATCATGGTGATCAATCCCTTGCTGTGCATCACGCTGGATCAATTGCGTAAACGACACGGTCGGCTGATCGTTAATTCCTCAGGCCGAGATCGCCAACAGTCTGGCCTGCGCACCGTCGAGTTTTACCGTCGCGAATACCGCAAGCTTAACCGGTCGCAACAGGACAAAAAATACATCGCCTCGCGTTCAGCACACATTCGTGGCGATGCAGCAGACTGTATCCCGCTCGACACCTCACTCGTCGACATCCATGCCGACATCAAAGCCAATCCGGATTTGTACCCGTTCCTGCACTTCGTGGAGACGGACATCACCTGGTTACATGTTGATGTACGTAACCAGCCCGACATCACGTTCTGGTCACCGAAGCGTGGTGTGGTGGATGTGGTCAAGCAACAGCCCATTGAGTGGGGAAAAATCGCTCCAGGTCTCTAATAAGGCAAAAAAAAAGAGGAGGGCACTGCCCTCCTCGTCTTTGTGCGCTTTAGCGCAATTAGAGCAGTTTCCCGTCCATGAACTTACTGTACAGACCCAGACGTTTCAGGGAAGTGATACATACCGGCGCAGTGCCTGTCTTTTCCAGCCGCTCCCGCAAGTCCATGATGATGTGCGGCGTCAAACCAGGAAGATTGGTGAACATCACCGGATCGTCGTGACTTACCAGCTCAAGCAACAGACTCCGGTCTTTTACGTCCCACGACTGCCGATTGCCACGTAACCGAAGCAGGTCGGTATCATACACCAAACCAGTAGACCAGGCATAGGGGTTGTCACAGATCAGCACTTTCATAATTGCCTTGATCCGGCACTTAAGACGCTCGGTGATTTCCTTAAGGTGTATGTCGTACTCCTTGAGTGTCAGCACGATACTTCCGTAGTCGTCACGAATAGCCGTTACATCGAACTTGCAAGATGTAACGACCTTTCGATATTCGTCGGTCGATTCGCAGGCGACGCCGTGTGTTCCCAGATAACTCACGATGCTCGCCACCGGATCATCTGCCAGAACAATGTCAGCAATCTCCGACTGGTACGGCAATCGGTTATCGAAGTCCACTTCACCTGACACCATGTAGTCATGAACAGGCTTGAGGTGGTCAAGGAGTGCAGGGTGTTGTGTCCAGTCTACCGCCAGGCTGTCCAGGTTGCGAAACAGATGAGTGACGGCGTGTTTATACGTGGTGATCAGTTCGTTCATGATTTTCTCCTGATAGTAAAAGAAGGCGACATAACACATGTCACCTGGATGATATATATCTTAATTTGACTTAGATAGTAGCGTGGTAGATCTGGCCGTTAATGATACTCAATGAATAGGCCGGTATCGGCAGGTCGCATTGTGCGGTGTTTAACACTACACGACACTCAGGGTTTGCTTTAATCCAGGTACTGATGAACTGGTCGAAGATATTTTCATAACTACCCACTAAGTAGATAACCGACGGATCGCCATCGCGCGGTAGGGTCGTTGGGGTAACATCGACAACCGGCTTGGTGAAAAGGGCCCCCTTAGCCCCCAACTGCTCCACAAGCGGTTCGATCAACAGCATGCTACAACCGACAGCAATATCGATAGGGGACCACTCGATGTTTATTTTACCCACCGGGCGCCGCTTGACCTCCTCCTCAGCGCCATTGTCATAACCAAGATGCCGCCTGTTATAAGAGGCAAATGCGCCAGGTCGACCAAAGCGCTGCATCATCTGGTTAAAGCGCCGGTTGTTGTGTCGAGACGTTGGCTCCCGGAGGCGCTCGATCAACAGGTAGTAATCGTCAAGCGAGATGTCTCTTAACCCACCGATAGCATGTATGATCCAGTGGTCAGGAAGCTGGTGAATGAGATCGTGTGGTAAGTTGGCCATCCCCACAATAGGTACTATGTCTTCAGGATGCGTGCCGACGGACCGCAATGCTGACACCAACACTTCGCTAGGGTGAGTGTGTTTCGCCAGACGCCACACAACCTTACCGTAGGTGTGATACAAACTGACCAGGGTGTCAACTGGCAGCTGACTGTCGCCATACAGCACCTTCAGATCCTCAGGCCAGTCCGCCTGCTCTGCTCCGCTGCGATTACCTACCTGCTCAAAGGCACTCACTGCCAGTCCTTTGTTAATGGCATGGTTAAGCGCAACGACATGGATGGTATCGCTACCGCCCAACGGCAGTGTGAATATTTCAGGCTCATCCAGCTCAGTAGTGATGAAATCGATGATTGCTATCCGCAGTGCGGTATCGAGCTCACTGCCAACAGTAGATCCTTCGTTGATCCATTCTACTAATTCCAGAATGTTGGCTTCGTCGTCAAGACTGAGGTACTTACCGACCAGGTCAGCATCGATAGTGATCATGTCCCGGATTGAATAGCTATCAACCAGGAAGTTAATACGCACTTTGCCCATTGAGCAAGTTTTTTCTTTGAGGGCTTCGAGTACGGAAATGTGAAAGGTGTTCATGCTAAGCTCCATTATTGAAATATGCAAGTAGTGCCACTGTATTAGGCAGAGAGTAATTCGTTATCGGTCTCGAGGTTGTGCAGGGCGTCATTCAACTGACCGATCAGTTTACTGCGACGGTGCCACTGAAGAGGACGACCGTCCAGGTGACGCTCTACCGCCTCAACGATAGCATCGCGTTGTACTTTCAACGCCCCCACTGCGATGTAATGAGGGAACCTGTAGTACGCATTGAAAAAGCGCAGAGTTTGTTCGATTACAGTACGGTCAAATTCCTTCGACATGTCAAAACTCCAAGATACTAACAACACAAACAAAAGGTGGGGTGACCGAAGCCACCCCAAGTACATTAGCCGTAAATAGCCTGACCTTCTTCCAGCAGACCGTAGGACCAGCTTTCCAGTCGGTCAGCGAACTGTGCCAGCAGCTCGTCACGGGTGAACCAACCTAGGATTTCGATTTGGTCTTCCTTCGCGGTAGCGGCTTCGTCGATGACGTCCATGATGGATAACGCACCAGCATGTACCTGGTCAGTTTCAGTGACCATGGAGATGATGTACTTGTTGGTAACGCGCAGCCCTTCAGTCAGGCCCAGCGTCAGCTCCTCGCCCAGTTCGCGATGCGCGGCGTTCAAGGCGGTGGCTTCGAGATCCAGGACGCTGTCGACATGCACACAGTCTTCCAGATCGACGTGACCGCCGAAACCGATAGACACCTGACCATGCAGGCGCGCTTCGCCGGCGCTGGTGGTTCTTGCATACGCCAGGAATTTCTGGTCGTGACGGATGATAGTGTAGCTGATCAGTTGGCGGTACGCGGTGTTGGTTTCCAGTCCTTCCCGTTGCATCAGCACCAGGTCGTGATTGTCGACGGCGGCCTCTTCCAGGTGAAAACCCAGCATGTTGCGGAAGATGTTCGTGTCGATGGCGAGAATGTGTTGCGGTTTCATTTAGGTTCCTTAAACTTGTTCTACAGTAACGGCGGAGTTGGTAACGATGTAGTCTACCAGTTTACGAATCAGGCGTTCTGCCTGTTGTTCCACCCGCGCTTTGTTAGGCAGCGGGTAATAATCGAGTTTAAACCCATCGGTGCCGTTCAGGGTGTAATAGTAGCCACACCCACTGACCCGCAGTTCACCTCGATTGATATTAAACAGTTTCCCATCGGTGCTGAAGTTCACAGAGATCGTGACACCTTCACTCCGCAAAGTCAGCCCGTAATGGATAGAATGCGCGCCCACCGTCATCCGATGACGGGCATCCACGACCGGATGACGGTCCAGGCAATCGATCAGTTCCTTGCTATTCCACACATCTTCACGAGCGATGGTGTCGTCGAACACGTGCTCGAGCTGCAACAACTGCTTTACCACCGGCTGCTCATCCTGCACCTGCTTGTCGTGAGTTTCCAGATAGTCGGCAAGTCGGCTGGTCTTCAGGCTAAACACCTCCACCATTTCACGATTGCGCATGATGAAGTGCTCGTTATCCATCTCCAGTCGCAGTTCGATGTCGGGATGGATCACGATGCGAGCCACGTATTCTGGCCCTAGCAGTCCGGTAATGTAGCGACGACGTTCGTCGTCGGTTTTGTTTACCCACTCAGGCGGACCGCTACGGACAAATGCGTGCAGCACGGTATCGACTTGCACCATCAGGATCGGAAACACGTCCGTGCCTTTGATGGGATAATCTGCCCGCAGGGTGATTTTTCGACCGCCGAGATTCACAACGATCGGTTTAGGCACAAAGGGCTTAGACATGACTTTCCTCCAGCTCCAGAAAATCCAGCGTTTCGAGTTCGGTGATGTCGCCAGCAGACCCGACCTCGTACGCATAAAGGCGACCATTCATTTCAACCGCAGCACGGTCGGCGCGCTCAACGACGCGACCGACGCCAAACTTGGCTTTGGCCTTCTTGATGACCTTGACGTAAGTGGGGCCAGCAAACCCCTTCTTCGCAAGATCGTCCGTGTAAAGGAGGTGTAGGGTGTTGTTGAACACCAGGCCGTAGGCTGCACCACGTTCGGTCATCCAGCCGCTAACACGCTGACCTTTATAATGAGTATTAAATTGTTGCATGGTTGCTCCTAATTAATTCCAGGGGGTTCCGTCGGTCGCGAGGAAGACTTGGCTATCTCCCCGCGGCACGACCAAATATGGGATGTTTTGTAACACACTGCTAATCCGACGTTTGGAAGCCTCGATGTCGGGCGTCAGCTGCTTGGTGTAGGGGTACGACATCAGCGGTATCGTGCCATCTTGCTTGATGATGATACGAATGCCTTCCACTTCTGCCACCTGCCGCTCAAATTCAGAAGCGGACACCAGCCGGATGTTTTTGACTTCCGACAGGATGGTGTTGGCAGCAGCCAAGCAATCTTCCTGATACTCACGACTGTCGAAGTCGTTAGAGCGCACACGGAGTCGGCGGTTGTGGGGAAGATGGTCCCAGGCCTGCCGATAACGTTCATGTACGGCTTTGAGGTATTCGCTACCACGCTGCTCGATCCGACAATCCTCCGCTCTCCCACGCAGTCGGGTCATGGCCACCGTGAAATCGACGTCCAACCATACGGTATAGTCGGGTAAGCTCGCCACCGACTGATCTACTTCATCCATGGCGTGGTTCTGGTACGCGAAGGACGATGCCAGGTGTCGATCGCAAATCACCACCTTGTTTTGATCCAAGGCAGGCTTAATGACTTCCATCCACAGTTGGTGCCGGGCAGCCGACATCATCAAATACTCAGACAGTGGGTGGATGGTCTCCTTCACCGACGTGTCCTTAAGGTAACTGCGGATTTGCTCAGCCAGTGGCGTGCCACCAGGCTGGCGACACAGCACAACGTCGAGCCCTTGCTGTTTGAAGGTCTTCTCCAATCGCCAGCAGAATGTGGATTTACCGGCACCGTCGAACCCTTCGACTACCACAAACATCCCCTTCCGTTCCATTATTCGCTCCTGTATGGTGACATACCCTTTGAAATTAACATGCTGTGTTGGGGCGGATTAACAGCGGTGTAGCCGCGCTCGCCTGGTGTGATGACGTCCACAGTACAGCAGGACACGTTAGCCAATAGCCAGTCGAACGTCAGTGGTTCGGTCGTGTTGAACAACTGACACATATACTGCATGCCTTCGACGATTGCGGCTTGTAGCGTCGCATCTTCACGTACTCGGTCCAAGAAGGTCAGCGATCCTGCGAAGTCCAACTGCCAGGACACATGACCAATGACGTAGACTGGCATGGACGACACCGACCCCAGACATGTAAACAGTTCGCGCCGTAAGTGTTCATCCACAGTGACCGTAAAACTCACCCCGACGCCTAATTTAAACACACACTTTAACATAGGACTAGACTCCCGGTTATTTTTGATAGGTATTGAGGATTTCACACACATAGTTGGGGAGTCGTTTGAACGAACCCATCCGTTCAAACATCAAATAGTGGGCTTCCAGTTCCCACGGTTTGGCCTTCATCTCAGCCATCATGAACCGAAGTGCAGGTATTGCATCAGGGTAAATGTCAGCATACTCCGCAAGCAGACACTCGACCTCACTGGCCTTCATGGCCATTCGCATTTCTTGCCCCTTCCAAACGAAACGTCCGCCTAATACATCAATGAGGAAGTCGCTGCGTGCGATCTGGTCGATGTGGATGGATTCATGAAACATCACCGAGTCAAAATACGATGGGTCGTCTACTGAGTCAGCGAGAAAGTCGCTTGGGACCACAATGTGAGGGACATTGCTCGCCACGTCAAGGGTGACGAATGCTGTAACTTGGTCCAAGATACAATCGATCTGGTAGTCCTTACAAAGCTCACGAAACGCAACACAGTCGACGGTGGTCACGTTGCAGCGCTCCAGTCCATTGATGTCGTGCGGGCGACTAAGCAGATCATCCACATGGTGCGGTAAATTAATCGTTGCTAACGACCGGCGACGGAAGTCGGCCAGCGACCCACGACTGTCAATGATCGCCAGCTGTTCGCGGGGGATGTCAGCACGCTGCATCGGGGTGGGGGTATAAATGTTCATGATGGGATCTCCAAGATAAAGAAGGTGGTAGGTAGGGCGTCCCCTACCTACCTATGTATCATTGATAACGTTCTGCGTAGAATTCAGGGTTCAGACCGAAAACGCGCTCGCCTTTGTTGGTCATGCAAACCGGACCCTCGCAGCGATAGTATTCGGTCTGACCAATGGCATTGGCCATCGGTACCGCAAACATCAGGTCATCTACGGAAACGTCCTGACCATTGTAAGTGCATTTAACGTCCGTACAATCGACGTCGTAGACGTCTTCACCGATGTACAGGTCGCTACTACCAAACTCGCGCAGGTAGTTCGTAACTTGCATCGCAGTGTACGGTCCGTATCCGTCCCAGAACGCCACGGTTTCCCCGTCGATAACCGACAATCGGTATTCGCCGGCGACCAAGTACAGCCCGGCGGGTGCCCGTCCGAAGGTCTCATTGGAAGCGACCTGGACACAGTCAGTGTTCGGATCGCAGACGACCAGGCTGTTGGTCTCGTAATTAAACTCACTTTTTCCCTTTTCCCCAAAGAACGAAATGGTTTTGACGAGAGGGTCGTTGATGTCAGTGCAATACGTCAGTCCTTGGCCGGGAATGCACGGATACCACGTCGGGGCAACAGCCGCTACGGAACCGGAGAACGCCAGACAAACGAGTGCAAGTTGTTTCATGTTAAGTCCTTATTACAAAAGAGGGGTGACTAATTTAGAGAGGTCGGTTATTAACTGTTGCCGATGTTCAGAGCTGCGTGCCGTGTAGGGCGTCACACGACTACCATGCCATTGCAGGTTATCTTGTCGAGTACGAATACATCGCCAGTTCTCTTCCACCATAAGGTCCGGAAAGTATTGCTTAAGCAGGTCTTCCGGTCTGCCATGTCCCAGCTCTACCGGGTCGTGGAACGCAAGAGGCGTCCCTTCCAATCCGAGGCTATCAAGGGTACTGGTCAACATAGTGGGACCCACCACGTCCTCCTCCACGTCACGTAGTCGTTGTTCAGAGGTAAGGTTGCTGTCCCGAAACTCAAACAGCTCACTGAACAGCTCATGCAGGAAATGCTCGCCACTTACGGCGGCTTGACATACCGTACGTGGACCCACATGTGGCGTGGGGTCATTCATCAATGCTTGCAGCACACAGCGTGGAGTGATAATCTCCGGCGCATGTTCCGGGTAGATGTCGTAGGTGCTGCGACTGCGTCGGGTGGCACCTATGATCATCTCAATGGTGTTGTTGAAGGCAACCCAGCCACAAGCAGTATGTAGTAACTCACCACGTACCAAAAACCGACAGACGGTCCCATCGACGACCAAGTGACGAAAGTAGATGCTCTCATGATTCGAGGTGACCGTTACTTCTCCGGTTTTAACGACCCTCAGCAGGCCTTTACATTGAATCTTGTTGGGGCGCTGTCCGCGACGGATCATGTCCCGAATCTGTTCGAGTCGCTCTTGATCGATTTCGTAATGGCGACGATATTGCGGTATGCGCTGGACGTTTTTGTAAAGTTCCACCTGTAAACTCCCATCGATAAAAAAAGAGGAGCCGAAGCTCCTCGTTAACATGACTATTGCCGCATCATTGGAAATGCGGATTGAACACGATATCAACGATTTTGCCGTTCTCACGAACAATGTTGGACTTCATACGTCCAGCGGAAAACCGAGCGCTGGAGAAAATGCCCAGCGTGGCATGCAGACATGCGCGACTCAGACAGCTGAAGTCGCCCTTACGCACCAGCCCGTTGATGCTGTAAACTGTCTGCCCGAAGTGGATCGTGTGTGACCACTCGACGACAGGCACATCGTCCAGCCAGCGCATTTCGTTGTTAATGCAACGGCCACGACTGGAAGAGTAGCCAAGTTTTTGGTAGCGGTCCAGTAGGGCTTCCTTACGAGCAACCAGCTTGCGACCGTTGGACCATTTCATCTTTACTTTGAGGGAATTAAACATAACGGTATCTCCAAGATAGTGCACGGTATTGTGCAGATGAATCGCATTTTGTATGCTGATTCACTAGGATGATATATATCTGAGATTATTTTAATTCCAAGAACGCGTGCACCTCGTAACTGACCACCCATGCAACCATAGCGACCAGCCCAACTGTACCCCATTTCATTGCACGCATGTCGGACATTGACAGCGCACGCCGACCAACAACGGCAGACAACCAAATGGTGCCGTTAATACCCACCAGTCCGATCGCAGCCATCGCTAATACAAACAGAATGTTTTCCATAGGAACTCTCCAACAGTAAATAAAAAAAGGACGGTGGAGGGGACAACCCCTCCACCTGTTAACGCTGTGCGAAGTAATCTAAGAAGCCGCCTTCCGGCAGTACATAACTGACTGATTCGTCAGTCGCGATCTGATCCTAGTAGAACTCACAAGCACGTCGGTATTTGAAGAACTCACCAGTTTGCAATTCTTCATTGACCTTATCACGCAGTCGACCGATGGCATCATGGACACTGAGTCCATCAAGTATCATCGGGTACCAGTGACATGTGCCCAATGTACGGCACAAGCGGTCGTGTTCGACATTACCCCCACCAAAGCCATCGATGATGTTCATTGCACACATTGAATCGTACGACAAGAAAGCGGTGTATCCACCACCATATCACATTTTCGACACATGCAAGGTCATACCCTGCTCATCGAGCAGCACGTCAAAAGGTTGTTTTTCCATTACACTTTCCTCAAGTTGATGGGTGGGGTGGCTGGGAGGTTGATGCGCTGGCCACGGGGGCCGTCGGGCAGCTTGGTGATGTCTGAAAGTGCTTTCGTGAACTGAAGTAGGTCAAGCGTCTTAACCTTGTGTACTTGACCCGCGATGCGGAGTTGGACATAATCCGGTCCTTTATATAAAAGTTCAAACATAGTTATCTCACAATGTGTTGGGTTAACAGGTCGAGGTTGCCGACGTATTTCAAATTGTCACTATCGATGAACAACTCCCCATTTTCCAATCCCAGTTGAGACCGCGAGATGTTATACATGGCCAGTAACACGATACCGTTAACGGACGTTGGTTTGGGCTTGCGCTTAATCAAATCTTGCAATGCAGTGAATCCTTCAATATTCTCTGGCGATTCAGGATCCACACCCGACGCCCACAAACTAACCCGAATCGACGTTTTCACATCTTCATTGAGGTCGCACGTCGGCTGCTCCAACAGTATCAGTACCTGACTGCGGATTGCTATGAAGCGCCAGACGGTCTCACAAAGTTGGTACAACGTGTCGGGCCGCCACTTTGCGGTTTTGGTTAGCAACCCTGCATTGAACAAAGTGCTGATGCCGACTGTAGTGTGCGCAGGCAAGCTGATAGCATTCTGCCGCAGTCTGTTCCCGAGCCGATCTACGTCGATCGTTAGAGTTAACAGAGCATGTTCACCATCGTTGAAGGTCAGCTTACCCTCGCTAGTTACCTCCACCTCAACGCCTGCCATTATCGTAGTGTAAACTTCCCCCGCAATCGCAAGATCATCATTGAATGTGAGCTCTAACGTCGTTTCGTCCACATCTACCGAGACATGGAAAGCTAGCCGGTCGACGTGCACCATGTTGTACAGTAGAATCGGCAGTACCTCAGGCACGAACGTTAGTGTGGATGTAACCATGACCTCCTGGACGATGCCGGGGATCGGCGGGACTTCCCGCACCCTGTCGAGATTGACTTCGGTGGCACTTTCAAGGTCACGAATCGCCAACTCCTGCTCCACGTAAGCGGCGGCAGAATGTCGCCGCTTGACCACTGAAAGATCTTCCCAACCACTAACCGAGTAACCGATTTGTTGTGCCAATTGCGCGTAGTCGTTATCGTCACCAGCCGCCCTGAGGTCGTTTAGTGTCCATGGCCCATATTCAACCATGTGTTTGACAATCGCGTTTGGCACAAACCGGTAAATGCCGTCCTCGGATACTTGCACGCGCTGAATGGGGTGCTTGGTGGCGCGACGAAACGTCTCGTCACCGGAATACGTCAGCGAAACCTCACCATTAATGCGTTCCAGCTGATTGTCAGCTGCGATCCTTGACAATATCGCCTTCCTACATAGCCTCTCCTCGTCAATGTCACAGTCAAGGTGGTCTGGCGGCCCTAACTGGACTTTGTCGGACGGTCGAGTGGGTGGCGTCACACTATCCGTAAAGAACGGTCCAAATGTACTCTTACGAATATTCGCAAGTTCCAAATAGGGGACAACTTTCCCAGCGGCCATCTGCTCGAACCGATCGGAGAGCATGTTGAGTCGAGCCGCACTCATCCGAAAGTGATCTGCTGCGGACTGTCCTTCAGGCAGTGTGTCCTTCAGGTGATGTTTGACCAGCCGACCCGTAGGGCCCAGTGCATACACTTCAAACTCTTCCGGTTGCTCTTCAGTACCTTTGAGATTGGCGAATAGTGGCAGGAACTGGTCATGGTAGTCAGCACCAGCATCTGTTTGCAGTCGCACGTTATCCGTCAGGTCCTTCAGAGTGATGGGACTGATTTCCAGGATCTGCGTTTTCGGCTCCAGCAGCAGCAGCTGTCGGTGGCTACGGCCGTAGATGTCGTTGTGTGGCGTGTAAATGAGCGCATCGACTTCTTTGTGAACCTTAAGATAATTGTGCTCTTGCAGCTCATAGTTATCCCTCGACCGGTGCCAGACGCGAGGATTGGTGACCTGGTACTTGATTTTGTATGCGTGCATACCGGATAGCCAAGGCGAAGCCCATTCGTACAAATCGTCCGACAGGTAGAACGTGCCGTCTCGAATGTCGCGATCCAACGTCTCATCGGGATCAACCCAATGGTAGCCGATTCCAATGTGAGGAACACCTGTCCTAGCATCGTCGAAACAAGTGATGGTTGTCATGTGAAGCTCCTTTTATTTACCGCTACAGTATTAAGTAGGCGCATAAAAAACTAGGAGACCGAGGTCTCCTAGCATTCGTTTTGATAATATATGTCTGTCTTACAGTGGGATGTTTTTCCAGCTGGTTAAGGGTGAGCCGCTAACTGCATAGCCAAACCTAGACCCATCGAGAAAAGGTGCCAGAAGTGGATCTGACGTTAGATCTATCGTGAAACTGTAGGGTGTGCCTGGATCCGTTCCGAGTACTGCGCCAGTTACGCTGAGAGTATTCCCGGCTCGAGTGACCGTAACTTCACGTCCAGAAATACCGTCCCAATTATAAGGTCCTGTGGTTGAATACTTAATGTCAAGTAACGCGGTGTTTGCTTGTAATGGGTTATATCGGATACCCCACTCTGGCCCGTCAACAACACCCTCAGATACATCGACACGAACCGACAGCACGTGCTCATTACCTTGCGCATCCATGGCAAACATGGCAACGACATCGACTGGTAATCCGCCATTACCACCAGACTTGATGAGAGTTTTAAATGTGTAGTGCGTCCCCAACTTGGCTGATACGATGCCAACGTAAGAGCTCGGGTTTGCATCGTAAGTTATTTGGTTATTGACAGCATCGTATTGAAATCCGGTGAGTTCGCTGGCAATGGCCGGAAAGAGGCCGGAAGTATTGTGTGAGAATCGGTAGCCATCCACAATTAAATCGCTGGGATTCACCATGCGATAATCGGGGAGAAATTCGATATTGCCAGTGTAGACCAAGCCATTGAATTGCAGTTGGTAACTGTCAGGTTCTGTATGGGCAACTACCTTGGCTTCATCGCCGACATTTAAGCCGAACTTGGTAAGCAGATGGAGATGTAAGTCTTGGCTGACTGCAGGCAGTCCCAACGCTCCCGCGAATACGTCCTGGTAGTCAGTGGAATACCGCCGCTGCGCGCCCGCCACCTGCCCGTCCTGATCAATGAGACTGAATAAATGATCCACGTCGATGCGATCGTATTCGAACGTGACGTAGTCCCCGTCGACCTCAGAAGGGTCGATTAACAGGTCCACGTCCACCTCAGTGGTGGTTGGCGGCAGTGTGGTCACTAAATTGCGGGTACTGATGTCATCTTTGGTGAGTGGTGGCAGGTTAGGGTTAGCACTGCGCAACATATCGATGAAGATGTCAGTGGGGTGTCTGGATATATCTATCATAACTCAAGCTCCTATGGTGTGTGCATAGGATTTACTTGGACACACTTACAAAAAAAAAGAGATGGCACTGCGCCATCTCTATACCATTTACTTTTTTAGGTTAAAGATCTTCGTCGATCAGTAGCTGCTCGAACATTTCCACGCCGCGATTGCGGATACGATCATGCAGATCCGTGGCCTGTTTATGGTCGATATGGAGTGTATCCATGATCTCTTGGATCTGATTTTCCCGCACGGTCCAGTCTGCATCATCATCGCCATTAACATCAGTGGCCACGCCGTAAACAATGATATCCAGTATGGCTTCTTTACTTAACTTAAGCATGGTACGCTCCTTGACACATAAAAGGGCGATCCGTAGACCGCCGACAAGTTTAGGCTTCTCTTCTTTTTACCTGCGCCAGTTTACTAAGCAGGTTACGATCGATGTTGATTCGTGCCTTGACCTCAATACCCATCGGGGTGGACAGTTGAGGTGTTTCGATCCAGCAGGCCTCGAATTCATCGTCCGTACTTACCACCGTCTGTGCCGAATACAGATCGTAGCGGCGATCAATCGCAGAGGTAACCGCATTGACAAACACCAACGCGTTGTTGAAGAACTCGTTGTCACTTTCGCTAACATGCGTGACGCCTGCGGCGTACTGACCGTCATGGGTGAGCTTATCGTGCTGATTGATAGTTACCTCCACTGCAAAGCTCACCGGCAGTTCAACACCCAAGTACAACACCGGACCACCGATGATGAGTTTGTGTCCATGTGGCGCAAGGCGACCCACACCACCGATCCGATGAATGACGTTCTTTATTTCGGGGCGACATTTGAGGAACTCGATGCCGTGTTCGACCGCCTGCAAGATGGCGGCCGTTCGACCACCGCCGTATCCGAGCTGTCGGAACCATTGTCGCATCGCGCGCTCATCGCGGGTCTGATCGGAAAGGGCATCTTTGACGTACTGGGTGAGTGCCATGTTGAAAGACATGTGTAATCCTTATAGTTAAGCTTCAATGAAAATGGGTGCATTGCACTTACGCTCAATACACTCCCGCACTTGGTAATGTCGTGTAAGATACAAACGTTTACGTTCAGGGAGTAACCCAGTTTTTCCGAGATAACGAGTCAACCACTCGAACGGGTACTGTTGTCGAGCTAGTCGCGGGAAGTCACGACGACAGATAAGTTCCGAAATGATGTCCGGCACCTCCATGCCAAAGGTTGTGGCCACATCCCGAATGACCATATGGATTTCGTGTAGGTGGTCGGGATAAAGCGCTGCCTGTTTCTTCAGTAACATATCCTTAATCGCCCAGTCTGAATTCGACAATGAGGCATTCAGGGACAGCCACCGTCACCATCTTAAACCGACGACTGTAGGAGATCTCAATGGCCTCACCACCACCTTTCATGTAATCCCGTTCTAACATTCGTACGTAAATGGCATTACAGTAGATGTCACGGTGTTCAGTGAACAACAGGTCTTTTGCACGCTGCATGGCCCGCGACGGTATGTCGTGCAGACCCACCGACCCCGGTTGGATGATTGCCAACCCGTAACCATCGGCCCCTTCTAACTCATCGAACTTTTTCAACCGTCCCACGAAGTCAGGGTGGGCATGACTGAACGCAATCACGCCGCCGTCAATAACCGCGGCATGAACCGGCAGCCGCTCAAAGCTGGGGTAATGTTTACGGATTGCCTCAATGGCTTCCAGCGGTGTCATGGAGACGCCTGGTTTGAATGTAGCATGGACTACACCACTGAACGAGGCACAGCTCGCCAGATGGTCTTCCACGTCGTTGATGTACTGTTCAGCAACGTATTCTACTTTAGCGTTCATGAGTTCTCCTTATAATAACGATAGGCGGTGAATAGCGACATGTAAATCATCATAGGAGTCAACACACACCAGACCAACAACTCAACGGACTCTGCCTGCTGATCCAGGGAGTGCTTGGTGGAAGCGATCAGCATCATCCACGACGTTAGCAACAACACATACCACTGTCGTCGCAGGTTCAATAGTACTGTCGAGATCGCCGCCGCACCCACACCTACCATCAAGCAGTAAAGGGTATTGATGTTGTTATCGAGACCGTAAGGGATCACTGCGGTAGACAGCATGGCAGTGATTAGGATTTCATTGGCCACGTCTCGGTGTTGTGCTAACTGTTGATTGACGGGCACGCTCCAGCGAATGAATAACGCCAACGTAATTGGCATTACAAACACCGGCCCGGCCACAGACATATCGCCAGACATGGCCCAGGCTATCAGCAGAGCCAGGTACAAAAGTCCACCCACGCTATAAAACACCGTTGCCACTGGTCCCTGTCTCGCGGTTGCCAGTATCAGCCCGCAGGATGCGGGGGCGTATAGCAGTGCCAAGTTACCCAGCTGGGTACATACTGCTGCGATCGCTAACAGCATCGCCCAATGCGCCTGCGTTATATGCCATTCGGTTGTCTTCACTGTGTCCTCCAAGATAATAAGACCACTAACATAAGAAGTGGTCTACTATTGTTTTTTTACAGGCGGCTCAATCTGGTCAGTCTCGGCAGGTTCTTGAAGCACCGCCTGCGCTTGAGTTCTTGACACAACTCCGTCATCGGTAAGATATCGTAGTTCTCCGTGCGGATCAGTGATACTTGACTGAGCAGATCCAACGCACCCTTGATGTCGTCGTTGCTAAGGTGCATTGCGACGTGGGCAGCGGATGCCCGTACTTCAAACATCACAATAAACCGGGTGGAGTAGGGTAGCACCGACGGGATAGTGGCGTTGACGTAATGCCGGTCTTCCGGGATCAGCTTGACGTCGTACAGCGTGCCATCGTGGCGCAACAGTGCCCCGCGAAGGATACCAGGTAACGCACCCGTGTCACGCGCTTTGAAATTCCCCACTAACAGGTTCCATACGTTGAACGACACGATATCCAGCGGCAGAAACAGCCCGTAAGGTGTGAACAGCGACTCCCGTTTCAGGTCGATGTACTCCGCGGACAAGCCAGCAATTCGCTTAGGTACAGTGAGATGGGTTTCGTTTGCAATGATAACGCCAGACATTAGACGGTCTCCATGGGTTCTAAATTAGCGGCGTGGACAATGTCTACACCAGTTCCTTGCAGCTCCCCGAACTCACCTGCGAGCTTTACTGCGGCATGCGGCTCAAGACCGGCCAGGTATGCCACCATGGCTGCTTGTCCGCCAGTCCCTGCCCAGCGACGACGGTCGTGTCCTAGCTCGCACAATCCATTATCATCTAAATAAAATGAACTGTCATGCGTCAGAATGAAGTACTCATCTTCACCATTCGCCAGCAGTGCCAGCCACTCTTTGTTCAGCGGCTGATTTGCGTAATGGGCACCCACCAACTCCCGTATCTTCTTTACTCGGTCACGAATCACTCGTGTGGCAGGGTAGGAACCCAAGATACCTACCGCCACACGTTGGTCTTCCGACAAGAACAGTTTGGGTACGTCTTCTTTGATCTCATTGGAACCTGCCCAGATCGTACTATCCATGGCTAAAAACCCGTCGGCCAGTATTGCTGTGGTCATTGAAACTCCAAGATAAAAAATAAAACATAGCAAGGGGAGGCGGTCGAAACCACCTCCCAGTCGACTGTTAGTACCGCTCGATCACCGACATGGACGTTCTGCCGTCAGTGGTGGTGTCTTTACGAGGCGAACGTTTCACATTCACCTCCACTTCCCCGGCTGCTGCATTCACAGACAACAGCAGGCTATCGCCGGCCGCGACGTCGTGCTTCTTGCTATCGAACGCGATGACAATGGACTTCAACGCACCGAAGGCCGCCAGTGGGCCTTCCTTGGGCGACATGTCAGGATCGATCGCCAGAGTGACGTCACCTTTACTGACACGCACTACTTTGGCAGTGTGTACGCCATGCTCATCAGCGGGAAACAGGGGAAGCAGTTCTTTCGAGATAGTCATTATACAGTTCCTTCTACTTGGTTGGTGTTGGAGTTGGTGTTGTTGGAGGCTTCCGCAGCCGCAAGTGCGTCACGGATGGCTTCCATTTGTTCAGCAGTGGCATTACCGCCGCCGAGCATTTGCTTTTCAAGTTTACATTCGGTCAGAACCCGGTTGGCTTTCTCGGTGTCGAGAATGTCCAGGTCGAGGAATTGGTCCAGGATCATGTCACTGCGAGCAGTGATCTTGTTGACATCGCCGTGGGTTGCCACCCAACCATATCCCTTCACGGCGTCGTAGCCGTACTTGCCACGCAGGTCATCGATGATGGATTGCAGATACTGTCCGAACACCACATCGAACTCCCGCACCTTAAGGCGCTCAAAGCTCTGGGTGTCTTCATGTACCCACAGTTCGGTGTCGTCTGCCAGGAACACACACCACCAGACGTTGAAAGTGCGTGGGTGCTGACGCAGCAGACTGCGCACGATTTCTTCAAGTGCGTCTGCCTCGTATTTTTCCCGCGTGTGTCGACGGATGCGTTCAATGCCTTCGACGGTGACGCCACGGACCACACTGCATCCCATATACGTGACACCTGAGATAGTCAGGTCAATTGCCCGGCGGTAGTTCTTGATCAGGCGAGCTTCGTACTTCTGTGCTTTGGTCATTTGTTTTCCAGACATGGGGTCTCCAAGATAATGAAAGCGTGGGTTATTTTCTAGCGGTAAGGTTCCGCAGTTGCAGGATGAAGCGGATCAGGTCGATGCCTTTATGTTGGTTGACTTTCAACCCCTCATCTATGAACGTGATCGGGTACTCCTTACGGTAACGCTCAATTACCGCTTGTTCATCCATCGATAGCCTGACCCACGAGAAACGCGGAGCGCCTTCGGTCAGGTAGTAATTCTCAGCATGTGTGGTCGAAGTGTATTTCAGGCGGGTAATCCACTCGCCCAGAAGGGCATGGTAGTTCAGGGTGCGGAGCGTAGCGCGGGCTTCCAATTTCAGCAGGAGCTCATTCGTGGTGTCGGTAAAGCCACAGTTCCAGGGCTGATGAAACACTCGCAGGTCTTCGAGGATAACTTCCATCGAGAGAACCTCATACTTACGTTCTACGGGATGTTTCAATACGTCGCTCATTATGAAACCTCTCAAAATAATCGTAAAGGAGGGGGGGGGGGCAATACCCCTATTAGAACATCCAATATTTAAATGTAACGGGATGTTTGTATGGTGTAAAATAATCACGCAACCTAAGTCACGTGATTAAATATACCTGACTTTTGTTAGACCTTGGGGTGGAAGTGATAGCGACAATAACGGTTTTCATTGAGGTTCCTTAAACTAAAGGCTTTGGGTGAAGGGTTCCGCGCGACATGGCGATGGCACAGCTCTTGGCCATGCCTGGATAATCGTGTTCACGTAACGACATCCCAGTCCCTGCTTTAACGTCATCGATCTCTATGTTTGCTTTGTGGGGATGTGTGATGTCGTCCCAGTGTTTCAACAGTTGAATACAAACCCAATCGTAGTCCGTGTCGGACATGATCGGCTCTTCTTCAGGGTGCAAGTAATACAAGTAGCTGGCAGTGAGGTATGCAGGTACCAGTAAGTTAGGTGACTTCTCAAGACCCTTTCGAGTCCAGCAAATGGGAGGATTCATAGTTGGGTTCTCCAGTGCAAGTAACACATTAACACCAGTCCTGGTAAACTTTCACAAAAAAAAAGGAGGAGAGGCTGACCCCCCTCCTCGATCGTTAATGTGTGGTTAGTCGAATGATTTCTTTACACGCCGCGTGAAGCTTCTGTGCATCCTCCACCATAAGTCGCAAATACTCGTCCCATCGGGGCCGGTGGTGATGGTCTAAGTTGACCGCAAGATGATGCCTTAGCACTTCTTCTATTTTATCAAGGTCAGACCCAGCCATCAGTCCCATCACCACATAAGCACCGCCATGCGCTAGGGGCTCAACCGCATCCACAGGGACAGCAACGTCCTGTTCCAGCTTCTTGGCTAACGCTAACTGCATCAGGGCGATATAACACCATTCCCGATTCGGATACTGCGCTATCCAATACTTGCCGTTTTCAGGCAGTCCTAGTATCACGGCGTACTCGTTCAATATACGAGTCGATGTTTCAATAAACGGGTCAGGCCAACGCATATCATCCCCACATTAAATAAGATACAAATAGCGACTGGCGAGTGCGTGAAACTCAGGACGGTTAGACAACACAACCCCGTCTAGGCTTTCGAGTTCCCACACGTCAGCGGTGAAGCCGATGTCGGTGACGTAAGTGTGGGTGTCTGTGGACAGTGCTCGCATTACAACATCGATGATTTTATCTTGCAGCTTGGTCGCCACATCACGATCGTTTTCAACGTAACGTCGATAAACGTCGTTGCTGTACATTACCGCCACCGGAATATATGACTGTAAATAGGTGTCGCGACCCACGGCAGGAATCATCATCGAGACCATTTGGTGTTTACTGTCATCGTTCAGGGGGAGGATGACCACCTCCAGGTATTCGTTGATTTTGATGTTACTCATCACGATTCCTCTCTTTCCATGCGGCAATGTGCTCCAGCTCATCATCGAGCTGTTTTGAGATCGCATCCAGTTTTTCCCTGAGGTTAAGGTGACGACCTTTAAGGTCTTTCAGATGTTTGGAAGTCAGGATCAAACTCCCGAGCAAGAACATGATCACAATCGCCAATGCAACGATAATGCCTTGCAATACAACAATACTCATTAGGTTATTTCCTTGTGGTCGTGGTTTCCAGATCATACATACCCACGCCGCCGTGTTCTAGCCGGTGGAGGAGGTTTTGTTGATCACTCGGGAAGAAGCGCCTATATTCAGCAATGATTAAGCGCAATGCTTCTTCCTGCATACTCATGTCACCGATTGCGGACTTGCCTGTCCTGGGGCGCTGTGGCGGTAGTTGAAGATTAAACTGTGGGTGCTTCATAGTTAGCGGTACTCGAAGGTGGCGTCGGTTAATGGGCGAGTTGAGTTAGTTATATACAATGTATCGGGAGGATGATGTTCCATTGATACTTACTCCAAATGTACGACAACGTATCACACAAGGACATCTTCGCTTCGTATAACACAAATCACCACTGTATGGTGTTTCGATATCCGACGGCATGCTGAGATTTGGTCCCGCTCGATTAAAGCCCCGGCATCGTCCCCATTTCTGATGTATCTTGCTATGTTGTCTAACAACAAGTTACGGCAACGAGGTCCCAACATATCGAACGGAGTCGTTGTAGACGTTGTGCCGGTTCTGCCAGTGTATTGTTCTTCCTCTTCCATGTCGGCCATCACAGCTTCGATAAAGACGTTATTGACTTTTCCAGTTTCTCGGCAATGTCGGGTGATCGTGACCATAACCGAGAAGCTGTCACCAAGGTCCTTGCGTTTGCGGACAGTAACTTTAGAAAACACAGGACGGTCTAGCAGAACATCGCGAAGCACTACCTTCAGGTGATTGATCAATTCCAAAATCGTGGTGTTCTGCTCGTCCTCGAAGAGGTGGTCGATGACGCTATCCTCAATCAGACGAAACTGGACATCGATCGGTAAAAGTATCGCCGCATTGCCAATGTCGTATTCGTCCAGTTCTCCTTGATTTATTACTCGTGGAATTTGATGTTATTTAAAGCGTAGATCTATCTTATCATTTCGATAAGGCTATCTTCAAAATAGAGCAAGTCAGTGAATGTTGATATTAATTACTGGTCTTTAAAGGAGTAGATATGTGTTGTCAGTAGCTGTTCAAATTCGTGTTCTTTTCCGCACATTACTGCACGGTAATAACCAGTAATGTAAGTAACGTCACCTGCCAGCTCGAGCGCATTCAGAATATCCCTTCCAGTACGCGCCGACTCGATCAACCGATGCATGTTGGAACGACGTTCTGCATCCATCGGCTCCCCACGCACATAAGTGCCGTATTCTAAACAAACCACCGAAGTTTCCTGGTCTAGACCGATGGGGGTCGTCAGCTTATCCAACTTGACCCCAAACTTAATGATTTTCGCATCATGATCACTCATCCGCCCCAACAACTTGCCGACGACTTCTCCGGGTATGTGTTTGGCGCCACCATAACGCCAGCAGTAATACTTAAAGCGAAGATCAAACCACCATTGATTGGCGTATTTAAATACGTAATGTATGATACGTTCCATATGTCCACCCTAGTAAGGAGCGACTACTTGCTGCTGAATTCAAAACAGGTAATGACTGACCGTTGCGGTGAGGCACGTCGGATGATGGTGAACTTATTGCCAGCCCGGCCGAACCCAAGCTCACGGTGTCCGTAGCGATTAAAGATTCGTTCATCAAGCCATTCGTCAGCAGTTATGGACACCCACCGGTTCAGGAAGTCTCTACGCGTCGCCAGCTCATCTTCAGGGCGTTTGTACGTGGAGCCGGGCGGTGTGGAGATCAACGCGGTTTCAATTGCGACAGTGCGTCGAGAATCGTCCATGTGCTGTAAGTCAATGCGGACATCGTACTGCCACTCGAGGTCTGATCTGGTACGGACCGTCACCTTAGACACGACGTTGGTATAGATTAACGCTTCGCCGAGAAAATGATTGAGGTGGTCTGCTAAGATCAGCAGATCTGGCTGATTAGATTCCAGATCGATGTGTTGCATCGCTAATCGTTCCAGTAGCCTCAGCTTGATGGGTAGTGGGACATAAGCCCCTGCATCACCAAGGTTGTATTCATCCTGGACAGTGATTCTAGCAGGCTTACTTGGGACTTTGAATTCAACTACTTTAGTCATGGTGACTCCGTGATTGGGTTGTGATAATGTCTGAGATCTGGGCACCGTGGCGGGCTTCGACACCGCCATTAACTTTCGTGGCGGCAACCTCCCACTCCAACCTCACAGTCCCATCGGCATTGTAACGCCGATTTTTGTGTTCGCTACGGTCATGTGGGATCATTTTCCTACCAGTGTGTCTAGATAACGGCCCGCGGTATTGACCCAGCTTGGGGATAGCGCGACTGGTGGTGAGGTGCCAGGTAGTAGCTTGCTGTTTCTCGAGATCGGTAATGTACCAAATGACTGCCTCACGTTTCAGTTCTTGTTCCACCACTTTGCGTTTAACGGGCAATTGGGCAGCAATGGCCGCCTCATACGCATCAAGCCGCGCCTTAAATACCCCACCACAACGGCCTAATAATAACTCGGCTAGACGATATTCGTCACTCCATGGTAAGACGAGGTGCGGCTCGGCATCTTCTGACGCGTAGCTGTAAAACGACTCGCTTGGGATGTGGTACATGTAGAAGGCGTCCTGAGCCAAACTGCTCCGCCAATCCTTAAGCAAAAATGCTTCTTCTCCTAATTTACCTTTAAAAGCTAGCAGACTGTACGCTTCCAACTCGCCGCCGCCTTGTTCAATGACAATATTCCACGGCTGGAGACTACCATCGCCATACCGTGGCAGTAATGCCACACTGCTTCTGAGGTCGACCGTGTCGGGACCGTTGTCGGTTCGGTAAATCACGGCCTTATTGAAACTAGCCAGTAGCTTGAACACCATTTGTGAGCGCGGCGTCAGCTTACTGAAAAACGCTTCCTTGGGCTTCATCGCCAATACCTGTTCCCGAGGGACTGGAGGGAACACACCAACCAAGACGTGGTAACTAGGTGCTCTAAACGGTGCCGGACGACCAGCGTCAGGACCGACCGCAGGGTTGGGGCGGCGATAGCCGAGAGCTGACTGTAATGCGTTCGCACTGGTTTGGTCAGTGTGACTGGTTGCGGCTCTCGCGGATGATGTCAGAGTTGTCGTAACTGCACTGTGGAAAATATCAGGGCCGATGTCTGTCATGCGACCCCGAGGACCAACAGACTGATCGAATTGGTGAGGGCTGACGATATCGCGTCCGAACGGGGAGGGCTTTGGTATAGATGGGTTATTCCGCATTTCGTTAACCGTTGCTATCAATCGATGTTTGCGTCCCATGTATTCGCTGGTATCCAGGTCCCGTGCTTCGGTTTCTCCATGTGCACGTAAGGGGACTTGCTTATACTTTTCCATGCGTTGATCTCCAAGAACTGGTTTGGTTAATGCTCAGATGCATTTGGATAACATATACCTGAAAAATGCTGGATGGTTGGCTATATGAATGATGGCGCAAATAAAAAGTTAGAGGGGCCGAAGCCCCCTCTAACTGTTCGCTTATTACGTGAAAGCAATCTGCGTATTACTACTGGATCCTAAGCCAGATGTAGAATGGAAGATTTCTGGCATATTGCGTGCCGCTGGTGATATCCTGACCAATAGACATGTCGTCTGGGTTGCCGTTCTTCATCACCTTAAAGGCAATGGCGCCCTTTCGCTCCAGCCAGAATCTGAAGTCATTGCGTCCGTTTCGATCCCCACTATGTCCGAGCTCGACCATCATCAGTTCACGGCCGCCATGATACAGGTGTTCGTGGTAATGATGACCGTTCTGGACCCCGCGCACGCTCACGCCATGGTACGGAGTGACGCCGGCACCCCACGCTGGACTAGTACCAAAATACTTATAAACACACACCCATTTTTCAAACGGACGAATAATGGCATATTCATCACGGGTCTTTGTCGGAGTACCTACAGTGTGACTTCCGGGCAGTGACCCATACCAGGCAGTCCGGTCGTGTGTGCGTATGTTTACAGTGGACGAGGGAATGCTCGGACTGCCAAAGGCTGGCCCTATTCGGATAGGGTCGGTAGACACTACATATCCAGGGTTCCATCCACCCCCCACATCATGGAAGGCCTCATGCCCGTGGTATATTGTCGCCTTTAAATGGACGTTCTGGATGGCTTTTGGGTGTTTAATGGTGCGACTGGATCTCCAGACCGGGCCGCCTTCCCAACCGTTGATGTAATTAAACAGTGTCAGGTTTTGATGATATTTAGTTACGCCTCCATCTACATCCTTAACTGTGATGGCGTCAATACGCACCCAACCACTTTGAGCGCCTTGATCAAGACCTTGGTGTGATCCGCGCAACACCTCGGCCACCAAACACACATAGCTGAACGTGTCGCTACGTCCCTCCATGCGATGGTCCATCATGTACTCCCAAACCTGATTCACATGTCCAGGGTACCGACCTAGTGTATGTACTAGTTCGCGCGACACCGCTTCTTTAGCGGGCTTTATTTCAGACATCCAACCTGGCGCCGGGACAGACAGCGCCATGAGATCCACCACTCTTCCTGCATTGACGCCCCTCCACCCCCGATTCACCACCGTCGCCCAATTTGGGAACCCTTCTTGATCACGACCATCTTGAATGGCGAAGGCCACGCGAGATATCTGACCGTGTCTGTTAGCCATGATTAACTCCCATTATCGATAATCTAGTAACATAAGAAGGGTGGGTGGGGCACTGCCCCACCCACCTACGTTAACGGTTAATTTATCTTCAAAATGCTGTCTTTGTGCAAACCAAAATACAGCAGTGCTGTCATCGCCGGTCCATTCACCAACTTACCTTCACTGATCAAAGACAATGCCTCCGCCAATGGCATCACCTTAACCCGAATGTTTTCATTTTCGTGCTCAAGACCATGCACGCCGCCCACTTTCGTGGAGTCTACGAACCCCACGTATGTGTGGTTGCGATTGTCCGTGAATCCAGGCGACACATAATACGTCATGAGATGCTGAATGTCGTACACAGTGGCTCCGGCTTCTTCTTTGGCTTCCCGGATAGCAGCGTCTTTAGGCGATTCTTCCTTACCCACACCACCACCAGCCAGACCGAGCAAGAACGGGTTGTCAGTAAAGGCTGCCCCCTGCCGGAATTCCTCTACCAGCACGACATGCTCGGTTTGCGGGTCATACAACAGTACAGATACACCACTACTGCCGAACATCCCAACATGCTCATGGGGTTCAGACCACTCACCGTCAAAGCGTTGATAGCGCAGTTTCAGCCGTAGTAACTTAAACCAACCCTCGTAGAGAACTTCGCTCTCGAGGATGTCCGCTACTTCTGCCTTGAACTCTTCTGTAGCCACGTCTTCGTAGCGCAGGTTAGGGCCGGCAGTTCTACGACTGAGGATGTCAATGAGCAGCAATGCCATGTCTGGTTCGTCTTTCAGCAAGCTCACGAACTCGCTGTTGTTCCAGAGATGGTCCCGCAGTGACTTCCCGTCTGCCAGTTCTGGCCAGCTACGCTCTTGTACCGTCTCGTCATTTTCAAACACTAACTTCAGCGTTTGACCATCCTCATCCATGGAGATCTCCTCGATCTCCTTCAACTTACCATACTTCGTCATAACGACTCCATTGGTCAATCTGCTATCTCATTAAAGATAGACAAAAACAACGACTCTTCCATCACCCACCGTTTTCCAGCAGGGCTGTCGAAGGTTGGTGTTAAGTTGGTGTAGTATATCATTCTAATGCTGCAATCCTGACCGTGCTGACACACATCCAGTATTTTACATGGTATCTTAGAACGGGAGTGATACACACTCCCGATTTTCGCCTCCAATATCGCCATTAGCTCTCACTTGCGGGCGAAGCAGGGCCCTTCTCGACAAAGGTGTAACGCAATGGTGCGTGAGCAGGAACAATGCGACCAACCATCACCCCACTGTCGGAGAACGCGACATTATCAACTACTGTTACCTTGTCGCCAATTTCCAATGTCGGACAGGCAATGCCGGGCAACATGGTCAGTGTTGGACCAGTAATCTGCGATTTCAGGTAGTACTCCACCGTAGTGTTTCCTGCACGGGTAATTTCCATACTACCGTCGACATAACACGCCAATCTTTCACTACTCATTTTGCCACCTCAAATTTAATAGCTGGGTGATGTTGGTAGTTCACCAACTCGAAATCTTCGGGGTTGTAGTCGAACACCGTCGGTGCCAGACGCAGCATCTTCAGTTGCGGCAACGAATACGGTTCCCGTGACAACTGCTCTTTTAGCGGTTCGATTTGGTTTTCGTAGACGTGTGCGTCTGTCGCAGTCAGCCACAGCTCACCTACGTCCATGTCCACTTCGGCCGCCAGGATATGGGTCAGCAGTGCATAGAACATGATGTTCACTGGCGCGCCGGCCGGCCAATCGTTAGACATTACCTTCAACTAGGCTCGCTAGGCCTAGCCCGTACATCTGGCCAGAATGTACTGCCCACCTCGCGATGGGAATGAGGACAAATCACTATCTCAACCCACAAGTCACTGCACATGACTTTATATGTAAAGGTTGAGATACACTTACCGTTTCGACTACGCTCGTAGCCTACTCTACTCAGTTCACCTGACGGTGCCTTTCGATGTCCGTGGGGCATTTATACTCAAGCTATTTTCCATTCCGAGAATCTTGGGTTTTTCGACCTAACGCGATGTCGAACCGTACCTCGACATATTCCTAACGCATCGGCGGCCCGCTGCATGGAATCATACGCAACGCCATTTATAACCACGCCAATTTCAGTCCCGTTTAGTCTTCCTAGGTTGGCTTCGCGCAAGCGTCTCTTGGTTTCGTCGCTATGAGTTCTACCGTAGAAGTGGTTGCGCTCACCTCGATAAAGATGTGCATTGTCGCGCATGCGTTTGCACATCTCCTCGTATTGGCGTTGTGGCATTGGCTTGCCTTTGTTTGGTGGGGTCGTTCCCAATATTCGCTGTCGCTGTCGCTCCTTAACCTCGTCTGTATGTGTCCTACCATACATTGGGTTTTTGCATCCGCTAATGTCCCAGCGCTTTGCCTTCTGCTCTGGTGTCATCGCGGCGCATGTCTCAGACAGCGTCTTGCTTCTACGTGAAATTACGTCTTCTCGGTTTGGGTTGTATGTCAAAGTGTCTTTAAAGCTATCGCCGGCAGCGACATTATAAAGCTTCCCAGTCGCTATAATGCGATTGACAAGAGCAGACTCTAATTGGAACGCCTCTTCATAGGTATCAAACGACTTTAGCGGCTTTATTCTAAAGATCCCACCGTTATCGAAGTCTGCTTGTAAAGATTTACTATGATGTCGTCCGCCCATTAGCATTCCAATATGATCAGCCTTTCGCCTCTTGAAATTCCTGGTGCTTCCGTAATACCTCTTTCCAGTACCAACCTCTAAAATGACATACACGTATGGTTTATCTTTAATCATACCCAAATCCAAATCATTAACAACACACTGATTAGATGGATTCGTTATGAATAACAGCTCGAGTAACTTAGCAACGGATTGACATGCCGGTCTTGCCGACAGCTTCCCCGTTTTAGGTAAGGTTTTCGACGTACGTCACCGTACGAAGGCGCTCTCTCTTAACGCAGACTAACATGCAGGTTCAGTCGGTACTTGGGCGCGTACTTCAACACGATGGCTTCCCGCTCTTCCTGGGAGATGCATCCGCCCGTGACTTTCATCTCTGCCGCTATCACATACTTGGAGAAATCCGTCCACAACCTATGTTTGTGGTTCGCCAGCCGTTCTTCAGCCGACATCTCTTCCACTTTACACACGAAGTTCCAATGGCAGGGCGCCAGCGCCATCTTACCACGTGCCACGTTCTCCTGCGGCGACAGGCGCTCATCCGGCAGCAAGGCCGGGAACCAGGTAGAGACCACATGCCGACGAGAAGTGGGGTTCATCCGTAGACCATTCACCAGCTTTTGGATCTGGTCGGTGGTGGTACCGTCCCCGTTCGGGAAGGCGCGCCACATCTTGCCATACAGCGGACCCAGGTCACCGATGTCGCACGTCTTCACCCACTCTTCGGTTGTCCAGTTATGGTGTTTCAGGTAGAAGGTCGCCAGCTCCTGGTCAGAGGGGATGTACATGGGGTCTTTCCCAGCATGCTCTTTCCAGGTATCGTGGATTACCTTGATGGCATCCAGACCATACACGCCGTAGATGTCACCGATGCGGTCCATCGTGTCCGCAAACGTCAGCTTACGGGTGATGTAGCATTGCTCGTCGTTTTCAATCGCCCACTTGTTCCAGAACGTCACCCCGTGGTCATTCAAGAACTTGACGTTGGTGTTGCCGGACAACATCCACAGCAGCTCCACCACAGCCCCCTTGAAATACCCCTGTTTCGTGGTCGGAGCGGGGAAGCCTTGGCGCAAGTCAAAGCGTACGCTTTCCCCAAAGGTGGAGACGGTATCGACACCAGTGCGGTTGTGGGCACGTACGCCGTTAGTAAGGATGTTGTTGGCAACGTTGATGTACTGTTCCATGGCAGTTTCTTATGTTAGTTGGTTGATGATGAGTTACATAGCATGGCCCTAAAACCATGCTGAGTTATGGATTAAGCAGCTTGCTTCAGTTGCTGATTATGGTATTTCATCAGCAGGTTTTTCGCGGTGATGTGACACGCCTTAGCGCGAAACACCACGTCGTGGATATCTTTAGCGGGCATGTCGACAAACACCACCTGTTCGACATCCATCTCAGGGTACAGCCGCTCGAAGTAGCGCTGCACTGTGACGGCATTAATGTAGGGCAGTTCGACGATGTGGTCGACACGACCAGGGCGTAGCAGAGCACTGTCCAAACGTTCCAGGTAGTTGGTGGTCATGAATACTACGTTACCACTCAGCGTTTGAATGCCGTCCAGCGCGTTCAGTATTCCACTCAAGGTCAGGAAGTGGGTACCGTCTTTATCCGCGGTAAGGGACTTGCGGTCGTGGGTGGAGGTGGCAGCGTCAACATCTTCCAGTACGATGAAGGCGTTCTTAGGCGCTGTCAGCATGCTTTTAAGCAACGTTGCGTCTGACATATTACTCAGGTTCAGGATACACACCGACATGTTGTAGGTACCTGCCAGAGCGCGTATCATCGACGTTTTGCCGGTTCCTGGTTCGCCATGCAGCGCAATCGTCAGTTTGTGCGACAGGCCCAGTCGATTAAAGGTGTCCGCCCCGTTAACGAACGCGTCCATTTCTGATTTGAAGAACTGGTAGGTCTCTGGGTTCAAGGCGATGTCATCCAGCGTGTTTTTACGGATGTGGCTTTGCAAACGCCATTCTTCTTTGAAATCGTAGACGGCGATTTCGTCGGAATGGTCATGGTTACGCAAGTCCTCCACCAACGAGTCGAACAAACTGCGCGACCGGCCCAGCTTGATGACGGTGATTTGTTCCTTCAGCAAATCCCCGCCGGAGCTATCCAGGGTTTCCTTACGTACTAGTAACAACCTGCCGCGGTACACGGTCAGGTGATTGCCGTACCCAATACCTAATGAAATCTTGAGCTTACCATTGTCGTCCCAGCGCGACAACACCGAGAACGTACGGGTGAAACCCGCGGCGGTGCCACTATGCATCAGCTCGTTCAACTGCAAGAACATAATGCGGTCCATGTACGTGGTGTTGTTCACGGTGAGGGAAGTCATCAGTTGTTTCTTGATGAGTTCGAACAACTTCACTGGGAGGGTTTTCAACATGTACGTGGCGCTAACCGTTAGCGTGGTGACAATACCGGCAGTGGCGAATTGGTTGCCGCCTGTCACCACATCTAACCATTCAAACAGAGAAGCGAGCATATTTACGTCCTTTTTAGTGGTGGTCAAATAACATACCATCTTCAAACTGGGTAGTTTTTTACCAAGACACAAAAAAAAGGAGGGCCTAAGCCCTCCTACGTTGTTAGCTGTAAATGTAAACCTTGGTCGTGTTGCCACCCAACCACAGCAGTCGAGTACGTACTTCATCAAACACGAACACGCCGCTGAAAACCGACGCTGGCAGTGGACTCCGCGCTGTCCAAACGTCTGTGACCGCGTCGTAGGTCAGCAATTGGTCGGTTGCACCGCCAGCCATGTAGAGTTTAGACCCTATGGCGCACATGTAATGGTTGATGTTGGGTTTCGGACCAATGCCATCGTCGAGCCAGGTTTCAGTGGCAGTATCGAAGCGAAGGAACTGGTCGTGTGCGGCAACGTCATAACCACCGTAAATGTACAATATCTGATCAATAGCAGCCATCGCAGGGCCCTGCGATGCCTTACCGTGACCGCCATGATCAGTCACTGTCCCTTTCACGAAGTCATAACTGTAGAGTTTGTTCTGACGCGCACCATTATTAATCCAACCACCATAAAACCACAATTTATTGCCGACTACGGCCGCGCCAGGCTGAACCAACGCCACCGGTAACGTCTTCACAACGGACCACACTCCTGTGGTAGGACTGTACTTAACCAGGCTGTTGTTGTCTGCGCCGAATCGCCCCCCTAAGAGGTACCAGTCACCGTTATACGCAACGGAGGCAAGGTGCAGACCTAACGATGGGGTGTTGGCAATAGCTTCCCACGTTTCACTGACCAAGTGGAAGCGATAACTCGAATTACCGCGACACATGTACACGTAGTCGCCAATCACCGCCCCGGTTGAACCTACACCTTGAATGGGACTTACGACTACAGATTGGCTGGTGATCCAGACGTCGTCAAACGCGATTTCCTGCTGCATGTTAAAACCACTCAGCTCGCGGTCCTGCACACGGGTTTCGAGTGACGCTTCGACTACCAGGGGGCTGTAACCGATGAATGCCGGGTTGGCTGCCTTGGCATAAAAGACGTCTTGACCTTCAATCTGCTTGGTGCCGAAATGGCCGGTCTCGGTGTTGATGCCATATTTCCGCTGTACTTCTTGCAACACTAAGGCTTCGTCAAATGCCCCATCAGCCTTGATGTCAACTTCACGGAGTTTGACTTCAACGACACTAAACAGCGTGGCAATGTCGATCCGATTATAAAAGATGGTGGCGCCACTTACATCCGTCCCTTCAGGCAGGGGGTTGATGTCGATGTTTTGTGCGGTATTGTACGCTCCTTCTAGCGGCGTAGGTTGCCCTGTCAGGATTAAGTGATTAATATCATACGCTTCGGTGTTAAAGTGGTTAAACAACTCCTTCACCAACTGCGCCTGTGGTTTGATCATGTCTACAACATAACTCATTTGGAACCTCTACAACTCGTCAGTTTGTTAAGAATAGGTACGCGTACCCAAACTATTGAAAAGGATACCGCATGTTCATCTAATCACAATGCCGGCCAGGACCGCCGCAACGCAAAAAAAAAGTGAGTGGACCTTAGCCCACTCAGCATACTATCTACTGCCCACCCGTCCAAGCATTCTACACTTACCATGTAGCACCAGCGCCGCGCCAATCAAACCCACATTCAAGGCAACGTACAAACCAACTGCATAAATCACTTAACACTTCCTCCTTTCTATTACATAATATTTGCCCTCACTGTCAAAAAAAGAGGGCCGAAGCCCTCTGTGAGATTCAAACTCTCAGAGCAACATTGTCGGCAGTTCAACTGTCGCCGTAGACTGCGTTGCAGTATGACTACTGCGATCTTTAGTGAGGTTAGACAGCAACTTACCATCCGTTAACTGGATGTATAACTCAACATCCACCTCCTGAGTTAGGTTGGGATGACCACGGTATTTACTCCGGTCGAATGTTACGAATTCTAGCGGGTGACTAACCACCAACGTGCCGTCGTAGATAGCGATATTTCTCAGCGTCCGTATTGCCTGCTGGATATCGTGTTCTCCCGAAACCTTGGATAGGCAATTGCAATAGAAAACGGTGGTGCAATCTCCATCGTAAAGTGCTTCCCAGGTTTCTTTGAGATCACTGATCGGAGCGTCAGCATCGCTAAGTTTGATTACTTTCAGAAATATTCCTGTCTGCATACTGAAGTCATCTATGAACGCGGTGCGTGCATCGTCGTGTTCAAACTCGGGCAATGGACGCTCAGTGACTTGGAGGAACATGTCCGCGTAATAAGATTTCACGTCTTCATCGGTGGCGTCGTAAGGCGCCACCCACACCAGCAACCGCGGGCCGCCGTCCACTGCGGCCACAATAATGTCACGTGCAGCCAGGCTGAGTGCAGCACGGTCTCCAAGTTCCGCATCTTCACAGCCGATCAACGTACACATGGGTGTGTTGTCGCGAGCCAGGTTAAGTTCGGCATATCCACTCCAATCCTTAACGGTCAACCGTTTCAGTCGCGTCTCGAACACTTGCAAGGCTAATTGCTGCAACGTGGTGCGATCATCGACTCTTCGGTTAATGTACTCATTAGGGCGAGCATCCACCCAGGCCGTGGGATCTTCGGTCAGGTAAGTGTGGGTTGTCTCAGTAAGCTTCTCAGCCAACTCAATCGTTGCGTCCTGGCGTTCAATGATATCAAGCAGTGCGCTTGCCTCGGCATCAGTAGGCGGATGAAGTTTGAACTGGTTGCGCAACGTACCCATGGGGTTTCGGATAATGGCTTGGGCATATTCTTTTAACATGAGGATCTCCAGATAAATTATTGAGTCAGTTCTTTTAACATGTCGCGCTGAAAGGCTTGTAAGTCAACCGTCCAGTGTACTAACATTTCAAGTGGTGCGCTGTCAATTACTTGATACAATTCAGATATGTCGTGCGCGTTGCAGTTATATAAAGCTGCAAGATACCGGACATGGTCTTTGAGTTTCTTGTACGCGGTACCAAAGTCCTTAAGGTGACTGTGGTCGTAACAATCACTCGACGGTACAGACAGACCACCGAACGTGAACCAGAGGTTGCTCGGGTCCCACACCAACCCTAACGGCACCCGCACGCAGTTTGGTCGATTTGGTATATCCGCGTACTGCGGCGAAATCAAGAATATGGAACTGGTGTCTTTCATATACCGGCGAAGGAAGGGCGTAGGTAGCACCCACTCCGTGGTAGGGACGTATACTTTGCCAGCGTATACATCGTACTCATCGCTGACAACTTTACAGCCAGTGTGGTTATAGATAGAAATAGTCATCGCAGAACTCCAAGATAAAAAATAAGAAGGGTGGGTAGCGAACTACCCACCGTGATTGTTAGAAAGTTGCCAGCAGTCCCTCAACGTCAGGCGTCAGGTCCCGTTCATTGGCCATGATCTCGAGCCGATAAATCACCTTACCATTATGTTCTGCTTCATACACGAAGCTGGCATTGACATCACCTTTGAGTCGGTCACGCTCGAACTGCAGGACGGCATTTTCGTGTGCCTTACACACCGCCACCGCCGCTGAATCGGCAATGGCCATGTTGTCCAACGGCACGACGCTCACGTCATCGAGCAGTTCTGTCAGGCGATCGTAATAATCTTCCTCGCTCAGCGGGTACTGAGGTAGGTGGGTCAGATGCACACTCGCTTGCCAGCCGAGTTGGCCGGCAAGCTGGAAGTCGGCGACCGGGGAAGTGATTTTGATAATGACGACGGAGGGGTTATTGACGTTCAGCATGGTCTAGTTATCCCTGTACGTTGGGTGTGATAATGAATTTGCTAAGCTGGGCGGAGTTGCTGTTTCCCACGATGAAGCTAACGTACCCGTGTAAACGATGGCTGTTTCTGCGGTACTCAAGCACGGGCCCTTGCTTTGTTAATCGATGTTCATGCGATGATCATACTTGATAGCCGGGAGAGCGGCGTTCCAAACACCCGACGCGATGATGTAGCGAAGTTCTGCCGCCGTGATTTCACAACTACGGCCATCCACCAGCAAATGTACGCGGTTGGGCACACCACGTTCACGACCATCAAACTGATCAATCACCATCACGGTTTTTCCTGCGATGTAATGAATAGACCCTACTTCAGGCAACGCTATAGTTTGTGCTTTCTTATAAGTCGCCATAATAGCGTTGGATGCTTCGATGGCAGTTTCTGTAGCCGTAGCGTGGGCGGCCGGCCTCATGTAAACGCGGCCGCGGATGCGCGTAAACTCACCATGCTGTTTAAGGTGTGGCTCGTCAGTAATATCCACGTAGGTGTTGCGAACATAATCGACGAGTGCCTTAATGCCGACTTCAGCATATGCAGCGGCAACTTCCTCGGTAATGTCCAGCTCTACATCATCAACCATATCCTCGGAAAAATAGCCACGGCGAGGAAGAATGTCTCTCTGCTCTTCAACTAGAATCAAGTTGAGTTCGCGGGCGGCATGGTAAAGTGCTTGATTGGTACGGTTGGTTACGGTAAGCTTATACATGTCACTTTTCCTTTTTGTGTTGTTGGTTGTTATACTTACAAGGCGTCGACCAGATCGATCAGACTCTTAGGATCCACACTGATATCTTGGTGTACGTAAACCACTTCGTGGGAGTCCTTCGGCTCGTCCGTCACGTGTGTGCTAATGGTGGCGAAATAATGGATTGCGGACTGCCCATGGCGACAATCGGGCATAGCGCCGTCAATATGCAGGCGGTGGCGCAGTTCATGGGCGTTGGTAGACGACTCAATCATCTGGCAGAACACAGCATGCCAGCGGCCGAATTCCTGCACTGCCAGTTCCATACCGAACAGTTCCTGCGCGCTTACACCACGCACTTGCTCCAGTACGATGTCACGTATGTTGCTGAACGGCTGCCAATCGCCAAACGTCAGCGTCAGCTCAATCCGGTCGTGAGTGGCGCCATTCATTGCAAAATCCACCAGGTCAGAAGCGATGGCCACTTTGACGATAGTGCGCTGTGCGGTTTCGGAAGTAGTCATAATCGAATCTCCAAATATTGTTATTAGAACCAGACGTGCTGGTAGATGTTTGCGTGGTATTGGTTATGGTCATTTTGCCATAACTGTTTGACTAAGTGACACTGGTCGCTAGGGCGACTGAGGGTGAAGTGGGCATCTCCGTCTACCTCCGCTAGGATCTCAGTGTGATAGAACATGTTCAAGTAAGGCTCGAACGCCCTCATCACTACACCTCCGCCAATGACGAAGATATCCGCTTGTTTAGCGGCCTCCACGACCGCTTGGATCTGGGCGTCGTAATCGCCCTTACTGCGACTGATAACCCACTCGGTGCGATTTGGGAGCGGTCCAGGCAGGGACGCCTTGGTGACGCTACCCATCACTATCGTGTGACCATCCGTCAGCGCTTTAAAGTAACGGAGGTCATCACGCATTCGCCAGGGCAATTTACCATTGTTGCCAATTACCCCATTGCGGTCCGTTGCCATTACCCCGATCAGCATGCGTTAAACTCCTCCGGCCAGCCACGGCGGATGGCGGCGGCAGACGTAGTCCGCACACTGCCGTACGCAGCCACCACAACCTTGCCACCAGGACGGCTATAGCGCACACCATCTTCTTTGACGTCGTAGCTTTCGATGACGTCAATCACCCGACCTATGCCAAACGGGCCATACACGACATCACCAGGACACACTGAATCAAACGGGGTGGCGTCAGGACAAATGCTCAGTTCCGCCTGGGTCTTGGCAGCTTGCAGGAGGCGCCGGTAGGTCTCGGCTGACACATGCAAGCTGACGTAGTTCCGACCAGAACTGAACGGGGTCTTCGGCTGGCCCCATTGATATTCTGTCATATGCAACTTGGCGAAGTCGTCTTCGTCCAGAGTGTGCACTTCTTCGCAGTTATCACACACCACATATGCCTTGAACGGCCCGATGTCAATCACGTCATCGTTCAGCTGACAGGTCAGGCTGTAGTTGAAAATGGACGGCTCCAGCTTAACCATTTCTTGGTCCAGGACGGTGCGGTAATCTATCTTCGCGGTGAGGTCGGCTAACTTAGCGTACGTCTCGGCCCCACATTCGAAGATCATCTCTTCGCCGAGCAGTTCATTGGCCGGCAAGCTATGGCCATTGCGCAATATTACCACCGCAACATCCATATCTTCGGAGTTGCGAACCTCTTTAACGGCGATCGTTTTGCCGCTGTTGCGCTTCGGTAGTGTGATATGAACCGGGATGATTTCATCAGCGATAGCGCGAGTGGCCACTTGCAGAGTGATGCTATTTACGTCGGTTTTGTAAACGGGTTGTGCAGTCATTGGGTTCTCCAAAATGAGGGAAGTGTCATTGAGTACGATGCGTATCTCACGTGGATGAAATATACTTGAAAAGGTTTTGATTGTGGGGGGTGAGAGTGGGAATGTCAGCAACGCCTAATCGCAGCTCATACATGAAGGGGTGGCCAGGCACTGCTTTCAAATTACTTGTACCTCGTTCTAACTCCAGGTGCCACCTGGCCTGGTTGTGGGTGACTCCATGGAGGTCGTTATCTCCGGCAAACAGCGTGGATAGATAGCCGTGAATGTAAGTATTGAGATGGTTGACAGTCTCTTCATTGAGCACGTCACCGTCAAGCAGCTCTAGGGCTTGGAATAACGGCGTCTCTACCAGAACCTTCCACAGGTCCTGCTGGTTAGTGATTATCGACATGCAATTAACTCCTATAACGGCTCCAAGATAATGCAGTCATCAATTATTTTCAACAGCAAGTCCAGTTATCACATGGAGTCTGTCACCTCCACAAGACTTTCGTTACAATACTTATGTTGACAACCGTTGAAATGGAGCATGCATGAACTACGTTGTGGAATTACATAAACCGTCCACGACTTTGGTTCGCGAACTTTTCAACTTTCACAATGGCTCAGACTTTACGGCGGAACAACTGTACGCAGATGGTCCACCACAGGTGCTGAGTGACGGACTGTACAACACCAGTCAACGCATGATCGTGAATGACCCGGAACTGGGACCGATCTTGCCATGGGCAACGATCAAGTACAACCGGATCGATATCGCTACGTTATTTAGCGTGGTGGAGATCAAGTTACGTGAGGTGGACATCAAGGCTGATGGCACCTACGATCATGCCTTGGTGTTGGGTGAAATTGCCCGCAAGTACGGTCTGGATAACAGTGAAGGCAAGTTCGTTATCAAAGACGTGAATGGGCAAGAGTCACTGGTAGCGACGGCTGATAACCCGGCATTCGTTGGACACTCCCCCCTGGTGGTGGAGTTGTCGCTGGATAGTCGAATCAGTCTGAAGGTACTGAATGGCTTCTATGCCTTGTTGGGACCATTTGGTCCGGGCGGTACGGACATCACCTTCGGGGATGCCGAGCTGGGGTTCATTAACACTGTCCCCAGTAATGAATTGGTGACCGGTACGCAGTTAGCCCATTTGGTGGGATTGACTGTCGGTACACCAATCTACGAGAATAACGACGTTAACTGGATCAAGTACACCTATAAAGGAAAGATCTGCTACGTTGCGCAAAAGCCCATTCGCCACTCTGTCAGTTACAATGACCTGCTGGCAGTCGGTGTGGCTGGAGCTACTCCTAAGATCGTAGTGATCGGGGAAGATGTATTTCGTGTACGACTGATGCATGGTGTCGGGGACTCTGAATTGGGGTATAGCAGCCCAGGTACTGATAATCCAGCGACGCATGGCTCTGAATGGAACCAAGTGATGTATCGATTGAGTGCTGACACTGTCAGCACTGCCTCGGAGCAGCCGTATGATCCTTGGCTTACCTTGAGCAATGGTGAATTGGGTACTGGTTACTGGTCACACATTGAAGGTTCGGTCGTTGGACATCCCTACCCAGCACTTTATCGAGGGTATGGGAGTATTGCTGGAAACTCCAGCAATACTCTAGCGTACAAGGCCACTACAGTAGCCTGGCGACCCGTCCTCGAGATCGTCGACAAGTCGCTGATCTGGATGTCAGCTGAGATCACTCGAATTCGGTCTACGTTCCTGTATAAGCCTGGTGCTCTGACCACTCAATCGGAAGACCCCATCATCAACACCCTGATGGCTGCGTTTGATAACTACACCTACGTGGATGCGTTATTGAACCCGTACGGGACTGACAGTGTAGACCCTGAGCTGATGGTAGTGCCCTGCATACCAGAAGGTGAGTTCTGTGACAGCATCATCACGCCGACAGTCTTTGACTTGTCTAACGATGAGCCTACGCATGATCTCTACGTCATTGCGCCAGTTGCTGTAACGTACACTTACTACCAGCCCAGCATTGATCTGACCGTGTCTGAATCGGTGCCGTACATTCCTGGTGTCATCAGCTTGACTGAAGCCGACATCATCACACCTAGTACTTTTACTGGCACAGAAGTGTATGATCTGGATGCCATTTCACGCCCCTACAATCCGCTGATCAGTAGCTGGTTCTTCCTCCCAGTCGAGCTGGAGCTGTCGGCTGATGTAGAAGGCGAAATCACTCAAGTGAGTCAGCTGCTGTACGCCACCAGCGACTTCCTGCAACACCCCACTGAACCTACTTACGTTTCTAATGAGGATACACCATGAAAGTTACCGTAAAATGGACCAACCGTAACGCTGCGGCTGAAGGTCACCGCATCTATAAGTCCACCGCTCCGATCGACCCCGATAACCTGCCAGCGGTACTGACCACTGTCGGACCTGCGGTCACTGAATATGTCGATACCGACGTGGTGCGCGGCACCCGCTACTACTACCGCGTCGGCACTTTCCAAGGTACCGACTTCGCGCTGTCTACCGAGATGGAAGTAGAGGCGGTACCTTACACTGGACCTGGTGTCGCTGAACCGGTCTACGGTGACTACGAGAACGGCTTCTTCGGCATCCTCGAAGCCTACGAACTGGTCTCCGGCCCTGAACTGAAGAGCCTGATCAATCACACCCTGTCTGCTGGCGATCCCGCCCAGCGCTGGGTGAAGGTCGCACATAAAGGCAAGATCCTGTTTGTGCCGATGGATGTGAGCTTCGGCCGACACACCTGGCAGCAGATTTACCAAAACGGTCTAATCTACGGCGTTGATGGCAACGGCCCGGCAGAAGCGGTCACTGCCAACGGTGAAGTTGGCGTCAACCAGCTGAAGACCTTCAGCAAGTTTGGTAGCACCTTTAAGGTGCGTAGCCTGAAAGGCCTGCCCGATACTGGCGTGTTTGGCTGGGATGGGAATCGTGCTGAGCGCCCTGCCGGGTTGGAGCTGTCTGAGTATAATCAGGTGATGACCCGGATCGCGTACGGCCTGTATGGTGAGGGTATGGGCATCTCCATCGACGGCCTGACTCCGATCACTATGAGTACCACCAGCTATGGCGACGCTGCCAGCATCTGTCAGGAGCTGCTGAATGGCAACGCCATCCAACGTTCTCTCCGTTGGAACAACCTGGACGTGATGGGCGCTGCCCACAGCATTCCAGTGTCTAGTGGTAGCACTGGTACCGGTCTGCCCGGAACCACCTACGCGCGCTGGAAGCCGGTTCTGGAACTCATCGACAACTAAGCACTAACGAGGCACGTACATGAAAATCACTGTAACTTGGGTGAACCGTAACGCGAATGCTGACGGTCACCACATCTACCGTTCCACGACTCCGATCAGTGCCGATGCGTTGCCGACCCCTCTGGCTAGCGTGCCTGGTTCCGCCACCCAGTACGTTGACACCAACGTCAAACGGGGCGATAAGTTCTACTATCGAGTCGGTACATACAAGGGGGCGGACTTCGCCCTCTCCACCGAGATGCAAGGCACGGCGCTGCCGCATTCTGGACCCGGTCCTGCTGAATTGCTGTATGGGGATTATGAAGCGGGCTACTTTGGCGTATTGGAGGCCCATGAACTGGTCTCTGGCCCTGAGCTGAAAAACTTGCTGGGACACCAGCTTAATGCCGGCGCCGCCGATCAAAAATGGGCCAAAGTGGCCCATAAAGGCAAGATCCTGTACATTCCACTCGGTAGTGGCTTTGGCTACCCGACCTGGCAACAGCTCTACCAAAACGGTTTGGTGTACGGTACGGATGATGATGGTCCCGCCGCCGCAGTCTCTCTGAATGGCGTTGGCGTCAACCAGCTGAAGACCTTCAGCAAGTTTGGTAGCACCTTTAAGGTGCGCTGTTTGAAGGGTGCGCCAGATGACGGCATCTTCGGCTACGTCGGCCCTAATGGTGACTGGGCGCCAGTTGGCCTCGAGGATTCCGAGTTCAACCACACCATTCTCCGGATGGCGTTCGGCATCTACGAAGGCAAACACGGGATTGTCATCCCTGGCGTTACTGCTGCTGATATCGGTGCGCCTAACTACCAGTACGGTACAGTACGCTGTCAAGAGTTGCTGGAGGGCGGCAGATCACTGGTCCGCGGTTTTTATAACTACGTGGGCGGTAATTTCCCCAACTTCGGTGCGGCCACCACCACTGCGTTCAACTCTGGCGTTGCTGCTGCCCTTGGAGGCACCACGTATGCGATGTGGCGACCGGTCCTGGAACTGATGGACAACTAAGAGGTAATAAATGCGAATCACGATTAGTTGGGTGAATCGCAACGCGTTTGCTGAAGGGCATCGAGTGTATCGGTCAACTGCACCTATCGATACCAATGCCCTTCCTGCGCCGATTGCGACCCTGGCGGCTGCGGCCGCCACTTATCACGACACCACCGTGGTTCGCGGTGAGACGTACTACTACCGTATCGGTACCTATAAAGGTAGCGAAATGGTATTCACCGCGAACATGAAAGCCATTGCACTACCAAACACCGGACCTGGTCCAAAAGACCTCGTGGCGGGTGACTTCAATGCAGGCTACTTCGGCATTCTGGAAGCACATCAGTTAGTTAGTGGTCCCGAGCTGAAAACACTGCTCGGACACACCCTGACCGCCGGTGCCACCGGACAACGATGGGCCAAGGTAGCCCACCAGGGTAAGATCCTGTTCGTACCGATAGGATATCAGTTCGGCTTTCACACTTGGCAGCAGCTGTATGCGCAGGGCTTGGTGTACGGAACGGACAGCGTCGGTCCTGCTGAAGCGGTTGCTGCTAACGGCGGCGTTGGCGTCAATCAGTTGAAGACGTTCAGTAAAGACAACTTTACCTATAAGGTTAGGCTGCTTAAGGGTCTGCCTGAAGGTCCGTACAGTTGGAACGGGTCAGAAACTGTGAACCCTGACTTCGGTGACTCTGAATTCAACCAAGTCATGCTCCGACTGGCATACGGTATTTATGGCAACGAAATGGTTGGTAACCTAACAGGACTAACGCCGAGTACATTGACCTACTCGCAAACCAACTACGCTGCAACGCTCTGTCAGGACATACACACTAATGGTAAGGCGGTAATCCGCGCCCTACGTCGATACAACTCCGGATACGCCGGAAGTAGTCTGTACTACTATTGGTACGATGACATCATGGGTGGAGCTACTACGGTCGCCACTAATGCGAGTAGTGTCAATGCGTTCTCCCACACCGCTTATACCGTCTGGCGTCCCATCCTAGAGTTGGTCCCGCCAGAACCTGTGACCGAGCCTGAGCCGGAGACACCGCCAGCTGGATCTAACCCTGACGGGGCAGGTAGCACTGTACTGGCTGCCGGCGATGTGCAGCTCGGTTACTACGAGACCTTGGCAGTCGAAAGTCTGGTTTCAGGTACTGAGTTGGCCAGTCTGGTCGGACTTACCGCTGGTGATCCGATCGTGGCTAATGATGATGTTAACTGGATCAAGTACTCATTCGAAGGCAAGACCCGCTACGTGGCCCAAAAGCCGATCCGTAACAACTTGTCTGCCGACGAGTTGATTGCCGCTGGGCTGACTGGTGATGTTGAGACCACCGTCATCATCGGTGACAGCACGTATCGTGTGACGCTGATGGAGGGTGCCAACCCGACATTGACCGAGTACACAGGTGCTGGCAACGATACTGAATCCACTCATAACTCTGAGTGGAACCAGGTGATGTACCGTCTGTATTCTGGTAGCGACACTATTGCGTCGGAAGAACCACTCACTCCGTGGGCTGCGTTGACCAACGCCGACCTTGACACCAACTACTACTGCTTCACTCGTGGTAAGGTATTTGGTCGTCCGGCGAACACCATGATCGCTCGCGGTTACGGTACGGTTTCGCATATCGCCAGTCTGCTGAACGAATCCAAGGTGCCTGCCAACGCCTGGCGTCCGGTACTGGAACTGGTGGTTCCTGAAGCATAGCGCAAAAAAAAAGCATAGTACCAGGAGGGTGGCGCAAGCCACCCTCCTGCTTATGTGCCTGTCACAGTTCGTCAGCAATGATCGCCTGAGCACCCACAATGCCTTCATCCAGTTGCTGCGGTTGGTTCAGGTGATATTCATTCAGTTGCATGATTAGTTCCTTCTTGCGAGTTGGAGGTGTCGGCATGGTCCGGCACCAGCTTGGGTCCTTCAATGAGCCGGCTACTGGCATCAATGAAGTCGTAAATGTGGTCGGGCGACATTTCCTCTGTAGGTAATGTCAGATAAACGTCGTGGGCACTGCTCCCTTGTGACTCGCCACGGTACGTCAAATGTGGCCACTCACGTTTTTGCATGACGACGGACCCATCGCTCAGTTTGATAACAAGCAATTGAATACTGTCGTCATAATCGTCTTGACACACTTTGACGATCTGTCCTTTACCTACAGTACGTTCTGTCATAACCCCTCCAAAAAACTTGGGTAGCTTATTCCATGTAATGGTGGTACCAAGACTCGCGCACCAGGAAATACGTCCGATTAGGCCAGCGGACCCGCTGCGCAATAGTAACGCCGAGCGCATCCGTGTACTCAATGAGCAGCGGCTGATCAAAATGCAGGTTGGTGACGTTGTGGTTCAGGACCGGTTCGCACATGTCGAGAAAGTCTCTGAACTCGTCCTCATCCACCTCGATGTACTCACCATCATCCAGCCGTGCTTTGACCCAGTCACCAACACGGAATTTATGCCAAGTGTAATAACCGAAAGTCATGAGGAGTGCGGCAAATGCCAACCAACCAGATGATGCGTACATATAAGTCTCCTTAACGGGAATGGTTAATTCTACATATAATAGCACCATCTTGGTTATTTTTTAGCCTATCTTGGTCCCTGCGGACCGGTCAGGGTGTGACGTCACTGCCGGTTTTGTGGTGTTTGGGATGGGGCTGGTCGGGTACGATGAAGGCTTCCTCAAATAGTCCGCATAACGGTCCATCCACTGATTCACATAGCTGCGGGATACCGGGAACGGATACTGGTTGTAGTTGTAACCTACGTTAACTGCGCCATTAGCCACCACCAGTCCGGGATTATACCACCAACCAGCGCTGTGACCATGCTCAACCGAGTCGCGAATTTCATCGCCATGATACACACTTAAATGAACTTCCACGGAGGCAAACCCGCGGTTGTCGTGCCATGTCCCGTCCCAGGCTTTAGTTCCTTGGTTCCATGAGTTGATATAAGAGATAACCTTACCATTTGATAGGAGTGTGCGACGAGTGCCGTCCTGCATTACCCCCACCACAGTAGCCCAAATATCGCCACTAATTGCCCCACGGTCAGGTCCGGCAGGGCCGCCGCGACGTACGTCACATGACGTAATACGTACATACGCAGTTCTTACCCCACCCATCTCTTCATGTACCATCGTGTAGTTCGTCGTGCGTCTAGGCTGACTCGGATACCTGCCGAGGATATGATGCATTTCTCTAGCACGGATACGCGTGGCACCATCCAGACTAGACAACCACGCACCATTGGGCTTGCTCAACACCGGCAAAAACTCCACCGATTTAAAGTTGCTGGACTTACCCAGGACATCGCTACCTGCCCGCGTGACCCAGGCAGGCATACTCGTCCCCACTGTGACAGTCGACACTGCGGCGCCGATCTTCGAAAACTGACTCTCTGCCATTGCAAACTCCTTCGTTGTAGGTCGATACCATACGATGTCACAAAAAAAAAAGAGGGCCGAAGCCCTCTTCTTAATTAGTGTCGTGCCAAAGTGCCGTCTACGATAGCCGCATTTGGATGTTCGGCAAGGTATTGCTCCATGACAGCGTGGCAAGCTTTAGCCAAGTCGGCTGGCAGCTTCCGACAGGTAGCGTCGTCATCAACAGAGTTCAGGCGATCGTGGACGCGACCTCGCAGCAGCATTGCTTGAATATCGCGAATCACCCTACGGGAGCCGCGGTTAAATTCAAAAGGACCTAAGCGACCTGTTAACATACAATGCAACGGCGTATGCGTCGTGTCGTCAAAGGACCAACCCGTCATCGAGATCGTGTTCCGATCGATTAATAGCGCGGCTATTAATTCATCCGTTTCGGTTAACTTGGCCGACTTAAACGCAAAGTCCAACATCCGACCAATTTCACGGGCTGTGGCATACACATCGCCAGCCAACGTCATGAATGTGGAGCTACACAAACCCAAATTCAACCCCGCCAGGTACCGATCGCCATATTTAAGGTAACTAGGCACGATTTGGCTGAGGATTGGTTTCTCTGTAACCGCCACATCATGCAACAACGTGTGTGGGGTTCGCATTGCAACGAGACCGGCCTGAATTCCAGCCCAATGTCGAAACGGGACAGGATCCGCCTCGCGACGTAACATAGCACCATAGACATACATACACCATGTCACATAACGAGCTGCTTCTTCTGGAGCGGTCACACTGTACCATGCATATACCTCGTTAAGTTGCTCGCGGAACGACTCCACACTTGCAGGGAACCTGGCATCGGTCACTTGGAGTGCAGTGACATACCCACGATCCTCAGACTCGTCGGCACGTACATACATAGCAGTGGGAATAAACGTTCTCAAGAACTGGTCGCGGTTACGGCGATGTGGCGTCATCATCGACACCCCAACGGTTTCGATCATGTTCTGCCAGCCAGTCCAGAGTCGTTCGGCAATAATGCCCTCGTACGACGTATCAAACTCACAGCGGTAAAATTGCTCAACCACTTCACGGACGTTGATAGTAATGCGGGTTTGTTTAGACATGGTAGTATTTCCTTTTTTAGGTTTGTGGTCGCCTATTATAGTCCCCGGCGACCGGCATGGGGAGACATAAATGTCAGTTGATCACATCATGCGTTACTGCGCGTAGTTACAATAACTCCTTGCTCAGACACATGGAGGTCTGGGAAGGTGGCGATAGCACGATCTACGGCGGTTGTCAGTAGCGGCAGCATCACGTTAAGGTTGTCAGGCTGAAGTTTGATATGGCGATTATCATAACCGTATTGCTCAGCCGCCACCATTAGTACTTCTTTACGAACTTCACGGAAGAACGGTACAGTCTCCGGATGTATTTGTGCTGTACCCAACTTGCCATGAATCAACCCTTTTAGCATGGGCATGATCGATTTAAAGAACGACCGGTTGTGTTCGAGTAACGCCATGCAGTTAAGCCTACAGGCCAGCATGTACCGCTCACGGGCGGTAAACCCACACACGTCTTTACAGAAGCGGAACATGTCGGCTATAGACATGGCGGTAATGAATCTCTGCTGCCCGCCAACTACCAGCGTCGAGTCCTGCGTATGACAGGGGAACGGCCGCCGCAGTCCTCGCAGGTAGTCGTCGCCAAACTCGACAAACCCCCTGGTAAATGTATAGTAATCCAGGCCATCAATGAGGTGCATGTCCCGCAGCAGCGTATTTGGTATCAGCGTGGCGATGTGCGCACAGTGGTACTTAATCCACATATACAGTGGGATCTTGGGCGGTTTGTAACCAAACGCACTGCGGTACGTGGTATTGCACCAGCTACGGTAATCATAGCTACGCAATGTCTCAGGAATGCCCTGATGTTCAAATTCATCAAAGCACTCTTCATCAAACTCAGTTTCGTTGAGGGGCAGGTGGCTACGTACTGCTTTCTCCAGTTCCGCCTTCCACACATCGCTGCCATCTTCCACGTCGGAGTCAACGTGCACGTACTTCGGTATGAAACCAGACAAGTAATGATCATACCCTTTGCGGTTCGGCGTATGCATTTCAACGTTAAGTGTGGCAATCATGTTCTGCCACCCAGCCCACATTCGAGAAGCAATAACACCGTTGGCGGAGTCATCGAACTGTTGGCTATGGAATTGATCTGCCACTTTCTTGGGGTCGATGCTAATGCGCTTTTTATTTTCCATGTGTTTGTTCCTTTGTTGGATCTGGTCCTCTATTATTTCCCCGAGGACCTTGAAGGGATACTTCGATAAAGGATGGATGCCAGTGTAATTAAAAAACGTCGAATTACCGTATCGGACGCACCACACCAGAACTACACACCATCATCACTTTGTATGATGACTCCCGCTCAGGACGATACTCATACTCCTTCTTCATTCTGACACGGGTCGGGTCAATGCCCGACGTCACCATTCGATCTACCATAGCTTCGATGGACTTCATATCGATAGACTCATTATCCAGTACATCATTCATGGTAGAGGTGCTCTTTTGCATTCGCTGCTCCAAAATTAAACTTACAGTTGTTCGATGATCTGATTGATAAGGTTGGCAGTTAGGGGCTTGGGAGGTAGGCCGCGATCAAGGATCGACCACGCGCCGGAAACGCGACCGCGAGATTTATACTGATGGATATTTACATGTCATGAAACCGTTCCTTTAATCAATTGCTGAAGTTGCCAACAGCCGCATGGCGTTACGGACGGTGAAATTGTCACCGTCGAAGATAGGCAGACGAATACGTAACATATCGGGGACAGGAGGACCGCCCGGACGGCCCCGTACTGACATAAACACGTTACTATACATTGCCACGTTGTAGTGCAACCTGACGTTCTCAAACCCAGGCACGCGACCATCAACGAAGCTGTCGGTGAAGTTGTAGACGATTTTGTCCCGACGGTCGATTACCGTATGGATATCGAACCGTTCCTCGTCGACCTGCATGCCGGTGATCGCGAAGTCATCAGCGTTGGCAAGTGGATGTTGCTTCATGAGATTCTCCCAATGCGGTCAGGATCCCCTTCCATCTCCGACACCACAGCCGGCTCTTCGTCAGTGTGACCCATCAGCCAATTTACCCAGGCACTGCCGAAGTATTTCGAGAGTGCGTAGAGATAAACGGCTTTGGGCTCGCGGTATCGCTGCTCGTAGTTTTTGATAGTAGTGTGTGGGATGTTGATTCGCACACCCATCTCACGACGGGACAACAAATGCACCAAGCGCATCCGACGCAGGCGGTGCGCCAACTGTTCACTCCATTGAGCTTCTGTTAACATTCTCGTTTCTCCAATAATGTTGGTGTTGCACCTGATGATATATCTCTATCTTTATTTCCATTACGTGCTAGGACGTCATAAACCTCACGCGGTGCAGCAAGGCCCCACTCAAGTGAGTTTACTTTCATCCGAAGTGTATCGGGCTGGGTCAATAGCGCGCTCCACTCCTCGTTTAGTTCATAATGACGGTTTTTAAAACCGTGTTTAATTGGCTGTCGGTGAACGGTGCCGTTGTACCTTACCGCCACGATGCTATCGCCACCATCCATGTACCGGAAATGGCTGACGTTCTTTAACCAACGCGTGGCCTCTTCCGGACCCTCATAATCGCGGAAAGGGACATAGCCTAGATGGTAACTCTGCAACCGGTGTCGTTCGACAAGTAAACAGCTCGGACAGGCGCCGCACGCATGCGGTATGCCAGTGGAGATAACGTCGGGCCGCTCACAGGCCCAGTTCATCCACTTTAATGGCGTATTGCCAACGGCGGTTGCATTCAGGAAGCTCGCGAGATCCACTTTGTGTACCTTGGAGAACGGGAATTCGAGCCTGGTACGTTTCGTGTTGCGACCCAATAGAGGGTGGTGGGCCGACCACCAACGTTGCAGTTCAGGTAAGAAGGAGATGGCATCATCACCCATGACATACGCCTGGAGCACCACGTCCACGTCCGGCTTGACGTGCAGCAGCGCCCCGCCCAGCAGCAACAGCGTCTGAGCCAACAATAACCGATCGGCTGTCGTGGTATTCCTTTCCAGGGTGATGGTGTTAAACGAACGGATACTACCTGGCACGTTACTGATGTACTTCCTGATCTCCCTTTTAAGGCGCTGGCGTGTCAAGTGCTCTACTTCCAGGTTAGGGATCTGTTCGCCCTCCACGCAGAGAAGATCGACCGCCGCCCCGGCCTGCAGCAGGCCATACAACAGTGTATTGGAGTCGAGTCCGCCCGACCACAGCAGAGCCACATTTTTGTTTTTGTATTTGCGCAGCACCTGTTCAACAATCATTGATTACCGTCCCATTTGATCACGTCCATTTTTCCGTTAAATACTTGCCATGCCAACTTAACCCGCTCGCGCAGCGTCCTATGGTTTACTGGACGGGCCGGGATCCATCGTCCCCGGCACTGCGTAGCCGTACCTGCAATCGTGCCTACTGAACGAGGGGTGTATTCATTAATAGTCACATAACGTTTCATAGCGCTTCCCTTAGTTGGATTAGTTTTTTATCGATTTCATCAAAGCCGTCTTTGTCCAGCAAATTAATCACTGGTACGCCATGCATCTTGGCAATCTTAACAGCGGTGGCGGTTCCGCCTTTAACCACACCGCTACGCGTCGTGTAAGCACTGCAGAGAACAAACTCTACCGGTTCGTTGAGTTCCGGACCAAGGATCTGGTAGACATTACGTGCGTGCAATTGGCGCATGAACCGAGTTAGGTTATGCCAGCCACCATGGATGTCTCGTGCTAACCTGGCGGCCTCGTTGCGAATAGTCCTTTCTAACATGGCGTTACGACAGGCCCCGCCTAGATCGCCGTGGGCAAACCCATTGAAATGGTGGTCTGGCAGCCAGATCGTGCCGAATTCGGCACCAGGATACCCTGTATCTACAGACATCCGATAGATAGCGTTAGATAATGCTGTGTCAGGTCCTGGAGCGCCGCCAGAGACACCATGATACCCTAAGGTGAGTAACTCTACCGCGTATTCTTCCAAGGCGTCACAGACGGTCTGAGGCGTCTTACGCGAACCTATGATTGCTACTTTTTTCATACGTCCTCCATGATGATTAACGCAGCGGTAGAAAAAAAAGCGATGGGCCGAAGCCCACCGTGTAGTCAAGGTTTGCCCACCTTCAACTGTGCCATCAGTTGGTCTTTGTAATGCTGACTAACCCCCGACATCAGCAAGAACCGCATGACAGTGTCATCGTCCACATCGTCCAAGATTCGCGCCACTACCAAGTCCAGGTCATCGTCACTGAAGTCCACGCCGGGACACTTAGCGATGATTTCCGATACAGAGATGGCATCCGCGTCCACATGTTCAATGCAATACAGCGCAGAACGCTTGTAGGCGCGCGGTGTCTGCAAGAAGAACATCATCGAGGGGTCATCCTTATACGTCAAGCAGAACTCGTTCAGCAGCTCCTTAGACGCATTCAGGATCAACTTGTCGAAGAGTTGTCGACGGAACGAGTCAATCCCTACCGCCACGGCGATTTCGGGATATACCGTTTCGCGCATGGCCGACGTCAGGTGGTCGTTCTCGTACAATGCAATCATGTCCACCGGCTTGCCGTGTTTGGCGATTGCGGCCATGATGTCGTGAATGGTGGATTTATCAAACCGTCCCTTGGCTGCCAGGTATTTGATCGCTCGCGGATTGGTCGGTTGGCTGGAGAGCAGGTACTCGGTTTGCGTGACTGTGTCCGGCGACTTCAAGTTGGCGTAGAACTCATTGCTATTGAAGTGGTTTGACGTGGTCAGCAAGAGCTGCTCAGTCAGCTCTTCGTTGTACGTACTACAAGCCATCAGGATCAGTCGAGAGGTCAGGTAGTTCCAATCAGAACTCTCCGACAGTTCCATCAGTGCCGGGTCAACTAGCATGGTAGGGTGGTTAATCTGCTCCAGGTGCTTGATGATCGCAGGGCTGGCGTCAGTTAGGCTGTACCGTCGCAGATCCTCCGGCTGCGTGATGGGCAAGGTACCGTCTTGAAACGCCTGTTCAATCAGTGCCCGCTTGACCTCCACCGACACCGTGGGATTGTTCAACACGCTGTCTAGCCGCACGTTGTAATCGTGAGCTTCTTGCAATGTGATGTTATCGTAACACCGCACGAAGTACGACGGCGGCAACGTATCACGAAACACGTCCACGGTGAACGCCAGGTGGTTGATCTTGGGGTTAGTGGTAACCGCCACCAGCTCATTACGAGCAAAGGTGTTAATGTCCATGGCCCGCACACGCTCAGGTGTCAGGCGTGTCCAAGCACGCAACATCTGTGCACGGGTTAGCGCCCCCTTACGCAGTAGAATATAAATGTCCTCCTCTGGCAGGTCTAGACGTGTGGACTCATACCGTTCCAACACCTCCGAGATACCACTGGAACGATTTGTAAAGAACTTCAGGTTGTCCTTATTAATGACCAGCATAGCTTATTCCTCCTGTCGTGTCTTCCTGACACGGGTATACAAAGTCCGTCTATCCCAAACGGTCCGTTGTGGCAGAACCTACTCCCCACCACAACGGGAAGCTACATCACTGCCATGAAGCATGTGGATGATATATGTCCAACATGTTTTACAAGGCAGGTCACGGACGCACCCTCTCCTCCTAATACGTCAGGCGCTATGTATAATAAGATTAATCGCCCCGCTCGATGTACGAGTCTATTATCGATACGATACGGTAATACGATTCCAGGCTAATTACCGTGAGCTTTTGCTGATCAGGTTTAAACGCACTTGCTGGCGCCTCCACTGCACACACTAGCACCCCCTCACTGTTCGGCAAACGAAACGCACCTGCCCCATTGGCCAATAGCTTAGCGGCCAAATCCCCATCTATCAGGTTTCTACTAATACTGTCCAGTGTGTTTACCAACCGGTAGATGCGGTAGCCTTCTAACTCCCACAGTCGCTCATCCATCTTGGCGGCCAGGTCATCCATCAGATAACGAGAACCCAACGCACGGTCGAACGTCGCACCGGCGGCCGTTTTATTGATCGCCTGTGCCACCACAAACCCACCAGGCAGAGAGCTGAGACCGAGCAGCGCAGGAATACCTTGAACGTTGATGTCTGTGATATCCTTATTCGCCAACGTGTGGAGCTTATTGAGGTGACTACTGTCGACCTTGCGGTAATCTTTCCATAATAACCCATATATAGGACGGCGAAGTAACGTCAGGGCTGCTATCCGTCCTTGCGGCAACATTTCGAAGAAGCTCTCTTTCATGTCTACCATTTTAGGATTATCAAAGTAATAAAGGTAGCGACCCTCCATCGGCACCGACAACAACACCGCAATCGAGCGGTCGGTGGCAGCAAACTGCGCACCGCGATCAAAGAACCGTGCGGTCTTTTTGATCCACTCAATCGGGTTATTCAACAACTCACTCATACAAGGTCTCCGTTAAAGGTCACAATTCAATAGAATGCGGATGGAGGTAAGAATTAACAGGTGGTTGTTTTGACGCACAAAAAAAAAGGAGGGGCCGAAGCCCCTCCAATTACTTAGCAGTGGTCACTTACGGAGCAGCGGGAGCCGGGGCTTCAAAGCCATTCAGCAGGTTGGTCGCTACACGGGTCGCCAGAGAGTCAACTACAGCGATGTCGAAGTGGTTGGTGTATGCCAGGTTCTCGGCTTTTGCAGAGACGCGCAGTACGCCAGCAGACTGGACAGCAACAGTGAAGTCAGCGTCAGTCATGGCCACGCCGAACTTACGCAGGATCTCTGCGAAGAACACGGCGTTGTCTTCAGGCAGACCGTTCACGTTCAGGGGCACGTCAACTTCACGGAAGTTGGGGTTGATCACGCTGAACAGTTCGGTCAGGTCGATGCGCTTGTAGGTGAACTCAACGTAGTCGCCTTCCACTTCAGAAGGCATGGTCAGCAGGTCGATCTGGACAGAAGTATCCTGGATGTCGCCCACTTCGCCCACGAAGGGCTGCGGAGGCAGGATAGCCACGTCGGCTTCAACCAGACCCAGGTTGTTGGCGTCGTTGAGCAGACCCAGCAGCATTTCGACCGGGCGCTTGGTCATATCAGTGATGTATGCCATGGAGATTTTTCCTTTCTTGGGATTTGAGGATTAACGTAAGCAAACTCAGGCGGCAACTACGTCACCGCCAGACCATTACTCAACTACGTCAGCTTCCTGAATCGGGCTGTAGATAAAGCCGTTCAGCTTAGTAGTGGTGATGGTTTCAGAGAAGTGCTTCGGCATCTGGAAAGAGACAGTGGGCTTGAAGACCATTGACTCAACGGTAAAGTCCAGGAAGTACCGGTTAGACACGCCATCCAGGCGACGGACCACGCTGACGGTTTCAGCAGCGGCGTTCAGATCGATACCGTCACGCAGGGCAGCAGCTTTAAACGCGGCGATGGCAGCGGTAACGGAGGCAACGGGATCCCATTCGTCGGGAGCGTACCAGTCGAAGTCGCCGTCTTCCAGGGTCATTGCAGTGACGTCAGCCAGCGCTACCTTGTTGAAGTACACTTCAACAGTATCGGGAGCGTAGTTGGCGTTTTGCAGGGTGACGGCGTACTCACGCGGAATGGCTTCTTCAGGAGCCACTTCACGCTCGTTCACCAGCAGAACATCTGCCAGAGTCAGCGCGGTACCCACAGTGGCCACGTTGTCGTGGTTCACCAGCTCGATGAAGCTTTGCTTGTGGGCCTTAGTCATGTCAAGAACGTAGTTTGCCATGATTTTGTCCTTATTGATGATGGGAAAGTGAGTGTAGACAAGTTTCTACATAGTATACAATATCGGCAGTTTATATCCGAAGCGCATCGCCCCAGTGTTTATGCGGGTTTGCTGAGAAAAGTTTTATTTTAACCGTAAATTACGATGTCGCTGGTTTTATAGCCAGGCATGAATATTACTTTGTTTGTAACTGCCGCTATCCCATGTTGACTCCTAGTAGGTACCGGTCCGGTCAGCGTTGACCATTCACCTGTTATAGTGTTATACTTTTCGAAATTTGCGCTATTCGAGCTACTTATATACACGTTATTTCCATGTGTTGTTACTGCGGCATATTGCCGTTTAACAAGTCCTCCTGGAATGTCCGTTAACTCGCCAGTAGTTAAGTCCAATTTTGAAAAGCCATCATGGTAAACCAAGTACCAATCTTTTCCTATGGTTTTACCGCCAAAGTAATAACCGAGATCTCGCATCCCTCCAAAGGCCAACTCCCAGCTACCACTGACTGTGTCAAATGCTGCAACTTGCGTCCCGAAGTAATAATAAACTTTCTTATTGTGGTACGCAATATTCGACGATACGCCAGATGCGAATTGTCCGGGCAACGACGGAAGCGCGACCCATACCCTTGAGGATAACGAATACCTTATAAATTGTCTTGCCGTCTGTCCCGCCCCCATGACGTACAGATATTCCCCATCTGTGCACATTGAATGGTTTAGCGAAATCAGGGGCGACCCCAAGGATGTCCATGTGTTTGTCGAATAGTCGTATCTAAAAAAGGCGCTATTGGGCGTTGATGGGGACGCTCGCCGCCCACCGTGCATAAATACGACATCGCCCACGGCCACAGAAGCATATGCAAACCTATCATCTGCGTATGTTGGGTTGTTTATTTTAACATAGACGTCGTCTATAACGACCTCAGTCGTCAACTCAAATCCGTTCAGCTCACGATAGCCGATTCGACTGTCCAATGACAATTCAATCACGAGCGGACTGTATCCTACAAAAGCGGGGTTATTTACCTTCGCGAAGAACACGTCATGCCCTTCGATTTGTTTGACGCCAAACATCCCACTCTCAGTATTGATACCGTACTTCCTCGCCACCTCCTGAAGTACCAGCACCTCATCAAAGCTACCGTCTGCCTTAATATCGACTTCCCTGAGTTTGACCTCGACCACACTAAACAGCGTCGCCAAGTCAATTCGGTTAAAGTGGATTGACGCATACGGCACGTCTGCAGTTTCAGGGTGTCCCACCAACGTCACATCGACAACCGTGTTATATGGTTCCAATGGCGAAGGCTTAGGTTCCGACCCGACGGTCAGTTCAACTTCACTGTAGTTAGTGTCATTGAAATGGTTAAAGAGTTCACGCATCAGTGTACTAGGATGTTTATTCAACTCTACAACATACGACATCTCTAAGCTCCTTCCGATAAAAAAAATGTGCCTTATCAAAAGATGCAAAAAAAAAGAGGGCAGGCATAACGCCTGCCCCCCATAAAACCACGGTCCGTCTTGCACACCGTCCCGTGGGCTTCCCTCTAACCTAACTCAGTTTACAGAACAGTTCTTGGCAGAACCGTTCTCAAATTCCCAACCAAAGTCCGGATGGTAGTCTACTACCAGACTCGGATCGATTTGTTTGACGCCGTCTTGCAATACGCAAGACAGGACGGCTTCGCCAGATTGTACCTGTGCCAGCAGGTCGGCACTGGACAGGTTCAGGCCAACCAACAGAACAACGGCAACGACGATGGCGATAACAACATGATAACGTTTCATACTCGAATCTCCTAGATATTAAAGTCGGTTAGTGCACGTTTAGTGTGCAACTTCACCTAGATGATATATATCTGAGATTTCTTTTATTGTCACCGTGGCTTATTAGCCTGCCCAACCCGCACCGGCAGGACCTCCACTGCGTACACTGTGTCTACCAACTGTGCCACTGCTTCTCGCATTGGTTGGTTCATCGGCGGCGATGGCTTCAATCGCCCACTGTGGTATTCCAGCACATATCGTCGATCTCCCCACCCATGGCCAAAACCTACAATCTTGAACCCGCTCTTTAAGAACAGTTGCAATGCTGGCAGGTTATCGGTCTCTACACTGGCCCGCAGATGATCGTGGGTGTGCTTATCGATGGCATGCTGCAATAGTGTTTCACCATACCCTGAACGACGCATGTCGGTCGCCACATGAACGTATTCTACCCGAGCGCCGTTATAAACAATGGCCCCCACACACTGCCCTTCGTCCACGTACCCCACTACTTTCAACCCGTCACGCTCAGCCACGTACTGAGCCAAGGCGGGAAACTTCTTCAAATGCTCTTCAGTAAACTCAATGATACGCATCACCACTCACTCCACTTCAGGGTAATTCACATGACGGTCTTGTTCCAGATCAAAATGAATCAACCATCGCACACGACCTAAGATGCGCCACACCGTCACCTCGCTAAGGTAATGTTTAAACATGTCGCGCGGAATACCAATGTCGAGTTCGCGACATTGTTCATACGTGGTTTGATTCGGTAATTCCGACCCTGGACAACTTACGTATCGGTCGATCAGGGCATATACCGCATCCAGCGCCTGTTCCACATGCCGTTGGGTGTAAGTGTCTTTATGAGGGATTTCTACCCGCCGCAGGAACCGCTCTGCCGAATACTGCACCAATGCACGGCGGCGCTGTGCGCTGTATAGAGACAATCCCGCATGATGACACCGAAATCTGAAATAGTGACGCAGCGCCCTGGCCAGGAACGTCGTATCGCCGTAGTGCTTACCCAGGCAATGTGGTACGGTGAAGGCCCGTTGCAGCACGCTGATGTCGTAGGTGACGATTCGTTTCTTCGGACTCATGCTCTTACCTTATAAATGCTGCAGTTAACATAGCATTATTTCAACTGGTATTTTAATACAAATAAAAGCTAGGGATGCCGAAGCATCCCTAGACTTAACGACGCTTTGCGATACGATGCAACAGGGCGTTCACCACCAGCTCCTGCAGTGGACCTACCCGGATACCGAAGAAGCTCAGCAACGCCAACGACGGCACGCCAAAGACGATAAGCAGCTCTTCCACTGAAGGCATACGACCATTTTCGAGGTATTGCTGACCCAGCATCGCACCAAAACCAGCGGACAGAAACACAATCACCACCGCAATCATCATCGCGATGTACGCGCGAGCACGAGAAGACGGTGTCTCTTCTTCCATGGTGGTTTTGAGTTCAGTCCAGGCGGTGAACTTCGCCAACTCGGAATCGATGGTTTTGTTCAGGAACTGGAGTTTCTGCTCGGCCGGCAGCGACTCGATCAGTCCGCCCAACTCTTCCCCGGTGAGGGTGTCTCGCGGCAGTTCTTTCCCCACTACCATCTCCGCGATGTCCATGATCACACCGCCCAACGGCACTTCTTTCAACAGCGACTTACCGGTCGCTTTCAGGATCTTCCCGATGTTCATGATGCTTTCCTCTTTTTGCGTCGTCTGGATTTTTTTGCGGTTTTGGGTTTCTTCATGGAGAATGACTCATCCAACAAAAACTTTCGCAGTACAGCATGATTTACTGCCGTGGCGTCGATAGCATGCTCGTCAAGCTCCAGAAGAGGTACCTCTTCCGCACAGGATTCCTGATAAAGCGTAAGAATTGCAGCGCGAACATCGTCCTTAGTGGTTTTGATGTGAGAAACACCAACCGCGTTCTTCACAGTAATGGGGTCGATGCGACGCAAGTACAAGCTCGGACTGTAGTCCCAACACACCGCACGTAACATGGCATGACATTCCACCAACGCCGCAAATGCATCCACACGACCCCTGCCGAGGAACGGACTCTCAGCTGATACCAAGGTGGGGGTGGTGAGTCGCATCAGCTCATATAGCCGCTCATAGTGCGATACCAACCGAAGATCACGCCCACCTCTTAACTCTTCTGCCCAAGGGCGCCCGCGGATCTCTCTTGATGCCACGAACGTGTCAGCATACACCAAGGTCGGCTCGTAGGTATCAATCGACACGTCGGTGATCGCCACGCCTAAGGTATCGGTGCCTGGGTCAATTCCCAGCAGTCGGATCACATCATCTGCGGGACCCTCGGGGAACCTCACAGCAACGTACCGCCGCTAGCGCTGCCGGTCTGCTGCGGCACCTGACCTGCAGCCAACACCATCGGCTCGGTCTGGCCAATGTTCAGTACGTACGCCAGACTACGGTTAGCATAAGCCACGTTGGTGAAAGTGGTCAGGAACACGGCAACTTGTGCACCAATCACTTCGTTGTACTGGAACGGGGATCCCACCATGCTCTCACCCGTGGCTACAGTGTCAATGCCAGTGCAAAGGCAGAACTCAGACACCACCGCTTTGCGCGGGTCGCCGTACAACACCGTGGCCACGTTCAGCAGCTCTTGAATGTCGAACTGGTCCAGTGGGACAGTGGTTTCTGCCGATGTGTGGACGTAGTCGCCGTCACTGACTGCCAGTTTGTCATCGACTTCGTAATCGTAGTCAGGGGACGCAGGTGGTGTGGGGTACAGGTTGATGTCAGAGTATTCAAACTCCCGCACGCTCTTCTGGCCGTCACGGATACGAGTGTAGTAGTCCATGGTCCGCACACCACGGAAATCCAACCGCTTCATGTAGTATGCCCAATAACGACGGCCGCCATGCTCTTCGATGCGGCGCAGGGCGTATCGCTCCCGTACGTCATCACCCAGGTCTTTGTCTACCGGACGCAGCACTAGCGGGATGATGTTGTAGGGAGCAGCATCGGTCGGGTTGTGCTTGACTGGAATAGGTGTGGCCAGGTTATCGGTGGCGGTAACGATATGCCCACCATTACCCACGCACAGGAACCGTGCTTCCGGTTTCGCCAATGCTTCAGGTCGACGATCTGCCAGGATACCCAAGTGTTCGTTCAGGGTGGACTTTTCTTTATAGGTGATCGGCAGACCCAGGAAGATGGAGTTCTGCACGTTCAGCCCCGCCAGGGTGTTCGTAACATGCTTGCCGTCGTACGGCTTGGTTTCAATTGTACTCACAATGGTACCTCAACTGAATTGGCGTAAAAGCCGTTCAACAATGTGTTTTGGAGTCGGTCGGTGAGGACCTCGACATATTTCAAATGGATGACGCCGGCATACACCAGCGACTGGCCAGAGATACGGAGCAAATCATCGACGGCGTCTATTGGCACCACATCACTGATGATGTCGATTGGATCCAGGCGGATGCCTAGTTCCCGCAACACCACCGGTCGTGCATCGCCAGTAAAGGCCACCGGTGGCGGTACTAAGACGCTGACCCCATCCAGGTACTTGGTGAGGTTAATGCGATTATAATAGATACGCACTGCCCCCGACCAACCAGTGTTGGGCCGGGCTCGGAGCACCACTGTCGTGTCACACCCACGGTAGTCTATCTTTGCCAATGTATCGCGGTCAAAATAAACGTCGTCCAATGAAAAGTTTTTGCCGTAGGATTCGTTGATCCTGCGGATCAACACCTCGTCTGGAGGGAGTGATAAATCGATCGTTGCCATAACAATAAGTTTCCCGTAGTTGTATACTAAAAAATGTTATCTCCAAGAACAGTCATAGGATACCTTACCCCTGTTAAACGTTATTGCACGATTTCTCGGTAGTCTTGAACTGTCGTGGCTGGTCGCACCACGGAAACTTCCAGCCGTTCACTGAGGTCGGTGCTGGCTTCCACGTAATGCGGCACGTCGTAAGTCAAGTCTTCCACTAGCTGATGATCGAGCAATTCAGGGTAATTTATCTGGATCTGACTGCCATCGCGGATAGCCTGCTCGGCGCGCAGGATCGTCACGGGATGTCCTTGCAGATTCGCATCGCTGACCTCGTCGCCGTCGACGTGGCCCGGTATACCACCACGGGAGTTCGTGGCAATAACTTCACCGCCGATGATTTCTTCAATGAACTGAATGGTGTAGCTACTCAACCGGCGGAACAATCGCACCATCGCAGATTGGATTTCTTTGAGGCTGATCAAGTTGAGCTTGCTGAAGTCAGTCGCTGCATTGAGGGCAGCCATTGCCATGTCTTGCCACGCTTCCATCGACATCTTCTCGCGATCCAACGCGATATAAAGGAAGAAGTCGTCATACGTTCGTATCGTGGGACTACGAATGTCACACACGTAATCAACGTAGTTGTAATCATACATCGCCCGCCGACCGGCACGCTCTGTCCACCGATGGGGCTGGTAAACATACTGATGGCGTACCCGCTTACGCGCAGTGATGGTCTGACAAACTCGCATGAAGTCTTCCGGGATGGCGATGTCGTCGTAGATTTCATAATGCGTCTTGGCAAAGAACTCCAGTTCGTCGTCCCACCCCTCGAAGTGATCGTGCTCCAAAATCGCCAAGTATTCCGAATCTGGAATCCATCGCTTACGCATCACGCCATACGCCAAGAACTCCGGGATGTCTTTCATCGCCACCCCATGGAATCCCTGGGCATGGGCATACGCAAACAGGATGAACAGCTCACGTGTGTCAAGACGAATATTGTCACCATTCAATGGGTTGATGATGTCAATGGCGGTCTCGTACATGCCGGCGGCGGCCATGTACAACCATTCGTTAATCAGGGTATCAATCAATTTGATCGGGTCGATGTTCTCCGGATCAATGGCCGATACTTCTAATACCTTAGTCGGCAGGTTGGACATGGAACTGTGCTTGCCGGCAAACTCCGCCTCAGCAATGTAGTCGTTAAGAAACCGCGGGTTGTCTCGCGCCAAACCGCTTTCTTTATACAGGACGTCATCAACGTCCCATTCGCTCAGATCGCGCGACGTCAATCCGGTCTGTAGATTTAACTGGTTCTTCACGAAGACTGGTGTTGGTGATAACTCACCGGCGGCAATGTCCATGTCCTTCTGTCGCAGGGTGTAATCGTACAACGGCAGATACCTGGCGGTGAGCAAGTTCTCCACCAGCAGATCAAAGGTGTCTTGCAGTCCAGTATGTCGTTCTATGTACAGTAGGTTGCGGTACAGGAACAGCATCTGGCCCAGAGTTAGGTAGGGTACGAATTCTTCTAGCCGTTGGTGTGAAGCCAAGTACGTTATGATATGAAAGCTGTGGGTTTTGGACGTCTTGATGTTCAATTCCCGCAGGTCGAGGATCTTGACCGGTAAGAACGCGTACATCTTCGCCACGATCACCGCCACGAACAACTCGTCCGTTTCCGCAAAGCTTTCCATCAGATAGCGGTACATGTACCCCCGCATCCAGTCTTCAAGGTCGAGAATCAATGACCGCTCTTGGATTTCGACTTTATCTGCATCGTGCCAAAGCACGGTGCAGTCTTTGGCTTCCACCGCACGTTCAATCGGAATGGGGCGCAATATCCCCCGGATCAGGTTAGACTGCTGTGGGTATCGTTCAATCAACCGATCGACATAACTGCGGTTGTAAAGATAAACCGAACGTGTTTTCTTATGTATCTTTAAATTTTTACCGTTGAATTCTATTTCAGACCCATCGTCCAATGAAGTGATGGTCATCGACGTGTCAAAAAAATGATACTGACCAGCGAGGTGCTGATAATAGCGCCATTCGTACCGGTTTTCGCTGACAGCAATACCGCTATCAGCCAGTTCACGGTTCATTGCGCGACCGATCCAGTCCAGCCGGATGATCATCGTACGCGCAAGCTCGAACGTGTTCCGTAGATAAATGTTGTACAATGAGTAGTTCATAAATGACACCGGCTAATCTGTAGAGGTTTTTTACATGCAAACTAAAAGGAATGGGACGTCACCTATCGATCGCCGCACACACAGCAGCACAGTAGGCGGTCGCGATGAAGTCGTCGACTCCATCGTACGTAAGCTAATCAAGCCGCGTAACGAATCGCAGTCGTCTCAAAGTGGCGCAAAAATACCGACGCAGCATGAGCTGGCGCCGATCATGCGAAATAACATCCAACGTGCCACGGATAACGACTACATCTTTGAAGTACTGCCGGACCTTGAGCTGGTGGCACAGGTGGCCATTTCCAGTATCCTGTCCAGCAAGGACATGGTGACCACCGCCATTAACTACGACTGTCAAAGCAATGACCTCCCACTGGAGCTCAAGTCGGAAATGATTCGGTTGGTAAAAACCCATTTTGATGATGAGTATAAACTCCCAACATACCTTTATGACATTCTGTACGATGTCATGTTCAAGACCGGCTCGTATGCGGCCGCCATCATCCCCGAAACATCAGTCGATGCAATCATCAATGACGGCAATAACACGCGGGTAGGTACGGAAGAATTTAAAGCGGAGCTACGTAAATCCTTCCGGCGGCGAGGACTGCTGGGACCCATTGATACGGAACGCACGTCGGGGGTTGGTCTTGAGGCATTGGGGTTGGATGGGCCTAAATCAGCGACCGATGACCAGATGATCATTCGGTTCGAAAATGAAAAACTGGCGCCCATCCATTTAACAGATAACCCCGACACCGTCAAACTTCAGCGGATTCAGCAAACCCTCACCAAACGTCATGTGGCGGCCGCATATAATGTATCCGTTGAATCGGGTGGAGAGGTCGTGTATGACCGCAACAGCTTCAAGACGCCGCTGTATCGCACGAAGACCGTGGAAGACATGAAGCGCGCTGAAGATAGTGACCGTCCCTCCATCGGCCACCCGCTAATCATGCATCTGCCTTCCGAGTCGGTGATTCCAGTGCATGTGCCGGGCGACTTCAAAGTTCATGTCGGTTACCTGGTATTGCTCGATAACACCGGCAACCCAGTCAGCCGCCATGACCTGATGAACAACACCACGGCGTGGGCGTGGATGAACGGTGACGCCTCCTCTCAGCTGATCAAAGACGCTGCTGAAGGCTTGGGTCTAGGTACAGATAAGCAAGAGCAGTGGACCATCAGCCACCTGAATAACTGTTACGCAGACCTGGTATCAGACAAGCTGATTCGGTCACTGAACAACGGTGTGTATGGTGACTCGGTGACGATCGCTCGTCCGCAGGAAGTGTACCGTATCATGATGGCGCGGAGTCTGGCCCGTAAGAACACGCAGATCTTGTACATCCCGTCTGAGCAGTTGACCTACTTTGCATTGGACTACCACAAGGACGGCACCGGTCGTTCCATGACCGATAAGACGCGGGTGGTGGCCGCAGCACGATCGGCGATTGCCTTTGCCACTATGCAGGGCTCTATCCTTAATGCCACGCGCAATTTGCAATACGACATCATCCTCGACCCAGACGATCGGGAACCGGAGAAGACCATTGACGACGTACAGTACCGGGTCAGTCAGGGGTTTGCGTCGCGGATCCCGTTTACTGGCAGTATCAAGGATGTGGAGTCTTACTTCGCTAATGCAGGTATCTCCTTCAACATCGAAGGGAACGCCCATTACCCCAGCTCCAAAACTGCGGTGTCGGACATCACGCCCGACTACAAGATCCCGGCCAAAGACATCTCCGATGACCTGGCGCGGCAACATTACCGTGGGTTTGGTGCGGATCCTGATTTGATCATGACACCAGAGTCGATTGAGTTTGCCACGCAGGTGGTTTCCAAGGACTTAATCGCTACTAAGCAGATCTGCAAGAACCAGGAGAAGATCGCCCCCCACCTGACTCACTTTGTGAAAACCTACATCATTAGCTCCGGACCACTGCTGAAAAAACTGGCAGAGCTGATTAAGGAACACTACGAGTCTGGGGAAAGCAAGCTTCGTGAAGGGGAAACTGGCCACTATATCAACGACTTCCTTAGTAGCCTAACGGTGACTTTGCCGCCACCGGACATGTCCATGTTGGCGTCTCAGCTCAATGCCTTTGAAGACGAAGAGCAAGCCATTGATAAGATGGTGGACCTGTGGCTGGATGAGGAGTTGCTAGGTGAGTCAGTTGGCTTTGATGTGCGGCGGGCCAAGTCTGTGATCGCCAATCACCTGAAGCGGAACTGGTTGCGTAAGAACGCGGTGAAGGAAGACCTGATCGACCTGTTCGAAAACGAAGAGAACCGGGCTGAGCTAGTACAAATCATCGGTAACGAAAACGTGAAGATCACTGAAGTGGTCAGTATGATCATGAAGCGTGTTGACTCCCGCGTCAAGACCGTAGTTGAGAACATCGAGATGCCTGAAGGTGTCGGTGGTGGCGGTTTTGGCAGTGATGATTTTGGTGGCGATGATGAGTTTGGTGGGAGTGGAGATGACGAATTCGGCGAAGGTGCCGATGAAGACTTCGGTGGAGATGACGGTGGGTTTGATGATGACGCAGACATGGACTTCGGTAGCGATACCGCAGACGGCGGCGCTGAAGAACCCGACGATGTAGATGATGAACCTTTAGCATAACTTGGTTGGGGCTTCGGCCCCAGCCCATTCTCTTTATTTGCACAAAAAAAAAAAGAGGGCCGAAGCCCTCTACGTATTGGTTCAATTACAGCTTACGAACCTTGATCGCGCCACCGGACTGATTACCTGCCAGTATCATCAGCTGATTCCCTACAGAGTCGACAATGACGATGCCGGACATTTTCAGGGACCGGTTACGGTATGCGACCAGACGCTCACAAGCGCTGTAGAAATCCGGCGTGTACTTGAACTCTACGGCAGCGATGTGGTCCTTGTTAGAGAACTGCAGGCCGTCTGCCAACAGGTCACCGGCCGCGCGTACCACTACCAGATTAGTACGGAACCAGCAATATTGGATTTCCGCAGTGTTCTCGATGATCGGGTACAGTACGCCTTCGCTTGCCAGCTTGGCCGCTTTTTCAAAATCCAGCATGGCGAAGTTATGGCGCAGGAATTCCCGTTCCAGCTCACACCACTTGGCGTACTCGTCAGCTTGTGCCGGCGACTTCAGGTATTTCATGCCTTCATGATAGTGCTGAATGAAGGAGTCAAGGCTAGCACTGTACGGCAGCACGATGGCCAGCAGATTGTTGAACAGGAACTGCAGGTTCTCCTCCAGGAATGACAGATAACCATTGGCCAGGAATGCGTCAGTGCGCGACATGGTAGGAATGGCGTCCTGGATTAAGGTCATGGTGTTGTGCCAGCTCTCGAAGGTACTGTACCGATCGGCCCCCGCCATCAGGCTAAGGATAGACTTAGGCACAGCAATCGGACGGTACTGATCGCCTTTGGCGATGGTGTAGTCAGCGTCAGTCAACAACTTACCTTCCAGACCAACCATGCACAGGCGCCAATCAGTGTTGCAGAAGCTCACCGGCTGTACCTGCACGATCTTAGCAGCCACGGCCGCTTCTTCCGCTTCTGCAGTGCCCACATCTGGCAGTTTACGGAAATCCACCTGAGGCACAACCACACCACCTTGCTTGTCGGTGGAAACGTAGCTGCGTTTGATTTCGTGGTCCTTATACTCCTCCACGTTATCCCCTTTCTCAAACACGGTTTCAAACACGCCCCGCTCGGTCCCAACATGCACAGTCACCTGTTCAGTGGGGTTGATCATCCAACTGTAGTTGGTGTTCGGTTCAAACTGAGGCACCACTTTGGATTTTTCTTTCAGTACGATCTTGGGCTGGGTGACGACAGTGGCGTCTTTCAGCTCAGTACGGCGTTTCGGCTCCACACGTTCCTCCTCGCGACGGGTGTCGCGGCGATCATCACCCCGTTGGGGCGACCGGTTGCCAGCATTGTAATTGGTCCGCACACTGGTGGTACCACGACCACCACGACGACTGGTACCACGACCACGACCACGATCGTCCAAGCGGTCATCGCGGTCGCGGCGACTATCGCGACGATCGTCCCGGTCGCGACCACGGTCGCGGCGGCTGGAACCACGGCGGTCATCGTAACGGTCGCGACCACCACGACCACGACTACGGCTACCGCCGCGGCGAATTGCAGAGACCAGCTTGGCATGGGTGTCTGCCAGACGCTTAAAGTAATCAAAGTCACGGTCACTCAGAGTGTCCGAGATCTCACGATCTGCCAACGCGAACACTGCGATTGAGAAATCGTAAGCTTGCTTCAGTACCTTATCTAGGGCACGACGGTCGCCCAGAACATCGATACCTTCATCATCACCTTGCATGACGCCGTACGCAACCACATCAATAGCGGTCTGGAAGAAATCATCAGCGTCGCGGTTGTTGTAGTCGCCAGCGCAGATCACATCGCGAATGTCTTCTTCGACCACATCGCGCGTGTCTTCCAAGAACTCGATCATGGTGTCGATTACTTCGCGAACGTCTTCCTCGATCAAAATTCCATGAGTGTTAAAAGCCATTTGTTAATCTCCTGATATAGTGCATATGGATAATATATGCTTGATGTGGTTTTTGTTATGGGCGGGTGCCTTAGCACCCTTTCTGACGGAGGTCGGCATGGACCCGATCCAAGTCATCGACATTTTCTTCTTTGCGCACAATCCGCCCCAACTCATTGATTTTCAAGTAGGGGTTAAGAATCGCCCACCCGAACGGGGACGACTTCGGCAAGTTAGCCACCGACCCCACTTCCAGGAAGCTGGCATGGATGTGCTTGGTTGGGTCATTTAGATCCACAACTTTTTTACCTGAGCCGGAAGCTTTGCGTGCATCGGTCTGATCAATCGCGCGTGAAGTAATCCCCACCAACATGTTGTCCGTGGTAACCAAAAACGGTGTTACTTCTCCGTGGTTGGTCACGATACGTTGAATGGTGTCTGTGTGAATGTTCCGGTGGATAATGGACGACACCTTCTGTCGGGAGACAGGTAGCCCAACTGCCCGTTTGTTGCCATCCATCCCTGCCCGTATCAGGTCCCATGCAGCTTTCTGAATGCCGTAACGGATTTGTGCAGTTACGTACTCAGAACACGTCAGATAACGGCCCCAGAGGTTCGCTAGGTTAGCTGTGCGACTTTCATCCATGCGAGTGGTCTGGTCTGCGATGTAGAACAGGAACTCGTAGATATCACCACACTCGATCCCTTCCATCAACAACTCTTGGCGGAACACGTCATCGATCATCTGTTCCACGTTACCCAGGTGGGTATCGATCTCTGCGATGATGTGCTGGTCACCATGCTTACCACTGCCAAAGATGGAGTAGCCTAACATGATCATCCACAACGAGGGATCGTCCAGGTATTCCTTCACCAAGCGGTTACCGAAGAAGCTGGCCACGTAGAACATGGTCCCGATAAAGATCATGGCGGTGGGTGTCAGCTGTTCCTTCGGCAGTACCACTGCGAACTGTGACCGCGTTTCCTTCTTATATGGCAAGGGAGCCCGACACACCGCAAACTCATTCGTGTCCAACGTCTGCAACTTTGGATCGTTGTCGTGGTACACCTGCACGTCAATGTTCAAGAACTGTGCAAAAGTATTGGTGATGCCGTACCGTGCAAACAGCCATCCGATCAGTGGCGGTTTGAACTTGGCGTTGCCGTCTTTCTTGCCACGATGCAGTTCCGTAGTAACGGGAATGTACACATGCTCAGTGTTACCGTTAACCAGGAAGCTGCGAGGCGTCCGTTCAAAGTTCACCCGGTTACTGGGGAATTCGACGAAATACCCTTTCGGTGTAACCGACAGGCCTTTGGTCTTGATCACTGGCATGATGGAGTATTTCACGTTGCGGATGTGCATGACGCCACCGCGACGTACGAATGGGATCTCGATGTATTTGGGAAACTCTTCCCCACCGTTGACGAAGTTGTACTTCACCAGGTAGGTGTCCGTGATGGAGTGTTGATACCCCGCACTTTTATCCGAAGGTTGGCGCCGTACTTTACCATCGGCTTGTACGCGATATTCCTCTTCCACCGGGATTAACTCCATCCCGACGTAGTCAAACCCCTCAGGCAGGCGCGGGTTGTTTTCACGCCGCAGCAAAATGCGCATCAGCTGATCAATCTTTTTATGCAGGTTGACTAACTGATGGTAACTGAACCCCTCCCCGATGATTGGATTGATCTTTGGAATCGCGCCACTCTCGTAGATAAAATCAAGAGCATCTCTCTGCATTACTTTATGCCTTTGCTTTGTACATGCCAAAAGCTAACCCGGCAAACCCCAGAATGGAAGGGACGATCTTAAGCCACTCGGAGGTGTTCTTCCGAACGGCAGACTGTTCTTCGTATTGGTGTTTGATGTCAGCCTCCCTGATTTTGTGGTTGGTTTCTTTCACCTTACGCAGGTGCTCCAACTCCTTCTCGCGTTCTGCCAACTGTGCCTCCATGCGTTTGTTACCCGCTTCGAGCAATTGGATCTCTCGCTTGTGCTCGACTTCCATTTGACTTTTCCCTGCCGACAGCTCCAATTCTTGTAGCTTCAGTGCATGCTTGCGCATCTCAAAGTCATGTTTCGCAACCTCCAACTCATCGCCATGAGCCGCAGCCTCACTGCGCGAGTACCAGAACCGTATAGGGCAATTGTCACTATCCAGCTCATATCGGGTCGCGTCTGCGACCTTGGCCGTGGAGTACGCCACATAGACCCCGTCTGGCATGATCGGTGACTGCACGGTTGGAACTTCGATCACCTCCCCGCCTAGGTTGATGTATCGTCGTCCGAACAGATGGTGTTTGTCTACCACCACGATGCGGTAATTGATCATCCCGGTCTGAGCTTCAGGAATCAGCGCTTCGGTCACACTGGTGCTTGAGCGCGGGTGTTTCGGAACCTCCTCATTACGTTTCTCGGTGAACACCAGATCCAGCACGTCATGATACACCCCACGACAGCCTTCCAATTCCTCGAAAGGAATCTGATACGCCACCGTTAGGGTGTTGCCTTTTCTAGTGCCTCGTGCCATCGCCTCCTCAAACAACCGACGTTCTGTCCCGTCAAACTCAAAGGTTTGCGGCAGACTGTTGAAATGCGTGTCGCTGTTAAAGGTATAGGTGACCAATACTGTAAAGATGCCGCTGGCGTTAGTATCAAGCATCGGGTGCAGGACGGCATTCTGACCGTTCTTCCAAACGACCGTAATAGTCCGACCTGTGCGATTGATGAATGCCAACGACATGGTAAGTTGGGGTCGCAAATTCCCAGGTGGTGGGCTGGATGCCCGTGTGTTAATCGTCTTTAGCATAAATCACCTCGTTGTGCAGGTTGATAAAATATATCTTTATCAACTTTCACTCGAAGGGTCATGCATAACATCGACCTTGCAGTAAAAAAACACGGCCTTGATTATTTTTTAGGGCATTTCTTCACGACGCACAAAAAGAAAAGAGGTGGGCCGAAGCCCACCTCTCATGCTTTGGTTCTGTCACCTATCAATGATCAGGGTACCAGGTCACCAATTACCAGGTCGTCACCGCTACCAGTACCGCCGGCCAGTTCGCCGGTGAATACCATACCTTGAACCGGACGAGACTGGATGAACTCGCGCAGGCCGCGCGGGATGATCACGCCAGTGATCGGGCAGTGTACCACGTGGGTGTTACGGGTCTGCACGGTGATCTCGTTGGCGGTGCCTTCGTTACGGGTCAGGTTGGTATCGGTGATGAGCTCAGGTACCCAGATGTGGTTACCGAAGTTCAGCGGGTTGATGCCGTTGGTGCCGTCGGACACGTTGAAGAACCACTGGATGCGACCTTTCCAACGATTGTCGGCGGTGGTCACGATTTCGTACTCGAACTGGTCACCCAGGGTCGGACGATTGGACTTGCGATCAATCCAGTTGGCGATCACGATGTCGGTCGCGATAATCACCTTGGGCTTGGTCATGGTGTAACCGGACAGCATTTCCAGCGCAGGCTGGAAGCGGGATTCCTGCATGGCACGAACCACTTGCTCGCGGATCAGGCCCACGATGGTGGCAGCCAGGTTCTCATCCACGTCCTGAGAGTCTTTGGTGGACACCAGGTTGGCCACGTCGAACTCGAAGCGATCGAACCAAGGACGCACGTAGTGACGACCCACACCCTCGATCGGCAGTACGTCGTATTCGTTTTCCTTGGTAATACCCTTCACCACTTCTTCCAGCACGTCAGTCACGTTCAGGATCTTGGTGATACACTGAGAGCTGGTGCGGATACGGGAAGCGGTGATCAGTCGCTCAATAGCAGCGCCCTTGTCTTCACGGCCGATCGGCTTACGAGAAGTGATCGGGGAGCCCAGTTGGATCTTGTAACGCTCGCGCTCAACTACGCCGTCCAGCAGCAGGCCTTTGGTACGACGGTTGGAGTTGTCACGGGTCATCTTGTACTCGTAACCTACGGGTACGATTTCCAGCGCATCAACTACGGTCTTGCCGGCACCTTTGGTGTGGTCGATGCGGTCGCCGTCTTCGTTGGACAGTTCCAGGTACTCTACCGGAGAATGCATGGACGATTCAACGCCGGTCTGCAGGTTCAGCTTGTTGTGCACGTCGATGGTGAAGCGCAGCTGGTAGCCGGCTGACTTCAGTTCGTCGAACGCAGTCACGGGCTGACCGGCACGGTCAGTGCTGTCGCCAGACACGAGGAAAGCAGCACCGGAGAAGGACAGTTCCATGCCCATACCGTCGCCTTCCTGGCTCTTGTTGAAGGTAGAGCGCGGCAGGTTGGCGGTGTTCATCACCAGCACTTGGCGGGTGGTGTCAGCAGCGCCTTTCTTCTTCACGGTGAAGTACAGCTTGGCCAGTTCCACGCGACCGTTGATTTCGTCAGACTCATCCAGTACGCCGGAGGTAACCAGCTTGGGATGAGCAGACAGCTCCAGCATGTTCTTTTTCTTACCGGAGAAAGCCAGCGGGTTGGTCCGTACGCTGTAGTCACCGACCATCACGTGGTGCGGAGTTACCAGGCTGGCGTCAACGAAGTTCTCGGCGTTGTCGCCATCTTCCAACATGTAGGGAACGATGTCGATGGAACGGTCTTCCAGGACGGTGTGGTCAGACACGGCATCCAGGATGTTACGGCGCTGGAACGGTACGCTGTCTTTGGAGCGTACGGCATGACGTACGGCGCGGTGCACCATGGACTTGTTGATTTCCATCAGCAGACCAGCATCAGTGGGGTCAGCCACAACGGTGGGCATGATAGTTTCAGCGAAGTTGTCCTGACGGGCGGCCTGTACGTTGAAGGTAAAGGAAGCGGCCAGGTGCTTGTCCAGAGCTTGTTCGGTGAAGTATTCCAGGGCGATGCTTTCAGCACCTTGGTCGCTCAGGCCGTGGGCACCGGCCAGGATGGCAGGGCCATCAACGTCGCCAGATTCCAGCGCAGGGAAATCAGTACGCATGGCGGCATGAGCGTAACCGACCAGGTCACCTTTGGCCATGGCGATGATAGCACCGGCTTGTTTCTGAGCTTCGGTCAGTTCGACATGGCTCTCGGCAGCGATAGCTTGAGCCAGTTGGTCACCCAGCTTCTCTTCGAGGTTGGCACGGTGAGTCATGCTCACACCGTCCATGTGGGATTCCAGGCCGATCACGTTACCAACGGCCTTGCCGTCGCGCAGTTCGGTTTCGTTGGTGGCGAGCAGGTTCTCAGCAGCAGAATACATCTTGCTGAAGCCGACGCTAGCCTGACCTTTATTGAGTTTTGCCATTGTGACTTTTCCTTAATTGTTTTACATGTAAAAACAAACAGTACAAATTTCGCGATGCTAGCGACATGTTAGCACGGAATACTTTCCACATACAATGTGGTCAGCGACGGATTGTCCCGGAAGACCGAGGATTTGTCCACCGCCCCATTTTGGATACGCAAGCGGTTATGCATAACAGCCAACATATCAGTGATCACAGTATAGCGTTTGTCAACACCATCTTGCGTCTGATGCTCGCCACATCCCCCTATAATATAGATGGATGCGCCTTCAGACTGTGTGTCCACGGTAAAGGTGATTTGTGCGAACTCGCCCACGCCAGACGCCAACAACCCAGGGTTCGGTTCTCGATCCCGACCTTGCTGCAAATATGCTTCAAGTTCCGGCATATCGGGAAGTGGGTGGGCAAACAACGAGTTGTACATAAGATACAGTTCCGGGCCGTATTCCTTACCCCTGGTTAAAAAATTAAAGAACTCTATCTGGGCTTTGTGGTAATTAATAACATCAACTTGAGATACTATAGTCGACGTCAGGTTCTCATCAAGTACAGCGAACGACGTGCCCGTGGATTGCAGGTCCTCACGGAGCCAGTCGGGAATGAACACTAACTTGGCCATTACTTATTTCCTCATTTGAATTTTTTTCAGGGGCAGCATGGAACAGAAAATTGCACTCGTGAATAGTCTTGCGTTGATCTATCACGAAAGTAAACTCGGTGAGCGCGGCCGCTATAACGCTCTTATTAAGAAAGTCATAGCCAGTATTAAAACCCCCGAACTGATGGCTGACGGGGACAGTCAAGCTGCACTGGCTGGCGTTAAGTCCATCGTTAAGGACTTGGTAGAGGACGACCTGGTCTTTGATCGCAAAGCGATCCTACAAAAGATTCGGATTTATTGCTCTTTAGACCAATCATTTTACAAAAATATCGAGCATGCGCTGTCAGACGATGAAGACTCTGTAGATGATGTTAAGAAAACCATTGCCAGTTACGCGTCGCAGCTGAGCCTGTACAGTAACCGCAGTGAAATGCGGAGATTGATCTCACGAGCATCGTTTGCCGTGAATAATGACGCAGAAGCCAACCTGAAAGAAGTGGCGCAAGAACTCCAGCATGAGCTGTCCAAACTCAATCGCCATGGTGGGAATGCGGCACGACCTAGTTTGGTGGCCTCAGTTGGGACAGACAACCCGGAAGGGTTCGAAAAGATCTTTGAGAACACCAAACGTCAGCTTGAAGGTAATGTCCTTAAGACCGGCTGGAAGTTCCTGAACCGCATGATGGGCATCAACAACGGCATCGTCCCTGGTGAGCTGTGGCTAATGCCAGCGCTCCCCCACAACGCCAAGACCACGTTCTCACTGATGCTGTCGCTGAGCCTGGGATTGTTTAACGACCCAGCACCATTCGTCCCTGAAGGTAAGAAGGCCATGATCCTCGATCTCTCTTTTGAGAACGAGTTGGAAACTAACTTGCCGATTGCGTACAAGGCCATCAAGGAGAACCTGGAAGGGGTACCGGTCAACATCAAAGACATTGATCCTGCAGAGGCTTCTAAGTACGTTTGTGACAAGCTCCGGGAGCGCGGTTGGGAATACAAGTTCGAGCGACACATCAACTCGGCTTTTGAGATCTCGGCGCTAGAAGAGACCTTTGCGCTGTACGAGTCACAGGGCTACCATATCGTGGTGTGTCGTGCAGACTATCTTGGCACTATTAATCGAGCAGGGCTGGGTAATGGTACTATTGGCAGTGACGTGCGTGAGTTGTACCGCCTGGCACGTAACGTTTGCGCGCCTCGTAAGTGTGCCTTGTTGGCTCCACATCAATTGTCTCCTAAAGCCAAGGAACTGAAGTCCATTGATCCAATGAAGTACGTTCGGTTACTGCCAGGTAAGGGCTACTACGACGGCTGTACCACGGTGGATAACGAGGCTGACGGTGAACTGTACTTCGGTATTACAGAAGTGAACGAGCAGTCGTTCCTGGAAGTGCAGCGTGGCAAGCACCGGACACTGGTGGATACACCGGTGGCACACCGCTACCGTGTCATCCCTTTCAGCGATATGGGCACCTTACCGTGGGATGTGCACCTTGATAAAGACAACAGCATTAAATCGGTGAACACCAACTCTATACTGGGTGAGATGGACGGCCTCTTCGGATAAAAAAAAAAACAAAAAAAAAAAGGAGGGGCTAAGCCCCTCCCAGTTATTTTCTTTTTTGCCGCATGACGGATTTAATCGTCGGGGCGGCGTTGATTTCTTTCAGGAAGGTGAGGTAAAGCTGACGCATGCGTTGGTACGCATCCTTGCGCTCTTGCTGATTATCTGCGGTGGTGAGTACTGCACGTTGGAATGCCACCTGCTGCTTCAGCTCCTTCCGGCAGACGTCAGGAATCACCCGTTTACCCTCGGCTTTGCTCAGTGCCAACAACACCGAGGAGTCCATTAGGAAAGCATCGCGATCGAACAGCTTTAAGAGTTCGTCCTCCTCAGGCTTACAGGTGGGTTTGTTGTTCTTCACTGGCTTAGTAAAGTCAAGCGTCGCAATGCTAACGTTGACATCCACCAACTCAGTGACCTGTTCACGGGGAAGTGGCAAACCACAAACCACGATAGTGTCTTTATCTACCACCACATCGTCGGTAAATCCCTCGAACCACTCCTTGGCGCAGAATGGACCAACTTTGTTAATCTGGTAACCCTTAACGTATTTCATCTGAACTCCATTATTGTTATTTTTATTGATAGGCGCGCACAGTCTCGTACAATCTACCGCGGAGATTATCTACGTCCACGGTACCTTTAGTGGCAACGGTCATCCTGAATTCTTTCATTAACACATCAGCCTCACGCTGGAAACGTTCGATGATGTCTGCGCTTTTGTTATTAGCGATAACACAGGCGGCAATCGCGCGAGTGCTGTCAGATACCCGCGTCACGAAGTCGACGTAAGCGGCATCGCCTGCTAACTCATCCTCAACCCGAATGAGTGAGGACGCTTCAATGGGAATCCCGCCGTAACTGAGATATTCACCAGAGATACGTAAATGTTTCAGTGGCACCACGTATTGTACCGGCTTGGTGGTCAGTTTGCCACCAACAGACACTTCGGTGACCAGACCTTTCAGAATGTACAGCATGCTAAACTCCAAGTATGGTTGTTGGTTCACCTCGATAATATATATCTGAAGATTTTTTTATACGGCACAAAAAAGAGGAGAGGCCGAAGCCTCTCCAAAAATCAGGATTCAATGACTAACAACAACTAACCCCGCGCAAGTACAGGTGAACGTAACCCACGCATCGTAAACACTCAGAGTTCGCAACTTTACCCAGAGGTTGTCTACATAGTATAACGGTTTGTTTTAGTTAGCCTTAACACAACCCATTACGTCGGCCCGATACCGGTCGCCGTTGTAGCTCACGGTGGCGGTAACACCGCTCTGCTCCACCACCGCAGTACCTAGACTGCGATAGATAACTGCCCCACACACTGTCGGTCCAAACTCGTCGTCCTTTTTCAAGGACTGGCGAGTGACGTTATGCGGTACAGTAACCGCGGCATTCAGTGCAAGATAACGCCCTACCACTAACACCGGGTACACAACCGGCACTCGCTCTACCGGCTGAGGCCCCACCCACACCGCATCTTCCATCAGTACGTCAGTCATGCAGACCACACCATGCTCCCGCCACCGGGTGATGTGGTCAACACGGTACGCGCTGAACGGCACGTGCTCCATCTCAGTCTCGACCATTGCCGGAGTAATGTCGTGGACCAATTCCAACTCACCGCAGCCGAAGGCAACACCGAGCTTGGTAGCAACTGTCTCGATGAACTCCCAACTCTGATACGGTAGGGCAGTACGCAGAACCGCAGGCAGGGTGTACAATCCGATTGCAGCCTTGATCAAGTCTTCTTCTACCTTGGCTTCAACGGTAACTTCTTTGCTGTCGATGGTCACAGTGGACATTACCGGGTTGATGGACACCGATGTTGGGTTGGTCACCGCCTGTCCGAGCAGCTGCATCACATACTCGTTAAACGCAGGTGAGTACAAAGTTGGATCAACGTTGACGATCTTGGAAGACATAAAGTATCCTTTTCTAGTGCATGTAATGGTTATTTCACATCATGCCATCATCCTTTAAAAATAACGACAAACGTACTACGTTGCGGTGCTCTGGTTCGATGAAGCCTTTCTGCGGGATCGACGAAACCAGCTCTGCCGAAAGCAATGTGCCATAACGTTGCTTCAGCACTCCATTCGCCCCGTAATAGAAAGTGGTGGGCATGCCTGGCCGTAACGGCTCCAAGGTTCCATGTAACCAAGTCACGTCCACTACCTCACCGCCACGTTGGGCCATTACTGACGCAATGACCAGTGGGTTGTCTGAAAACCGGGTTGATGACGTCACCGTGTTCTGAATGTCTTTAAGGTGTCGACTGCCACGATACTCCGTCATGTATTGTTCTGGCAGGCGCTCTGGATCAACCGTAGGGTCCGAGGTGGATGTGTTACCATTAATAGACCGCATGTCCGCATACCGCACTCCCGTCCCGCCGTTCAGCGCATCCTCGTCACTATATCGTCGGTGCTTGGTTTCCCCTGTCGCGATCACTGTCACGGTCTTACCTACGATATGAAAGTTCTTAGGCACGTCCCGATAACGCGCCGGAGGCGCGTTAAACACCACCAACCGAGGGATGTCGTAATCACGCTTGGTGATATTGAACGGCGCAAAGATGTGCCACTCTAGCCCGCGAAGGAAGCAGCCCAGCCCTTGGGCATATATCCCATACTCACGTTGCAGGTAGTCAGGGAACGCCATGAATCGCGTCCCTTCCGGTATTTTAATCGGATTGAACTTTCGCTGAGACGCGCCAGGTTCAACCGTAACTGTGGCCACGGCTTCGGTTTGGCTGAGTCGGTCATGTAGCCTGGTTTTAGCCAAATAATGCCGTAGCACATCTACTGCGCAGCAGTTTGGATAGATGGCACCGATTTCCCGTAGGCGAAGATCAAAGGCTGCCGAGGTGATCAGCTGGAACGTGATCACTGAGAACGTCGTCAAGTCCAGCGCGCCAGGCTCTGCGACGTCGGTGATGTTACCATCACGCTTACCGTCTTGGTGACTGATAATCACCGCATGGTACTCTTTAGTGTACGGCGTACCTCCCTCATAAGGTCGCTGTGTCAGTTTCATGGTCATGTCTTCGTGGCCGTGCAACACCAACTCGGTGTAATGCGACGCTTGCATTGCCACCGTCACTTGAATATCTTCAAACAAGTTCTCCAAATAAAGGTGACGCTCCGTCAGGGCGGTAACCGCCACCGACTTAAACCGCATGCCAGAAACCGAAACCTCCGCATCATAGCGAAACGACGGCAGCGACACCGCCCGCGTTAGCTGGCGGTTGATGGCATTGATGAACGGATCTACACTCACGACCTGCCTCCTAACCGGTGACGTATGGTGGCCTGTTGATGGATTTCGGCAAAGATGGATTCATCATGTTCGAAGTCCTTCAACTGGATCGGTGCCACGAAGCCGGAGGAGAACGTCCGGTGATGTCGCTTCTGCTCGCTGGGGATCTCCAGTTCCACCAAACCGTGACGTCGGCCTATTTTGGCCATTTGTCTCGCTAAGTCGTTGAACTCCCGCAGCCCTTTCAGCGGCACCGCCTTGCGACGAATCGCCCCCTGCGTCACGACACGATGCCAATCATTAAGGTGATCTGCCAGCATCCGGTAAATCACTACTGCGTCTTTGGGATCGTGGATATCAACCCGCACTTTCCGGCCAGCGAACTCTGCTGCTTCCGCAGGTGTCATGTACACTGGCTCCATGGCTGATGCCAATTGCAGATCCCACGCTTCATTACCAGTGGAGACCCTGCCGAAATACTCGGTGTCGTTTTCATCAAACGTTTCGTTTCGTGGGACGTAAAACATGTAAGGGTAATGGAACAGCTTATATGCTGCGGAATGTTCTTCTTTCATTTAGTCACCTCGACGGCAATAATGAATTAGGACCAGCAGAATCGGCATATAGTAATACTGGTGTTGGCGCGGTTCGAGGAAGATCGACTCACACAGCCACTGTACGAGCTCACCACTGACACGTTCGCCTTGCAGCATCCGATACGACAACAGCTCCAGCACTGACATCTGGACCGGGTCTTCATCGTAGAATGCGCTTGAGAGCACGTAGGACGTTCCTGACAGTGTCGGGAACACGGGCCGATCAATCAGTTGATGTTTCTCCGCCAGGGCGTCAGGGAGCATCTGAGGGGTTGTAATAGCGTCATTGTCGGAGAAGTCGACCCATGCAGTGCACACTCGGATGGCGTCCGGGTAATCCGGCACACCGCCGTCTGGGTAAATGGCCTGACTATAAGGCGACCATGTCACCCCACGGTACGCGGCAATCCCCCCGAACGCTTTGACAGACGTCCCTCCTAGTTTCCGACAAGCATCCATCATGGGCCAGAATGCCATCTCCCGGAACGCATCCCATAGCGTGGGAATGTCCTCAGCATCCACCGTACCGTATCGGTACAAGTCAATGGGACGCAAGACATCACCTAACCCCACGTGTTGACAGAACGCCGCATGGAACCCATCGTACGTCAACGTTGGTAAGTTGGGTAGTGCAATAGAGTTCACCGCCCGTGACCAAAAACGGTCCATGAACTGCTGGCGGATGCGAACATCATATTCGTTCAAGCTCAGCAACCGTCGGTGGGCTTCTTTCGACATGAACGGACTGTCGTGCAGCTCCACCATGCTGGTTTCAAACACCACAGATTCCACTACCTTGGCTTCCAGGTCAGTTTCCCATACCGTGGTGTATTCACTCACCAACTGATAACGAATGCGGTAGGTGGCCGATTTGGTGTCGATCAGTCGCTCACTGGAGGTGATGAGAAACAACCCGGTTCTGCCAGAGCCAATGTCCGCAACGAACATGTCACCCGTGTTCGGGATGAGACCATACTCGATCGCTCCCTCACCAGTGACAGTGAACTCCTTAGTCTGAGTGTCTTGCACTGGCTCCAGTGCCTGGTCAACCTTGATGACCATCCCTTCTACTTTCAGGTATTGCTGATGAGCTGGGAGAGTACCACGTTGCAAGGGCTGCAAAACATCGTCCAGTCCCAATTGTTGGCGATAATAATCGACTGTCCAGCCATCGCCGCCGGTGTGAATGATCAAGTGACTGACAGGGGCATATTCGGTATCCACTATCGCTTTGCGGTCGGCAACATCAGTCACTACAGGTTTATGTTCTACCACGCCATCCAAGGACGTCTGTGGATTACTGCCGACGGGTGGCTTGGGGGTTGGTTTACGCGCTGCGAGTGCCATATCTCGGATCCAGGTAAGTAAAGAGGCGACTGTTCATCACCGTAATCATGATACGAATGGATTTGCCCCAAGGACCCATGTTCGGATGGGTGGGACGTAATCCGCCATTGCCGGCATTGGTGATGCCGTTCCCGCCAATCAAGTCGATGACTTTATCGAGATTGTGCGTGGGGTAGGTTTTTCCCGTCTCCGGTTCAATAGCCGGCCGCAGGTACGGGAAGAAAGTGTCAATCACAGCATCCACGAACTCCGGGTGTCGTCGAATGCTGTCGTATTGACAATCACTGAGGATGGTCCAGTCAGTTTGCAGGGCGATGGCAAACTGGTAGTTCTTGGTTAAGTCAGGCAGGTAGTCCAGCCACACCTCATTGGTTGCGCAGTCCACTCCGACCAGGTCCATGTCTAGCGGTACACCGTCTTCATAGACGATGATTTTCATCACCGAACACTTACCATTCTTCCCACTGCAGTATGCATCGCGCAAATACGCCAGCGTGCTATCATCAAGGTCTACGCCAGGAATTCCGTCAAGTGGAAACAGGAACGCAGGCTTAGTGATTTCGTCTTTATCAAACACCAACTGTCCGATGATGATCGGTACATACCCGCCAATGGACGGCAGGTTCAAGTTAGGGTAATCGCAGGCTGGGACGTAAATGGGGAGTGTAACCTCAGCAGGCGGCGTCAATTGATTACCGGCGTTGACGTGGACGTTACTACTGGCATCATCTTCAAAGCTCATGCCTGGGTGTGTTTGGTCGACCCACCACTCTTCTGGCAACAAAGTGTTATTGAGTATCACCGGGTAGCGCAACACCACAGCTTCGGGCCGGGTGTAACTAAAGCGGTACTGGTATTCCCCCACCCAACTGACTTGGTTATCGTCGCGGACCTGCTGCGGACCATCACCGGTAATCACCCCCACCACCCGACATGCTGTATGGCGCATTGCGTACTCTTGGCCCTGCCCTGCCATGTTACTGATCAACGTAACGGCTTTGCTGAAGTTCCAGCGTAGATATTCCAGTAGGGACTTACCGGATGGAACGTTAGTCTCCATCGCACGGTAGCAGGCAGCGGCCAGATTCAGGCAAGCGGGGGGGATGACGTAGTGGAAGTCAAACTGCGTAACCATCACAGCACGGTCTTGATCGAGAATACGCTGGATGGCATTACACCAGTTGGCGACAATCGCACGAGATGGTGCGCGCCGACGAACTGTAACCGTCACGTCGTAACGCACTTGCGTGGGCGTCATTGAGATACGGTTGTCAGTGTCTTTGAAAAACGGCAATTCGAAATCAGCACCGGGAGCCCGCTCTATCCGGTTCATGACATCACGCTGCTCATCGTAGTCGATCACAACCCGGTCGGTGTTGCCGTAGGACAGCGTACGCTGCTCGCCCACGGTGGAGTCAGGCTGCGCCACCTCGCGACCCTCACTGCCCTCGTAAACAATGTCGGCACCCTCCAGCCCCAAATAGCGCAGTAAGTTGCGACTCACACTGTCGTGGATGTTCTTTTGGATAGTGTTATTCACATCCGGAATTTCAACAATTTTGATTGGCATATTGTTAGCCCTCCTACATGATGTCTGAGAACGCACAAAAAACCAACAGCAGGGGCCGAAGCCCCCGCTGTCGATTCAACTAGCTAAGGGTAACCTTAGGCAGCTTTGTAAGCACCGATAGACGCGGCGATGTAGCCAGCGATACCGGCACCGGCGTTCTTCAGACCGGTAATCACAGCACGCTCTTGGGCCTTGGCGTTGCCAACCACTTGACGGGCCTTGGCCAGGTCGGCTTTGGCTTTACGCTCCTTGTCAGAGTCGCTGTCCTTCTTGGCGTCTTTAACAGCCTTGGCAGCTTCACCCACTGCCTTGGCCAGCTCTTCCATGGCGGCATTGGCGTCACGGAAACCTTTCAGTTTGGTTTCCAGAGCGTCGCCGATGGCGTACAGGGCCTCAACACCAGCTTTACACTTGGCAGCGTCCAGGGGCTGGATCTTTTCTTTACCGGCCGGCTTGTCCGGGGCGGCTACGAAACGGGTGTAAGCGATGTCGTTATGGGTGTAATCGACCACGTAAGCATTGCCAGGCAGCGCGCGAACGTTCAGGTTGGTAGCGCCCTGAGGAACGATGGCCAGCTTCTTGGAAACTTTCTTACCGAACTCGGTAGTGGCGGTTTTGGCACCATCGCCCACGGGAGAGCCACCGCGAACCAGTTTGTTGGCGTCGCTAACAGAAGCTGCAACTTTGGTGGCCAGTTTGTCCAGCGAGGCGCTGTCTTTACCCAGACCCACGCAGAAGTCGTAGTTGAAAGCTTCGTCCACGGTAAGCTGTTTAACCCAGCCACCATCAACTTCTTTCTTGTCCTGCACGCCCAGACCCTTGTTCAGACGGGCTTCCAGTTTCTCGGCGCGCTTCTTCAGCGACTTACCGGCGTTGGTCAGCTTCAGCAGCTGGTCTTTGGCCTTGGCGATCAGCTCTTTCAGCCACTTAACGAAAGTGTCCCACATGTTAGCGGCAGCGTCTTTCAGGGACTCTACAGCCACCTGGGTGGCACGACGACGGCCATCGGCAGAGGAGAAGGATTCCAGGCCAACTTTCTGGCGCTTCACGCCCCACTTGGCGGTGAAGGCTTCGGCGGCGATTTCGGTGGCGCGGGCGGCAGTTTCATCCATGCCGTCTTCTTCCAGAGAAGCTTCGGCGTTGTCGGTCAGGGCGTCCAGTTGCTCCTGGTCATGCTCCAGTTCTTCACCGTCAGCGATCAGGCTTTCGATGTCCTTGTCCTGGCCTTCGATTTCCACCAGGTCGGCTTCCAGAGTTTCGGAAGGCACTTCCATCAGGTCGGCGTTTTCTACGTTCTCGTCGAACTCTTCAACCGCAACCCAGCTTTTACGATAAGACATGTGTATTTTCCTTTTATGGTTAACCATTACAACAAACTAAACCTACACAATATAGGTCGATTTGGAAATAGGGCCCGTTCAAGGTGAACAGGGGGTTGCCCCTCACAAAGAGGGGCGATGATCCATCACTGCGTAAATCTTCGACAGCGCTGTCAGAGTTTGCAGCATATCATCGATGCCGTTTTTACGGAGTAACCACATATGCAGGATGTCTCGGTGTGCATATGATAGTAACTCTTTACGCACATGGCCTTGTCCAAAGGATGGTGCCGTGACCCGATTGTCGCCTTTGAAGCGCGCAAACTGTTGTCCGGTGATACTGCCTTTGTTACCGACCAGTCCTTCTTTAGGAGTGTCATAGATATCGTTAATGATACCAGCCCACAGTTCCAGCCGGATAGGCCGACCTTCACCCAGGATGAAACCCACAGACTCATTATAGAAACGACGCACAGTGTCGCTGTCATACAATGCACCTGTGACCGGCGGTTTGGCTGCAAAGCCAGACATCAGCGGAATCAACGTTGCACATACTTCGATCACACTATGGATTGTTTCAAACCGACGAGCTTGCATCGGGTTCGCTTGAAACAGCGTCCACAGGTCATCGAGCTGCACAATCGAGGCCTTAACTCGGTCGATTGAGACCATACTTCTTCTCCATCTTCTCGATCTTCTGCTTGATGAGGTTGAGACGTTCTTCTTCGTCTTTCAGGCGTCGCTCCAATGCCGCATCACCTTTACCTTGCTCCAGTCGCTGCTTGATCAGGATGGTCCGGTACTCCAAAGCACGAGCGTCCGCCTTAGCTTGATCGTAGCGGGCCAACTGACGCTCCGCCCAGATCATACCAATACGGTAACTAAAGGACAGCGGGAAGGGCAGGTTGGCCATGTGGAACGGGTCCATGCGACCACTCCCCACCACGACCCGCATGTCGGCTTCGGCGGTGGCATCGATCAACATGTCGGGAATCTTACCCAGATCGCTTTCCAGTTGCTTGGCGTCGGTATCCATGATACGCATTGCAATCACGAACGAGTGACGATTGGCCATCAGGTATTGCTGGTCATCTGGCGCGACGCCATCCAACGGGCGGCGACTATCGGACAGGTTGTTCAGTTCTACCGCCGACACATAGTTGAAGTACAGCCGTGCGTAGTTCACGAAGAACTCGGCCACCTCGGCCAGCTGCAGCAAATTGGCTTTGCCAAAGGTCAGACCACTGGACACCACACGTGCACCGAACTCTTTGGTCACCTGGTTCTTCAGCAGCGGCAACGTGGTCTGCATGTTGGTGGCCACTTTGTGGATCAACTCCAGGCTGTTGGCATCGCGGTACGGTACCTTGCCTTTATAACCGGTGACAATCACGTCGTTCAACTGCTTAACTTCAGCGGATGCCCAGTCACGTTTGCCAGGGAGGGCTTCCGCCAGTGCTTTCATCGACGGAATGGTCTCACTGTCGAGCTCATCCGCCAGGTTCATCAGACTATCGCGCAGAGACGATGCCTCAAACGACGGCAGCATCCCTTTAATGTATTCAACCACACTCATGGTCAGTTCCTTATTTAGATGACAGGGGCATTGCCGGCTTGGTAGGCCTTTACAATGTCTTCTACGTTGTTGTTAGCGCCCTTGGAGGCACGCTTCAGGTCACTCTTGGATAGGGTATTGGACGCATCCACAGACCGGTGGTAGAAGGTCACAGTGTCCCACTTGGTGTCCACTACAGCCATGATCATAGCGGCGGTGCTGGCAAAGACTTTCTCCCGCACTTTGAAGTTATCCAGATCGTCACCGAAGTGGAAGGCGGCTTCGTCGGCGGTTTCCTGCGACATCACCAGAAACGCCGAAGCGTTATTAATGGAGGGAGACAGCGAGAACAGGCCAGACAGGAAGTTACGATTACGGCGACGCATCATATGCTCATAGAAGCCCGATTTGTCACGCACACGCGCCCGGCGGGCTTCTGCAACCAGATCGTGGCAGAACAGCAGGTCTTTAACGAACGACAGATCACCGTTGCGCATCCGACGCCAACGGGTACTGAAAGTGTTATCCACGCCGGCGGCAGAGACGATGGTCTTCATTGACTCTTGGTCGGTGTTGGTTACGGCCAAACGGATGGTCAGTGGCACAGTGATCTTGTTACCATTGCGCTCCAGGGTCAGCTCCAGCATTTTACCTGTAGACAGATTGGACAGCTCATCGATGGTCTTCAGGTCATTGCGACCGAAGCCACCACCACCGCCTTTTTTGCCGTCACCTTTACCGCTATCGACATTAACGTTCTGATTGACGTTAACGTTCACTTCGGTTTCTTCGGTGATCTGTTCGCCACGCAGCCGGCGTTGTTCCCGCTTCAGTTCTTCGGTGACCTTGTCCGCTTCCAGCGCGAAGCACTCAGCGGCGATAGAACCGTGGTAGGCGGGACCGCTGGACGGCAAGCCGTATTCCAGCGACTCCGTACCAACAAACTTGTAGATGGCGGCACCTGACCCCAAGATCGATTCGATCGGGTCACGTTTTACAGCCAGTTTATCCAGCACACGTTTGACGTTGATCTCCGGCACATCCACCAGCAGCGTGGCAGCGCTCAAAAAGTACCCAGAGATCAGGGACAGACCCCGGTCCAACACGTCCGGCAGGTAATCCAGATACAGCAAGTCGTTTTCGACCAGGGTCAAAAAGTCGTTGCGGGTGGTCCGGGTATATTCCGGCAAGGAATCACCCCGCTGCGCAAACAGATCAGGCAGGTTCGTCACGATGCCTGACAGCAGGGTTTTGGTTTCTTCTGCTAACATAATTCGATTACTCCGGTGAAGGAAAGTTTAACATGTCAGAACACGACAATCAGGTCCCCACAGATTACAGCGATCCGGCCACGCTGGAACTTATTAGCAAGCTCCGTCGGCGACGTGTAGATCGGCTGACCGGACGTGGCGATGCGGCCTCGCCTATCACAAACACATTAATGGGGTTTAACCATAGAATGGCGCCGACACAGGTGCCGAAGAACCGGGAGCGGGTCGGGTACACCTTTTTTACCCGCCCTGACATGCACATTACCAGGGAGACCGCACGGGCCTCACGACGCATCCAGAAGTTGGTCGACATGCCCATGAATAGTGCTCAGCGGGCAATCATTGCCATGCTAGACCCCCTGTCGGAATTCACCACTATGGTTAAAGGCAACACCGCGCTGGGACTACGTTGCCACCCCGACATCCCGTTTGATAACCGCCAGGCCTTTCTCCCCATCCTAAGCAACCGCCTGGTGTCATTGTCAGGATTTCCTGACAATACCTTGGATGTGTACCTGTCGAATGAGGGTATTAAGCGAGAACAATTTGCTTTAATCGACTCACACTACGCGGTGAACAACGCCTACACGTTAAACGCCGTGTTTCAGAACCTGGACAAGGACATCATCACCGAACTACTATCCACTTGGCTGGAATTAATGTCCGGGTACTTTGACGGAACTTTCATTCCCCGGATGCGCAACATGGTCCAGCATGAAAAGAATTACGAGACTCGCATTTATCGGTTGCTGATGGACCCCACCAACCGCTTCGTTACGAAGATCGGGGCGGGGATTGCCGGCTTCCCTGTTAACGACACTCTCGGTTCGGTCATGAATGTCGACACAGCCAATCTGTTAACTGAAGCCAATGACCAGATCAACGTGCAGTTCCAGATGGTGGGGGCACAGTACCTCGACCCGATCTTGGTGGAGGAGTTCAACGCCACCGTAGCGCTATTCAATCCAGACATGGTGCCGGAAGATTACAGTGCGGACGTATACCGACCTTCTGGCTGGGAGAACTTGGCACGTCTTTACCCTGACGAATTGGCAACGTTCAACTACTACGGCTACCCGTACATAGATCCACAAACCATGGAGTTACAATGGTACGTGGACGTCGAAGACTATCATCGTATCCTAGAGGAAACTGGCAATGGCTAACCACATTCGAGCATTACTGGCAGACATGCGCAAAGTGATGTACAACCCCTCCCTGTTGCAAGATGCGGTTCTGGATACCTTAACCGCAGTGAATGATGGAGAGGACATTGAGATCCTCGATCCAAATAACCCGGTGGTGTTTTCTATCGAAGCTGCCGCCACCCTCGCCCAGGCCAGCATCGAACAGGGACAGAAAGTCCTGCGGCGGCGTAATGCAGTCATGGCCACGGAATGGGAAGACCTTTACGGCCACATGTCTGACCGCGACACATTGGGTCGGTTTGCGCAACCGGCGCGCACCACAATCGCCCTACTCATCGGTAAAGATGAAGTGATGAACAAAGCGATGCCGCGCGATCATTCAGGTGTGCGAAAACTGGTGATTCCCACCGACACTGAAATCATCGTAGCGGGACACCCTTTCACTTTGCAATACCCGATTGAATTCCGGGTCATGCCGTATGGCGGCATTCAGGTGATTTACGACACCAGCGTTCAATCGCCGATCCGCGAACTGTCCAGCAACACCCTCGACTGGCGGATGGCATCCGTCCCGTACGACGGACGACCCATCGACACCATGATCGTGCAGATACCAGTCCTACAGTACCGCATTACACCATTCACTGACGTTATCACCGAAGGGGTGAGTTGGCGTCATCGCTATCAGTTCGAAGACCAGTACTTCACTGCGCGTGTGTGGGTACGTGAACGCACCACCTGGAAGGAGATCGGCACCACCCACTCTATTGAGGTTATCGATCCCCTTAAGCCCACTGCCCAACTGCAAGTACTGAATAATGAACTGCAGGTGCATATCCCGGACGTGTACGTTCGCACGGGACTGGTACGCGGCGATGTTCGGGTGGACATATACACCACGCGTGGCAAAGTGGAACTTGACCTGTCCAAGTACGAGGCCAGTGACTACCAGTTCGTGCTGCGGGATTTAAGTGGACGCATTGATCGCCAGTTCTACACACCACTGAACACGTTCTCTCAACTGTCAATGATGTCTGCCGACCAACTCCGTGGTGGGCGCCCTGCCCTGACTTTCATGGAATTCAGGGACCGGGTGATCGATAACTCATTCGGCGCACGCAAGTTACCAGTGTCTGAGAAGCAGCTGGAAACCGCCCTGGCCGACGAGGGTTTCAGTGTGGTCAAGAGCATTGACTATGTGACTGAGCGGATCTACTTGGCTTCCATCGACATGCCAGAGTCCACCATCCCTGGGTTATCTACCGCCATCGGCACCATGAACGGCATCGTAACGGCCAGCGTGGCCACGCTGGCCACGCTAGATACCGTGAAGGACAACGGCAAGCGGCTGACGATTCTACCTTCCACACTGTACCGTTACCAAAACGGTGAGGTTACGTTGGACACCGTCGGTGGGTTAGGTGAGTACCTGCGAATGGAGGCCAATCAGCTGGTGGCGGAAGTAAATGCCAACACCCTTTTATACACGCCGTTTCATTACGTGCTGGATATCAATGGGGAGATTGCTGAGAGCCGACCGTACTATCTCAGCAGTCCCGCCATCACAAACAAACGGTTCAACACCACCAACGAGACCTTGGCGTTGGAGGTATCAACTGACACATACAACCTGGAACCCCACGACCGTGGCTATCGGCTACTGATCAAAACCAAGAGCGACAAGACGTATCGTTCCTTAAAGAACGAACAGTGTCATGTGCAGATCAGCTTCACTCCACGGGGTTATGTTGGCCAGTATGCGTATCTGGATGGAACCTATGTCGGTACGGATCCGGACGGTGAGCGGGTGTTTGAGTTTATCCTCGACACCAACCTTGATATCGATCGAAATCACGACTTGATTGTGACGAACTTTATCATGGTTGGCGATAGTGTAACGCCCATCCCCATGCCATTGAATGTCAACATGAATGTGATTTACAGTGTGTCTGATTACACCACTCCTGATTACCGGGCGGTGGAGGTTGATCGCATTCTGCGCTCACGTGATTTCGGGGCAAAGGCGGCGACCCATGAAGAGCTACGGTTTGACCTGGGGTCACATCTGGGCGCACTCTGGGCCAACACACGCACTGTGGCAGGCACGCTCCATTACGTTAGACATGAAGAGGATGTCTATGACACCTATGCGGAGGACGTCTATGAACGGGATGAGGTGCTGGGAACGCACAAGTACACCATCGAGACCGTTGATGGCAAACCTGTGGTAAAGCGTAATCTACTGCACAAAAAAGGCGATCCTGTATTGAAGAACGGTGAGCCTGTAGTACTACACCAGGCAGGCGATGTGGTACTGGGCAGTGACGGTAAGCCCATCATCGCACAACCTCGTAAGGTATTGCGGCGAATGGAGATGTTCTTAATGGACGCCAAATTCCTGATCTCTCAAACACAGGAGACCCAGGAATACCGGAAGATGGTTGAACAGCAGTTGCTCAAGTACATTCTGGTTGACATTCCCTCGGTCGACACTAGATTACTGGAAAAGACCTCACTGTATTTCTTCCCCAAAACCACCATGGGCATGTTGGATGTATTGTTGGGCGATGGTAATATTACCAAATTGCCTGCCGAGACCCGGTTCTCCATCAGGTACTACCTGACAGGAGCTACGCGTCAGAACGGCGACTTCCTCAACGCGTTGGCAGAGACCACCCGGTCAGCCATTAAGGTGAACTTGCGGGGGCAGACAATCTCAGCGTCGGCCATTACCGCGGAAATCAGACGTCGTCTTGGCGACGAGATTATCGATGTGGAAATGGACGGTATTGGCGAGGGGCAGGATATCTTCATCTTCAGCATGAAGGACCCGTCAGCTCGCCCTGCAATTGGGAAGAAGTTGTCGGTCAATCCGGACTGGTCCGTATCGATTCGTGACGACATCTCAATTGCCTATAACCGGCATGATGTGACAGCATAAGACGCTAGGGTGGGGATCTCCCCACCCTAGTTCTTTTATGTGTGTCAACTCACCCGTTTGGTGCCACGGTCTACAATTTCCACCGCGTAGCGTGCACCTTCGGCCAACTTACCCAAGGCTGCGAACGACATTTGAACCACGTTCATGACATCCTTAGTCAGATCCAGCGTGGACATCAAGGCATCCATGATCTCGATTTCCTGCTTCTGATCGGAGTTAGGTATGTCTACCAAGATCGGCTGGGTCAGGTACGATCCTTCGCCTGCTTTTCCTTTTAGCAGCTTTATAGAAGCATTCAGATCACTCATGCGCTTGCGCAGGACGGACAAATCTGACTCAAATCGCGGCTTACCCTTTTCATCAAAGATACTCCGGTGTAACCGGCCGAGCTGATCCAGCCCTTTCTCTGACATCAGTCCAGTCACCACCTTACGATGACGAGCTGGGCTGATTACCTTACCTTTCTGGTAATCGCCATCCACCCACATCCCCACGTAGTTACCACTACGTTCGTTGATCGCATCCAGCACGGTGCGGAACTCAGGATCAATGGCAGCACGGAACTTACCCGATCGCAGGCCACGGTCCGTCATTGTGGCCGACGGCATGTCTGTCTCAAACGTGATAATTGGGGCAGGATCCTGTCGTTTGTTGTCAATGGCGCGGCTGGCTGTACCTAACATGTGAATGACAGACTGCACTGCACGCTTGAGGTCACCATCGACAACGTATTGACCGTCTGAACCTTTTTCAGGCTCGCGAATTCGACCGACCTGCTCCACAGTTGAGCGAAGTACGTCAATCAAACTGCTGGCACGGCTAAGCCAATTGTGCATGGCCAGGAAGTGGGTTGATGTCATCTGGATCTTACCATCCTTACCCTCCCACTCGTACGCTTCCAATACTTGAGGAATGGCACCGTGTTTGGACAGCAACATCTCCCCCAGCACCATATGCTCCCGCGTATCGCGGTCGGTCAGGCGAAACACACTTCGTATGGAATCCGCATACAGTGCAGCGGCATCCTTAGCCTGACGCTCATCCAGCTTGGTTTTCTCCATCAATGCAGACAGCCGATGTAGGTATCCGTTTTGTACGGAATCCTCAGACGTGAGATAACGACCAGGAAAACTGCCGGTGGCTGCTGAAGTGGTTACGGTAGAAGCGGCCGGCTCTTTTGCGACAGGGACAACCTTCTCCGCTGCTTCCTTCACGTCTTGATTTACTTTGTCCGTGTTAGTGATGGCACCGCCTTTACCACCCAGCGTACCGAAGGCATCGGACAACCAAGAGATCACCTTGGTAATCACGAAGATGATGGCCGCCGCCGCCGCTGTCAGCACACCCAGTCGTTTAAAGTCAATGCGCTCCAAGGCCAGGCTACGCATGGTGTTGGACGGGAATGCCGTAAACGCCTTGATGTTTTTGTCACTGAAGATATCCGGACACACGGCTTCCAATACCGCAGCATCATCGCGCGACATACCTTCCAACGCAATCCGTTGGCGAATGACTTTCAAGTTATCCGCCACGGCCGTATATCGAAACGGCAATTCCTGCTCTTCAAATGCTTCCATGGCGAACATGTCACTCACCTCCAGTGATCTGGGTAAAGGCAGCCTGCATTGCAGTGTGGAATTTACCAACCCACAACTCGTAATGGCTGGTCAGACCATCACCTGCCTTCAGGTCGGTATAAAAGGCGTCGGTGGACGGACCCACACGTGGGTTATTAATAGCGTGGTAGCGAGCCAGCCACAGTCTTTGTACATCCGCCAGTACTTGATCGGTGCGCACCAAGCAGATTTCATTCACCGAAGAAATCAGCTTCATGGCAGGCCCTTGCACCAGCGTGCGGTAGAAACCCATGTCTCCACCCACCTCTCCAGCAAAGCACGGTGCGGAGTACGCGATGCTAGCCGCCAGACATTTCTCCAGAACCGTGCTCCGGTTCGGACCCACCAAACCAGAATTGACCTGAAAGCTGTGCAGGATCTCCCGCATGTTTGAATTACTCATTGGTTTTCGTCTCCATTATTGAAACTTGGCGGCGGCAGCAAACAGGTCGTTGTTTGCCAGACGCTCTAATGATTGTTGGAATTCCATGCGCTTGCGCGACTCGTTGCCGGAAGGGATCACGTACAACCACATGGCTTCAAACAGGGTGGGTTTGTCCTTCACTACTTTACTGATAGCGCGGATGGCGTCCAGGTCCGCCAGAATCTCTTCCCGACGGTACGGTGCTAGCGACCGGTTTTTCAGCTCACTAACCATCTCTCGGTCGATGCGATCGAACCGCTCCCTGGGGTCGTCGTAGAGTTTGTCCATCGGCCGGGCGGCCAGCAACATGCCAATGTTAGCGATCAAAGTAAGCGGACTACCATATGCGGCCACGGCGGTGCTGGCAATGAATGCCACTGTCTTAAGCAGTTCGATGGTCACATGCAGTGGCCAGGACATGTATGCGGGATTGAGCCACTGACTCCGATGCAGTTTATCCAGGGAAGTGATCAGGTACTTACCTGCACCATGGCGCACTGCAAACTGGTCGGCGGAGAACTCAAATGCCCGGTACGAGTAAACCTCATCTCCTTCTTCATTGCGACGCTGCTTCATCGTCTCACACACCAGGTGGGTATGCAACGTACCGCGATTGTCAGACGTAACTACTGTTTCTTTATCAGGAACAGTGATGCCCATGTGCTTGTCATAATCGAGCAGCACCTCGATCCGGTCTACATTCCGCTCCAGTTTGAGGATGCGTTCGACCGCTGCCGTGATAGCGTAATTGGCACTGACCAAATCGATGAGGCGCTCAAAATAACTGGACAGGTGACCCATCTCATGCAGAATGATGGCAGCGATCTCATGGTCACTGAACTTGTTATTCTTCAGCAGGCCAGTCGACAGATTCACTACAGACGTCAGTTTAGTGAAGTCACCATACACCTTGCCGTCTTTACGGTCATAGATTCCAGAGAACCGCCCCTTGACGAATTTGCGCACCGACTCCAGATCGTCGTTAGTAGCATAAATCCGCATAAAGTTAGCCCACAGCGGATGGTTCTTATCCAGTTGCGGCACCCGCACGCTGGCATCAACGAACGGCAGATTGATGATGTTGAACTTCACGGAGATGCCAGTGTGGTCTTCAATAAGGCTAGGCATACCACGCTCAGCGAAAACGGCGTCCGTGAATTCACCCGCTCGTCGAATCTCGCCGATCATAGCGGCTAGCGGCTCAAACAGCTTGGCTGAAGATTGAAAGTCTATGGCTTCAGCAGCCACCCATGATTTCTTCATGTTAGTTGTTTCCATTTAAAGGTTGGTGATGATGCCCAAGATTCTGGTTTTACTGATGCTAGACATCAGTTGACGACACGCATCACTGTAGCGGCCCGCCATCAACACCACCGGCAAAATCTGGTTGGAGATTTCCGTCAGGGATTTCATGTGTTCCTTGAACGACTGTTCTTGGTGTTTGAATTCCTGTTTGTTCCAGAACTCGCTCTTGGCATCTTTGCGACGGCGGACACTGCGCAGTTTGCTAACGATAGTGGTGTTGTCGATGTCGAGTTTTCCTGGACCCTCCAGATCTACATCTGCGAGTTTAGTGTCGGGCATTTCTACCCCATCGCCAGGACGGTAGCTGAACTTGCGTCGAGACAACTCCTTTGCCTTCTCGAACTCCTTAGATCCGCGAAGACCTTGGATGCGTTCAACCCGTTTGCGAAGATCGACCACCTTGTGACCGAGCTCACCCACACGCAGGCCGGCCTGTTGTCCATTCGATGCATTCAGTACGTCACTGGCTTGCTTAAGGCAATCAGTCAACCCATCAAAAACGCTCGAAACATCGCGAAGGATACCAGGGAGCCTATCGCCATAAACGGTCCCAATCATCACTGCACCAGAAACTGGGCGATTGGACGCCAGGGCTCCAGCCATGTGAGGTGACTTGCGGTAGATCGGACCATTTACGATAGTCTCGAACTCCTTCTTGAAGTTCTTGGTGCTGATCTTTTCGTTCTTGCGAACCAGTACTTGCATCAGGGCAATCTTGTTAACGTCTGTCTCATTAAACAAGTACTCAACCACTGCCTTATTGAGGTCCTTGTCATCGGTACGCGGGTTGAGTGTTGCATTACGCATCTTCTCGCCAGAGTCCGCCACGGCCTTGCTGAGTTTGGCATGATAATCATTCATCAGTTTAAAGTGGTCATTAACTGCACTCTGGTACTCCTTGCCCAAGTTACCACCGCCGACCTTACTGTCACCACCACTACCACCACCAGAAAGTTTACCCACGATCCAGTCAATCAGTTTACCAACCGCATAGCCAACACCGGCACCGATCACTGCCGCGCCAGCGATCTTACCGACCGCTTCCAACACCGACTCAACCGCCACGGTCTGTTGGGTTTTGGACGGGTAGGTGGTGAGCTTCCGGCGATCCACTTGCTTAAGGGCGCCTGGTAACACGGCTTCGATGACATCGTAGTCTTCAACACACACGCCAACGTGCTGCATTCGTTGGATGCGCGGGGCCAACGCACCCGCAATCACCGATTTGTCGAAGTCAAACGCCTCGACCGCGACAGAAAAATCCTCAGTCATCTCTTGCTCCGTTAATTAATTAAGAGGGTTGCCAATCATACGTTATCGACAATCGACAAAAAAATAATCTCGTCAGGGGTATCGTGTAATGGTCAAAATACCACCCGATCAAATCAAAGGTATCGAGTGTAAACATGTGGCATACCAGCAGTCCATCGACCGCTCGGAAAATGACATGCTACTCGTAAAGGAAGTGGTACACACAAAAGATGGTCAACAGATCCCACGCATTAAGCTGATGGAGAATTTCAAGCGGCCAGTTTACGTTACCAAGAAACCTTATCGGAACCACGAAGACAAAAAAGAATACGAAGAAGAAAGTAAACTCGACCGGTACGATTGCACCCAGGCAGGCATGTCGACCACGCTACAACGGGCATTGGGTTTCAGCGTACCCAATCCCGCGAAGCAGCTGCGTGAGGTGTGTCGCAGTCCTTATATCTACAACGCGGACCTGAACTCCACCACCATTGTGAAAGCCGCCTACAAACGTAAATGGCCCGACGTGGTGTCATTGAGTAAGGTGGCTGTACTCGATATCGAGACCGATGTGTTGTACGGGACTGGTGAGCCTATCATGGTATCAGTGACCATGGGCAAGCATAAAGTCATCGCGTTTGCGGATTGGTGGGCGGCAAAAGTCCACAACCTCGAAGGGCGGCTAAAAGAACGGTACGCACACCACCTGTCAGCGGTCACCATCTACGGCAAAAAGAAAGGCACCTACGTTACTCGTAACTTGGTGGAAGAGACCGGGTCAGACATTACCGTCATTGCGGATTGCAATATTGCTGAAGGTCTTCGTCGGGTGATGGAGTTAGTGCATCAATGGATGCCAGACTTCTTGGCCATCTGGAACATCGACTTCGACTTACCGCACTTGTTGCGGATGTTAGATAAGTACAACGTCCCGTATGAGGACGTGTTTGTGGATCCGTCAGTACCACAACGGTATCGTCGCGTGTGGTATAAGCAAGCCAAAGCCGTGCGCGAGACCAACTCCAAAAGCATTGCCCAACACCCGGCCGACCTTTGGCACGTGTTGTTTTGTTTGGCAGGCTTCTACACCGTAGATGCCATGGCAGTGTTCAAGAAGATACGGACCGCGTTAGGGAACGAACCGGACTACAAACTGGAAAACGTGTTAAGGCGACACCTGGGTATTGGTAAACTGCGGATTCCGGAGTGTAAGACCGACCCCGAACAGGGCCTACCCTGGCACGTGGAGATGCAGCGGGATTTCCCGATCGATTATGCTGTCTACTGTATGTTCGACTGTATCTCCATCGAACTGCTAGATCAGCGTACCGGCGACTTGGCAGTTACCCTGCCAGTGTTGTGTGGCATTAGTGACTTTGCGATTTTCCCTTCACTACCGAAACGGCTGGTAGATAACCTCACCTACTTCTATCGTGACCGTGGTCTGATTCCTGGATGTGTGGGGGCAGACATCACCACCGACGAAGACGAGGGGGTGATCTCTATGACTCAGTGGATAAACTGTATGAAAGCGTGTTTTGCGTAGCGTATTGGTTGCCGTATTGTAACCATTGCCGCATTACTCGTTTTCAGTAACAACTGTCCCACCCTCGAGTGATTGGGGGTTGATCGATATCTAATTGCTGGAACATCCTAAAGCTCAAGACGCGACAACGTGACTCGAAAGGGTGAGCGTGACCGTTGCCGAAAGGCAGAAAAAAGACTTGAGATGCCCTATGCTTAAAGGAGTGCCCGTCGGGAGACGCGCCGCTAAGGGGTGATATAATGGATGATCAGCAGCCAAGGCTCTGTGGAACGTCGGGAGACGCGCTATGGGCAAGGTTCAACGACTATGGCCTAACTAGCCAGTACCTGCCAAGCGGCTGGGGAAATGGTATCCGCCTGCGGGTTGTATTCGATACAACAATGCGCAGGATGATAATATAGTCTGGACATCTGGGGAAACCCCAGAGCAGCGTCGCCGACCGGGAGGTCCGCGATGGCGGTTTGAGGTTAGCGGCCTCAAGCGAACATTTCGTGTAACATTACCTGCCCATATGGTGGAACTCAATGGTCTTAAATGCGTTGCAGAGATCCCCGAACTCACCACTACATTTCGGGCACAGACTGCTGACGATGATATCACACAGGCTTACCCTACTGGGGAAGTGATCATGAACGTCTCTAAGGAGACGACCTGTATCGAATTATGTGAGATCGAAGGCGTGTCGGAAGAAGCCCGGCGTCGTCAAGGCATCAACCTCACGGGTGGCAATACTAACGCCATCGAGATATGTAATGAATTGTTGAACATGCCGTACATCCACGATGTATTGGACGTATTTAAAGCTGACATTGAGGCAGGATTAGTATGAAATCGTTTTTAGCGATGGCCATTGAGTCCCACGGTGGCAAGGAAGAAGAAAAAGAGTACAGTTACTTCGTTAAGCTCACTCAGGCGCAATTGAACGACATCATTGCCATGGAAGGGGCGGTCGTAGGTAGCACCTTCTCCGAAACCAAACTGCCCTCAGAGAACGGACTGGCGTCGCGACTGCGGCGTTATCAGAAAGACGGGGTTGCTACTTATGAGCTCACAACTAAGGAGTACCACGGTGAGCACAAGACCAAACTGGAGACCAACGACACGCTGTCTGAAGCGAACTACCGCTCGCTAATGCAGCTGGGCATCAGCACTAACGTGCGTAGCCGCATTCATCTGCCAGTTTACAAGCACGGTGAGCCGGTGATGAAGAAGCACGGCCCACTGCAGTGGGAGTTTGATTTGTATCACGTCGCTGACGACAACCAAGTCAGTGCGTGGGCAAAAGTGGAGCTGGAAGTAGATGTGGTGGCATTTGGCGACATTATCGACTTGATTCCGTTCGCGTACGATGACCTGATCCCCTCAGACTCCAGCAAGGAAGAAGACCGGGCCTTTATTGCACACCTCTACGCCAACGTCTACGACGTGTCTAAAAACCCAACTAGTGCTGCAGAAGAAGACGTGCTCACGTTCTCGTGACACATAACACCCTCTAGGAGCCTGCGGGCTCCTAGAGGGGACGTCTATTTATTTGCTAGGGAAGAAGCCAGCGAATGCTTTGGCTGCCGCTTCGTTTTTCACGTGGCGCAGCGCATACTCAACGTCTTTCATCGCACGGATCTTGGTGGGATCCTCCAGACGAACGTAACAGGTCAGCAGATCCAGCACGCCCACGAAGGTTTCCCGGTCGGCGGTGGTTTTGATACCATTAGCATATCGATACAGGATCGTCGGGGCAAAGGCACCGGCCTTGTCGTTCTTGATCGCATTAACCAGCGTATCAAAGATACCACGCAGCTCGCCATTGTTCAGGGTGAACATGTTACGTACCGCAGTGACCAGGCCGGAGGTAGCCAGTTGGGTATCTTTGGTGTCGCCGGAAGCCACGCCGCACTTGGCAGCATAATCGGCGATTTGAGCCTTGATGATCTTAACCCGCTCCGGATTAGAGGCGGTATCTGCACCAGCCTGTTTGCGGAACATACCTGCCGGGGCGGCATTTTCGGAACGGGTGGCTTTCTGTTGCTGCTCCCGTTCACGCTCCTGGCGGCGATCCTGACGACGCTCAGGTTGATTGCGCTCTTCCTGATTGGGCTGTTCTTCGATCTTCTCGATATCGTCACTCATGACTATTCGTCCTTTTACGGTTAACTGATGTGTAGTTCAGGTTTATACTCGGCCACTGCCAGCTCAATGCCGTGCATAGACGACATATACGCGAGCATGATGCCGGAACCCAGTTCAGAGATTTCTGCTGCGGCAGCACTAGGATCGCGCGCCAGCGCCTCCACCGCACAAGCCGAACAGTAGTCATCGTCTGGCTGTTGACATAAGATAGGGCGACGTAGGCCCACCACTTTATTAAAGTGACGTTCAGCACTTTCTTCCGTCAGGCGCTCAGTGGTGCTACCAACCACCACGTTCATGTTCTGATATGGCTTCCAATTGTCCTTGGTGAGGATGAACTTATGCACTCGCTTGGTGCCACAGTCCCCCTTGATAACCCGTAGACTTTGGAACATTCGCTGCAGCAAGGTAACCTTCTCACCACCCTTAGCGGTGTTCAGGCCTCGGTCCAACGAACCTTCACGGGTGGAGTTGTACAGTTCCGGCAGGTGCTTCATGTCCCAACCCTCGTTCAGGGACTTCGACACGAACGTGAATCCACCATCCTCGCGGAAGGCACTTTCCACCCCCGACATCACGAACATTTTCTTTCGCTTAACCGAGTAGTCTTTGCCGCTGAGGTAGAAGCCGGCGGCGTCATCGTCTTTAAGCCATTCCTTATCAAGCGCCACCAATTCATCTTGGATCTTTGCAATGACCGACTGATCATTCAACTGGTCCTTGTATTTCTCAATGAGTTCGTCACGGCGCTTCGCCATTTCAGGGTGTGTGGTCAGGGACTTGGTTGACCCAGTCGGGGTAATGTACGGACACAGGCTGGTCAGTTCAAACATGGCCTTAACAAACCGAGACACCTCACTGGGGTAAAATTTGTCAGGTGCCCGGTCTTCCTCACGCTCAGGCTCATCGACCACGCGATTGATAAACTGCTTAACTAAATCACCGGCCGTCACCTTGTGCTGAAAGGGGAGCTTCTTCCCAAACGCATAGTGCACTACCATATAGTTAAACAAGGCCCGGCCATAGGTTGTTTCCATTTTACTGTCGTGGTTAGGCAGATCGCCAACCTCAAAGGTGGCTAGTCCACGGTTATCCAAAATAGGGTCCGTGCTGGGAATGCCCTCTAGCTTCTCCCATGACTGCTCTGGCGTGTACCAATACACACCGTCGGATCGGTAGTCGACATCGTACGGTTCGAGCTCGTGATCGGTCGGCAGTCGAGACACAGAAAATAAGCTGATGCGCCATGCCCGCCACTTCCACCGGTCAGCCAGGCAGCCGCGGACAAACAATTCATGCGGTGTCATGCTCCACATCCTCAGTAGGTTGGTACAAAGTCTCGAGGGCGGACAGTACCGCTTTAGAGATCGCAATACGCTCAGGCAAGTCGTCAGTATGTGACAGCAATTCGACGTAATGATCAACCATCTCGCTTGCTGCAAGCAGGGTGTCGTTCTTCACATACAGCAGGCCGGTAACTGCTAACGCCACCTCCTCTTGGTAGTTAGCGGAGGTCAGCCGGTCAATTTCGATCTGCGTTAACAATTCGTCCATAGGGGCGCTGTAGCCACCGTCATCTAACACGTCAGTGATCACATTGTCTGGATACGTGGCGATGAAGGTGGCGGCACGCGTGGCTGCCTCTGCGTCCACATGATCGATGGTGGTATCGCTAAGCAGTTTGGCCACTAAGATACTGTGAACAATTCGCATCAGTTTCGGACTCACTGCTTCGATGATATCAATGTAGTCGCTGTCGAAACCACCTACCACAAACGCCACCAAGTTCGCCATCATGATCGACTCAGGTTCGCCCGATTCATAGATAGCCATCAGCGACTCATAATCGTCGAATGCTTCCAAGTCGCCCAACAACACTTTGATAACTTCCAGTGCAGCGCGTGGTGATGCATACACAGACTCAGTGCTGACAGTTACCCCTAATCGCATTAGCAGTTCAGCAGCACCCCCACAGATCAGACTTTCGGTAGGGAGAATGATGTCCGCTACGGCGTCATTTTGCGCCACTAACGTAAGCACTTCATTCAAGTGCTCTTCGTAACCGACGTCATACAACTGTTCGGTCAGTTCCATTAAAACCTCAACTCGCTCGGGACTGCGCCCATCTTCCAATATAGATCGGTATAACTCGAGCATCTCATTATTCCACTTTATGGTTAAAATTTAGGCACGGTGGCCATCATACGTACCTATTTCATAGAATGACCCTCGACTTGTCATATATACGTTATTTTACGTCGAGGCCTAACACGCAAGGTGTACCATGAGAAAAAATGAACAGCGCAGGCCCCGCCCGTCAAGAAAGACTCGCAACAAAAGCTACCGCAGTCCTGAGCCAAGACTGGACATCGATAGCAAAGGCGCACACAACCGTGAGGTTATGTTTCAATTGCGTGCATGTGATGAGTTTATTGATCAAGTCAATGGAACGTTACAGGTCTTTGCTAAACGTATTGACCGCGATGGTCGGACCGCACTGGGCGAGTACCACAACGAGTGTGTGACCATCCTCGACACTATCAACGATGACCTGCACGATTTCTGCAGCAAGCTCAAGCCGCTGCAACAACAGGCCAAAAGTTTCATGGATAACCCGCAAGGTGAAGCCTGGGAATGGACCATGAATACTCATTCCATCTGTGAGTCGCTGAACCTGCTCCGCGACCAGTACGTTACCCTGTATATGGCCAACTACAACTCCCTGATGGATCAACTCGATCGCTAACTGAGGATACATTAATGTCTAACGAAGAAGTGCAGCACACCCACCCTGCCAATCACGAACCGTTGCCGACCGAAGTCGAAAACACCCCGCCTGCTGAATCCGTCAATGTTGAGACGGCTGCATCGGGAACGGTGGACGACAGCGAGCCTGCACTGGCCGAAGTGGCGTATGAGCAGACCGCCCCTGCCGTTGAAGAAGGTGTCGCCAAAGGCAATCTCCAGTACCAGCCACAACTGACGTTCTACAACTACGGCATGGAAGTGCTAACTAAATACACCCTTAATGCCGACATCGACACTGAAGTGGTCAGTAACTACACGCCGGAACTGATCCACACCGACAAGTTGACCGAAGCAGACACGTACTGGTCGCAACACATTCGTCGTGAAGGTGGTGCGGTAATTGGACCCCGTCGTCCCAGACTGGCCTCTACCGGTGGTACCCTGACAGGCATGGCAGCCATCGAGTCAATTCGTCGGGTGGCTGGCGCTGGCGGCTCCCTGACCTACGAACTGGCCCATAGTGGCCTGGTAATCACAGTTACACCGGTCAAAGAAACCGAGATGATCGATTTCGAGTTTGATCTCACTCGTGCTGCCACTCAAGTTGGTCTGTCCACCACCGGTCTGCTGCTGAACGGGCGCAGTGGTGTGTTCAGTGAAGCCCTGGTGAACTTGGCGCTGGATCACATCACCTCGTGTAACTTCAAGGAAGTGGGTACTAACTTCCGAGCACTTGCTGACTACATCGATCCGCTCGACTATGGTGCATTAATCTGGGGTATGTTGGCCACCACCTTGGCCAACGGCCATCCGTGGGAGTTTGCCTGCACCAACGGCGAATGTAAACATCGCCGGGAAGCGCTGGTGAACTTCTCACGGATGTTGTGGGTGAACCGCAATGGCCTGACCGAAAAACAGCAGAACATGCTGGTCAAGTTCAGTAACAACATCACCGCCGCCCAACTGACTGAGTACCGTCAGGAGTTTACTGACAAGGCCGCCACCTACACCATGAGTACAGGGGTGATCGTCCACTGGCAACGGTCTACTCTGGCCGAGTACCTGCGTCAAGCCAAAGAGTGGGTCTCTGCCATTGAGAAGCAGTACAACACGGCCATGACCAACTACTTTACTGAAGCGGAACGGCGCCGTTACCTCAATGGGCAAATCCAGGCCCGGCGGATGCACAAATACATTCACCAGGTCGGTAAGATCATGGTTCCGTCTGCGGTCGAGGGTGAGTATGATGAGATCGTCGATCGCGATGCAATTCATGCGGTTCTGCTGGAGCTGACTGCCATTACTCCCGACATCCGTGAGTTTGAAACTGCTGCCGTGGACTACATCGAATCCAACACTGTACAAGTGGTCGGCTATCCTGGCGTGAAGTGTACCAAGTGTAACCATGTGCCGAAGGGCCGCGGTGGTGAATTCCGTAGTATCGTGCCGGTCGCGGTGGATCGGGTGTTTTTTACGTATGTTCAGCGGAAAACTTTGGCCTTGATGGATCTGGCGACCGTATAACTGCGGAAACGTTTTCTACACGTTGGGATAAGAATGGGCAAGACGCGGTGGCTGAACTGTTGGCCACCGATACTCACCAGGTCGAGGACGGCATTCAGTATACCGAGAGTTTGCGCTACTTGCGTGAAGCTTATGACGAAAACTTCCGGCTGGAAACCGGTCCAACCGGGGTGGAGATGTGTGACAGTGAGCACGCGACCCGCGGGTCGCTGTTTGAATACTGGATGGGTAAGTTCGTACAGTTTCAAATCGCAACGTTATTCAACATCTCCTTGAACGAGTACCTAGACCAACCACGGTTTCGCATACAGGCAATGAACCGCATCGCTGAACAAGACAGTCACAGTGAGGTGGCAACTGCCAATCGGCTAGCTAGCCAGCTCGGTAAGAAGTGACAAACAAGCGGACATCAGGTATGGGCCTAAGCCCATACCTACTTTTTTGTGCATTAAACGTTACCTGTATTTGTTCGGGGGAATTGTCTATCACTACCCCAAATAATTCTCACCGCACCAGCGCCATGACCGACATATGTAAATGCAGTAGTGTATCCACTTCTGAATCTAACACCACCAGCGCCAAATTTAACTTTTATTGGGGAGCTACCTGCTGTTCCCTCTTTACCGCCCGAACCATCACTCTTAGGTTTTGGGCCACCAACCCCGCTGCTTCCAGCCCCAAGGATGCCAACACCGCCGCCACAATACGGTGGGTAATAATACCGATCATTCCTGTAGCTTGGTTGATATATGGCGCCCGCAGAACCACCACCGCCACCGGCGCCACTACTTGAAGTACCAGCAGTGCCAACAACAGTAGAACCCAATGAAGTAGGATCCTGGACACCATGACCACCGTATCCACCATTTCCGTAATAACCGCCAGCACCGCCGCCACCGCCACCGCTGTCCCGGTTTATTCCGCCCTGACCGCCGTCACCACCGCCACATTCTTGATGACCGATAGGCCAAGTTGTAGATAGCAATGTTACTGTGCCGTTCGAAATAGAACTATTTCTCTTAGCGTTATCGCTGCTAGCTGCCCCGGAAACTATAGTAAGTACCTCACCTGGAGTCACTGGGATGTCGTTACGCCAGCGCAAATTACCGCCGTATCCACCATTCCCGTTATTGGAACTTGACGCCACCTGCCCGCCGGCAACTACAACCGCACTAATCAAATGGCAACCGTCGGGCACTGTCCATTTAAGAGTGCCAACGGTTGTGAATTCAATCTGCCCAGGAAGTATCGACGGTGGCACCTCGAACCCGTTTAACTCTCGATAAGCTATCCGCGAATCAAGCGATAGTTCAACAACTATGGGTACGCTACCCTTGAAAGCCGTGTTGTTGCTTTTTGCGGCAAATTGCAAACTACCATCGATAGTAACCACAACATAATAGCTCTGGTCAGTATATAAATTGTACTTACGAGTAATCTCCTGCATGATAAGGTCAGGGTCAATACTCCCGTCTTCTTTAACGTCGACTTCACGAATTTTTACCATTACCTCGCTGAATAAAGTTGCCAAATCGATACGATTAAAATAAATCGTTGCGTAAGGAACATCTAGCCCCTCCACGACGCCTACTCTACGTACTCGTAATTCGGTGTTAAATTGATCCCCTATCGACGTTATGACGGGGAGGTTCTCACCTACCACCAATTCGGTTTCGCTAAAGTCGGTCTGGTTAAAGTAGTTAAAGAGCTCCCTAACCAACACATTGGGATGTTTACTTAGATCAACGTTGTATTGCATTTTTTTGTCCTTTATCGTATACCGGTAAGAAAAAAAAAAAGAAGGGCCGAAGCCCTTCGATTAAGTGCGGAGCTTCAAGGTCACCCACGGATACCATTTGTCCGAAAACGTCCTGTAAGCGATGTTGTGCTCATCCGGTTGTTTAGGGTCATGATGCCACAGAGTCTTGACGTAACGCTCGTAGCCGGCCGTGCCGCGTATATTAGAGGCACGATTGACCTGCCACGTATACCCGCGCTGACGAAACCAGAACGTCGTGACCTGTTCACGTAGCGTAAGGAGGTGAAACGCCTTGTATTCATCCGACATCCCATCGACCAGCCGGTTGACGCCTGCCTCCACCGAGGGGTAGGCGTATAACACAGTGGCCAAGAACGTCGTCAGATCCATATTGCGGTATTGAATCGGTATCAGCATATCAGATCCAGAATTGACTGTTGAGGGTTCGGAATGACTTCACCTTACCTTGGAACATCTTCTGTCGTCGGTTAAGGTACACACTATGTTTCGCAATCTGCTTACAGTGGAAGTACACAACTCTTGGCGTCAAGTCCCAGTCCCGCACTTTCCGTGTCCTACCCAACAACTGTAGGTTGGCCTTCTCCTTCCCCATCGCTACCGTACAGATACTGATAACCAGCCCTTTGATATCTACTGCGGTAGAAGACTTGCCTGGAGTGGACACGCCGATGTCCGCGTTCACGAACACGTCATAGTTATCCCCTTGGATGTAACGCTGCACATCCAACTCAGGGTGCAGTCCCTTAACGTAGTTGGTGAACTCAGTACACATTTTCTTGGTAGAGAAGAACACCAAACACCGCTGTCCGGGCTGACGCCCCTTGAGATACCAAGCGGCCATGACATCATACACCATCTTGAAGTACGCCTGCTGAATCCGTTTCTTGCGCATGATGGCTTTTTCGAATTCAGTGTGGTTGTACATCTTCATCCGATTCATTCGGTTGATCAAGTCGACGTTTTCGGTATGGAAGTAGAGGGAGTATGCGTCGATGTACGCGTCGTATTCCAGGCCGTTGTACCTGGCTGCCTTAGGTACCCGCTCAGCATACCGGGCGTCCATGAACGCGTCACCTTCGTCACCTAAGGTGGCGGAGAGGTCCAGCACACGGGGGGCACCCAATAGCATAAACGACCAATAGTTCATACGGAACAGTTGGTGGGTCTCATCATAAAGAACCAACCCCACACCTAACGTCTTGAGCAAATCAGTGAAGTGGCAGCTCTTATCACGCTTGAGCGACTCCTGAAGCCAGTTGTCTAACGTGTGGCTGGAGATGGCGATCATCTTCACTTCTCGCTCGCCGGGCGCCTTACCTAAGCGACCTGCCTCGCCAATGGCAACGATGTTGTCAAAGTCCTGCAGGTTCTTGATACGTACTAGCTCCCCCGGACGAAGGGACAGTGAGAACTTTTTAGCTGTGAGGTCACCAATCCATTTTTCAATATATGCGGCTTTGGTGATGAATAGCACGCGCCGTTTTATATTGACAATGGTTTTCATTGCCATGGCTGTCTTCCCGAGACCCGTCTGGATCTCTAGGATGTTGTGATGGAACCCATCACGACTGGCATGTGGTACTATGTCATTCTGGTATACGAACGGTGAGTCCTCTGGCTCCACGATATTCAGGGTGTGTCGGTCAAACTCAACCACGTCACCGTCATGCGGCTCTACCTTACGCACAACGATGTCCATAGTCCGGGACACTCCCAGACGTTTTTTGATGTTGTCTAGCACGTTAATGAGTTGGTCATACAAAGCATCGATGTAGTAGTACCGATCAAATGCTTCCTCATACACAAAATAACGATCGCCTTCCACTGTCTCAATCTGTCCACGAGACGGGGCCAACTTCGGTTGGATCAAACTCTCGTTGTAAAACTCCAGTTCACGCTTCACGTCGTAGTCGGACGTGTCCACGCTAAACCCGCGTGGGTAACGCGTAATCAAAACATCCGCCATAGAAACTTTTTCCTTATTGATTCTTTTCAATGTGCACGATGCCGAGGACATTGAAAAAAAGACGGGGCAGTGCCCCGTCTGGTTAATTTACGGTTTGTCGTCACCAACAGGGATATAGATCAAGTCATCCATGATGCTCGGCAAGCGATTCTTGAGCAGGTAACTGTCAAGGTTATCATAGATGTCCGCCTGACCCTCGTACAGCATAGCCACCGACAGACTGCGGTTGGCAATGATGTCATCGTGGGTTTGGAACGTTCCTTCATGGATCGATCCAGGCATGCTCCAATCGCCTCGAGTCTTATCTTTGACCCGTGTGGCGGCCAGAATAGTGGCGATGTGACCCAAGTACACCCCGTCCAACTTTTCCGAAATCAGGTAATAGGCATCATACAATGCTTTGTCTACTTCCTTATAACGGGTCAGCATGGTGACGCTTTCCTTGGTAATCACCTTAGATTCGCCCGCATACCGCGCCGAACGAATGAACCGTTCCACCCGGTCACCAAACTCGGACATGTTCTCGTGTTTATGTGGGTACACAAACAACGGATTGCGCCCCTTCCAGCCGTCGATGTCGATGTAGTAGAACTGATCGTCTTCACGCCAGCCGTTACGTTTGGCATGCTTTAACAACGCAGGTGACAACGACGCCCGCGTCGAGTACTTCACCATGTCAAAGTCAGCGCCGTCATGCAACACCCCATTCGCATCCTTACGGTAGAAGCCGGCGTACTGCAATGCACTAACCCGTGCCAGGTTTATGTGGTCGATGTCGGACACATAGTTCACGTCTACCAGTCTGGGTGCCTCTTCCTTCAGAATGCGCAGGGTGATACTTTCCCCTTCGCGTGCCTCAGCCAGGAACAACTGATCAGGACGTTTCTCCTCCGTGCGCAGGAACGCCTCCTCACTGCGTCGCAGTCGCGCAATAAACGCGTGGATGATGAAATCCAAGTGCTTGGTGGAGATGATCAGCTGAGTAATCACCTTGTTGATGGCGGTGCAGCTCACATGGCCCGGATTGGTGTCGTGGGGGATGGCGTACGCCACGTCTCCATAACACGACTCACACACCCCCTGCTTGGGCAACAGCCGGCACGTTGCCGTGGTGAAGAAGCTGATGTCCTTACCAATGAGGTGGGTGTCTTCCGGGTGGATCGTACGCTTCTTTCCTTTATCGTCGAGGTAAGTCAGTCCGACCATCGAACGGAACAACTCCTCACCAACATTATAGAAGACATGCGGTTCGGTAGACCCACAGTCCCCCTTGTAGATTTTGCGCACGTATGCAATGACGAACTGCAATTTACGGTTGAAATACTCAGCTGCCGCCACCGGGTCTTTGTTGAACAACAGTGCCTTGGCCGCTGAGCGCGACTCTTTGGCAAAGTCAGTGATGTCGGTAAAGCCCATGGCAAAGCCACGACGCACCGGGTTACGGTAAATAACCGAGTCGATGTCAGTGACCCGACCACGCGGACCGAACGACGGCAACATCTGGTTCATCTTCACGGTCTTGTATTCCACCGCCCGCACGATCGGGTTATGGGGATACTTGCCCGATTTGAATACCCGCTTGATGGTATCGTACGCCCGGTCAACCGTGGCCAGCGCCGGGGTAACTTGCCGGTTCGCTTCCATGATCTCGGGATCATCCAGGATCTCCAGGATCGCTTCGCCGTCCGTACTCGAGATGTGATCCATGGTCCGAGTAACGAGTGCGTTATACAACCCATTGTAGCATTCCGAATACGCCAGCAGCCAGATGTCTTCCTTGTCAATGTGGTCAAACTGGCGAGTGGATTGGATGGCCCGGTTGAGGATGTCCTGGAATACGTCGTCGGTCAAGGCCCGCCCATTCAAGAACAAGTCGCTAGTGAGGGGAATCTCATGGTAGTGCGTAGTCAGCTGCCAGAAATACCAACTGACGGGAATATCAGCAATATCCACTTCTTCGAGTGTGGTATCATCAAACACCAGGTGACAACTCTCATCCAGTTCGAGACCCCATATCTCGTCTTCCGTGTAGTCCAGTAAATCACGGGCGTGGTAAGTGATCATCGTGTTTCCTCTTGATCCATCAGGTAGTTAGTGGCCTGCCGGCGAGTGGTGAATTTCTGCCCGTCGCATGCCATGATGTGGCGCAAGATTTCCATTGAGCGGTTATGGCCCAGCGGGAACTTCCCACGGTCGATGACCACGTCGAGGTTCATTGGCACTTCCGCCATCAGGATGTTGCGCACAATCTCCCCAGCTTCCACCGGGTTATTTGCCCGACTGTGGATTTCCGCACAGACATTATCCCCCACGTAGGCTTCCAGGTGTCGGGCTTCCGACTCACCCATGAACTTGATCGGGTTTTCGCTAACTGGTCGACGGTTCTTGTCCGCGCTGTGACGCTTGGCAATCGTGCCAAAGCTTTGGAACTTGCCCGCACTGACTGCGGAGAATTCGCGACCGGTTTTGTCCAATCGGATCATGTACAACTCGCCGACGATGAACGATTCTTTGGTACGAATCATTTCACCAGACGGGCCACGGAAGGTCAACGGTGAACGCACCGGCGGGTAATCCCGTTTGATGTTGCGCATCACCTCATCCATCGGAATGGGGTTACTGGATGGCACCCACAGTCGAAGGTCTTCTTCACGCAGGTCCTCGATGAACTCTACGATCTTGTCTATCGTCTGATGGGTATGTGCTACCGCATTTGCCCAGATCGGATTAACGGCATTCAGGAACCCAATCAAGTACTCCCACGCCACCTCTGGACCATCGGACTCGTACATCTCCATTGTGCGCTTCTGCACATCGCGACGCGCAGCATTCACGTAATGCTCAAAGCCTCGGTTGAAGTTGGTTCGCCGCAACATGGCGTTCTCAGACATCATGATGTCGACGCGGTTTCCGTAATCATCCACCGGCATGTCTTCATCATCCACCACCATGCAGACGATGCCTTTACCTCCCATGGTGTCAGTGATTTTACCAGACATGGCCAGCGGGATGGGGTACTTGACAGTGATCTCGATACGGTAGTTATCGATCATGTCGTAGTTGAACTGCTTAACCCGTCGAGGCTCTCCTGGAATCACCGCATCCGGTTTGTCAGCGATGGCCATCCGCACAGCCTGACGTGCCCGTGGAGTGAGTGGTACTTGTCGACCGCGACGTCCCAACTCCTTGCGCTGTTCGTTATAGAACAGGCGGATCTCCTCCTGGTATTTGGACAGCGCCTCGGCATACTCGTCACAGATCTCTTGCATGCCGGCTGGCGTGGCCATCTTCGAGCTCGGCAACCGTCGACCTTCCGCATCACGTTCCCTCGGCTTAGTGTCGTCGCGATGGATTTTGATATCCACCACCACGCTCTCCGGATCCACGAATGTGCAGATATCGTAGTGGCCGCAAGGCGTGGAGATCGCCCCCACAGACATTTCCACTGCGGCCAGTAGGGGATCGTACGGACGTTTAGCAAACAAAATACCGTCGTCGCGTATCTTCTCCCCTACTTTTGGAAACATCCGCCGATCATTACCTTCGCCGTAGATCATCAGAGGGTATTCTTTCTTGCCAACATCCATGGTAAAAGTTTTGTAGCCGTACGTCAGCATCTTCTCGGCGAAGCTACGAGAGATCAGGCACGAGTCCTCAATCACCATGGGATGCGACACCAAAATGGCGTTCGCGTGAACCCCTACCGACCATTCCCCCTCGATGACCGATGGCGTTTCTGCCAGTACGGTGCCCTTCTTCAGCACCATTCCAGGCTTTAACTTGCGACCAATGTCAGTCAACTCCAGATTGTAACCAAAAGTTTGGTGGTTGGACATGTATTTCGGAATGATGATGATGTCAATTTCCGAACGGCCGCCGTCGGGATTGATGAGCTCAACAAACACCGTGGTTTCCATGGGTGTACGCAAACCAGGCCGTTCTACCCGTTCAATGGTTCGCAGTACCCGGCAAGTGTGCTCCACCACCACGTTGAACATGTAATTGGCGTAGTCGCGCTCAGGACCTGCGAAGATCTTGCGCAGCTCCGCCCCTACGCACTGCACCGTCTGCGGGTAGTGGGTGCCCTGCATGGCCACCCGTGCGCCAGACGAACCCTGCGGAAAGATCTGCAAGTTCGTTGTACATCCAACATAGTCCAGCCGGATTGAGCCGGGCTTGAGGTTGTTAATTTGCATCCTATGATCTCCTAGGTATAGAACTTCGTGGAGATAAAATATATCCCACTTTTATTGGAGTGTTTTTTATGTCGCCGCTCTCTCGACTGGTCACGTACAAGCCACATCGGAGTCAAACGGACGTTGCTATCCGTCGGCTACTTGGCACGCACTATCATTATCTAAAGACGCATCCCGACACACGAAGAATGGTGGTCGATCATGAAAAGGCTGCCCCGTTCTATTATAACCTGTTCGCGTACTTACACAACGTTGGCATTGCGCGCGAGGTGCACTACTGTGTCATGTTGCTGTCGGACCTAATGAATCCCGAACAGTTCGACAGCAGCACGATGGAATTGGTGATTCCGGACTTGGTGTTGGTGGAAACCATCATCGCAGAAGCAGGTTTGTGATAAAAAAAGAGGGCCCAAGGCCCTCGTTTTTTTTTTATTTGTGTTGATTAAATACCCAGACGGCTCAGGCTAAACCGCCCACCACCGTCACGGTCATCACGACGTCGATCGCGACGGTCATCGCGACGGTCATCGTAACGGCGGCTATTACGGTCTGACAAGTCCAGCGGTCCGCGCCGACGACTACGACGATCGTCGTAACGATCGTCGTAACGATCATCATAGCGGTCCCGGCGATCTTCCAGGTCACGAGGGTCACGTAGCATGTCAGACACGCTTACACGACCGCTACCACTTCGACTGTCGCGGCGTTCGTCGCGAGCGTCATCATCGCGACGGCGACGGGGCACATCCGGTTCAAACGGCGGTTCGTCATCGTCGTCTCGCTTGCGCACTGTCACGTTCGCCTGGTCGTACATCGCGGCTTCCGGTTCAATGCCTGCATTACGGCCCGTAGTTTCCAGTTTAGTGCCCTCGTTACCGGGGAGTTTCGGAATGTGGCGACGGAACTTATCCATGTCATCGTATTCGGTCAACCACTCCAGCGGCACCAGCGGTACGGGATTTACCTTGGACAACACTTCCGCGTACTTATTGTACTGTTGGACACTGTCGCGGACCACTTGCAGCAGAACATCGAGATAAGGTGTGGCGTGGTTAGAACCATGGGGGGTCAGCACAGGCTCAAACAGGCACTTCACCAGCTCCCGAATAGTGTTGGCATCCTGGACAGAGATCGGCAACCCGAACGGCTTACCACCTTCAGTTTCCAGCAGCGGAATTGACAAGTCAGCCCGGCGCTGCACTTTGGTTCCATCAAGGTCGCTAGAACGACTGACGTACAGTTTGAGGAAGTGTTCTTTGGCGAACCGGCCTTGCAGTTTCTTCCACGCTTTGACGGTGGTTTCTTTTGCATTAGGAATCGGCAGCTTGGCGAACAGGGGATTCTTCACATCCTTGGCCAACTTGGGGTCAGCCGCCACCGTCAAGATGGCGGTGATCAGGTTACTGTACATGATCGTGGTGTGGGCTCGCCACAGCCGCAGCATAAAGTGGTAGGTTTCCGACTGACCCATCATGGCGTCTTCACACAGTGGATGAAACGGCCACACCTCGGACCAGTCATTGGCGTCCAGGTACGCTTTGGTTGGAATAACCACATCCTTGTCGCCTATTTTGTACGGTACTTGACTGACTGGATTCAGCACCACACCAGCATCGGTCACCACCGCGCCCAGGGACTCCAGGATATCTTGATAAAACTTTTGTACTTTCATTAGTAAGGCCTCTGAAGGTTATGGGGAGGGTGGATTCCACCCTCCATGCATTTGTTAACGACGGCGCCGGGACGAAGACGGCAGATCCAAGTCCAGCAGGTCGAGGCCGCTGTTACGGCGGCGGTTGGTGTCTTCTACTTTACCGTCACGAATGCGACTGGTGGTATCAATACGCCCCTTCCCACCGACGAAATCATCGATGGCTTCATCTACTTTCTTCCGCAGGTCGACGTAGCGCTCAGCGTTGTCGTCGATGAGGCTTTTGTTGCGCGTCACTACTGGAGTCAGCATGGCGTCGGCGAATGACGGGAATACGTAAGGAACCGTGGGGTTGTCGTCGATGGAAATCTCCACGCGGGTGAAACCACCCTCCTCGGAACTCACCGACAGATCCACGTCGAAGTAGCCATTATTACTGATGACGTTGAACACCTCGCGAATTACCCGACCTTTGAAGGTGTCAATGACTGAGATGTCATCGAAGTCTTCACCGATATAACTGGCAGAGTCCTCCAGAATGAATTGCGGTTCACGGTCGTATGTCCGCAGGTTGTTGATTCGGAACTGCACGAAGCTGAACAGACACCCTAGCATGATGATCGGAATAGCGTGACAGACTTGGGCCGCTGCCATGGTTTCCGGACTGGCCCCATACCACACTTCTGACTCAAACGAGAATATGTTGTGGGCGATGGGGGCAATCTTGGTCACCTCATCCAAATCCTGCAAGGACCGACGGTCTGTGAAAGGTACCAGGTCACGGTACTCGAAGAAGTTATCCTCCGCGTAGTTACTCCGTGAAGCAATGGCTTTCAGGAACAGGTTACTATCCACACGTTGCGGTCGCAGGATGTCCGCCGCTTCACTTTCCCGTGACATGTCCATGATGTCGTTGGAGTAGGTTCTGAGGTTACCGAGACCCTGGCGGTCGGCCGCCACCACCTGTGCCAAGTAGCGGTTGCTGTCGTTAGAATCGCGGCGGTTCATCTCCACGCCATACTGAAAGGTATTGCGCAGGTCAATACTGTCATCGTGCCGGCCGGTTTCTTTGTGGGTGTCTACGGTATTAAACAAGTCGTAAGGACGCATCAGGTATTCGGAACCGCCAGACCTGCCAGTGATGTCGATGTCACCGAGCATGGTTTGTTGGGAGTCCAACACCTTGCTGGAGATATAGGTACGACCGCGGCGGTCCTTCTTCTCGATATCCCGAATAAGCACCACGCTGTTAACGTACATCTCCAAGTCAGGCGCTACGGTGTTTTCGTGCGACAAATCCACACGGTCCGTGTAACCGACCACGAACGCGCGGGTAGCAGAGTTACGGTGGCGGGCGAAGCCTTCGATTTCCACTTCCGCGATAAACCGGTAGCGATTCTCACGCCACGCCCGTCGACCAGTGCGGCCAGCAATGCCCACTTCTTCGGCTTCACTGGACAGTCGCAGTGCTTCAGAGGCAGTGCCAATAAACAGGTCAGGTGATAGGTTGCCATGGTTACTGCGAACCAGCGATTCGATCGACTGCAACACATCACCCCCAACGTTAAACTCGAAGGGGTGACGGTACTGCTCTTCCAGGTCAGCCACTTCGATCAGGGTCAGTTTAGTCAGTCTCATTGATGATCTCCAATTACTACGATGTTAACGGTTGCGATTTAGTTTAATCAGGAGTTCTGCCAGGTCACACTTTAATGTGCTGGCCGGTTTAAAAGTGCCAAAGTCTTGTTGGAGGTGCTCGGCTACTTTCTTACTGCAATGCAGTTCCCATTGACGGTCCGCGTAGAGCTTAGCGAACTCACCAATGGCCACGAATCCAGGACACAGTGCTTTCGGATCAGACGAGTCCCGTGTGTGGCGGTAGTACGGATAAATCTCCCGCAACTTCTCCCGCAAGTCTAGCGACGGGGTTTCAAACGGGGTGGCGATGATCGGTGCGTAGTAATCCGTTTCCACCGGTCTAGCGCTGAGCAATGGCGCCAGGGCACGAAACCGCCAGTGGATCAACGCTGCCTGTGTTAGACCCATGGCATTGATCATGGCTTCTCGATCAATGTAGGGGATTGCCCGCGGCATGATGAGGTTACCCAACACCCACTGCACTGCCGCCACGTGGTCCGGCCGGATAGGACGAGGCGAATACTCGTGAAACGACTCGATGCAGGTTTTTACCAACGACGAAGGGATGGTCTCATCCAACTGCCGGCGCACTTTACGGTAGTCGTAAAGATACACTTGGTTGGTCAGATATACGTCGTCGCTGACAGACTGCCTAACCGAGTACGTTTCAAGGTACCCAATCTTATCTTCGTCGGCGCCACCGCCACGACTCACCCGCTCGCGCAGCGGTTGGAATTTATCGCCTAGCTTGCTGGCTTCCGACTCCACCCGAGTGTAGATGGTGGAGATAAGGTTGCCGCGGTCTGCGAAGGCGTTGATTTCCCGGATGGCTAGTTTGTCAATAATAGCTGTCGCAAACAAGTAATACGGGATGTCTGCCGAACCGAAGCCTGCTACCACCGACCCCAGACTTTCATGCGCTTTGACTTTGTGACACACCGCTTCCACGAACTCAAACAGCCGCTCAGTGGCCGGGTGCTTAATCAGTTCCGTCTTGCGCAGAGTCCGCAGCAAGTCGTATTCAAAGAACGCCTTGCGTTTGGTGTCGGTACTGTTATTACACCGCAGTGCTTTCATCCAGATCGGATACACTGAACGGAAGATCACCGCCAACACTGCTAAGTCGAAGTATTCATGTGTCAGGTACGTGGTCACTCGGTCTTTGGAGTTGTACTGACTCTCGAACTTATCCTTGACCGTGTCCGGATAGTCGATGTGCTGGGTTTTCATGAACTCAGCCACTGCATCGAAGGGATGGTATTTGTCCACGACGGTGCGCACCACCTCTTCCAGCATCGCAGCCCGCTCTGCCGGATTGGGGATGGCAGGGTAATCTTCCACCACCCGCTCATACAGCTCAAACAGCTCGCGTCTACTTTGCGCAGGTAAGGTAGCCCAGTACCCATTCAGCTCTTTGAAGATGGCTTCCGTATACTGTTTGCGGATACTGTCAAACGACTTTCGTTCTTTTGCCGTGAGGTTCTGTCGGTTCAAGTTAGGTTTGAACTTCTCGAAATCGAGCACGTCTTCTCTGGCGGTTGGGTCCTTCGGCTCAAAGTCCGACTTCTCCAACTTCACACATAGCGTCCGTTGTTCGTCGGCCTCTACATAAATGATCATACTGACCTCCTTTGTTCGCTATGATAAAATATACTTGAAAGTTTTTAGACGGGCCATCAGCCCGCCTAAAAAACTGAAGTTAGATGTTGATGAAGTCGTCGAAGTCTCCGTCAGCCGCCGGCGGACGATTGTTGTTACTATTGAAGTTATTGCCGCCGCCGCCGTAGTTGCGGTTACCGCCACCATTACCGCCGTAGCTCTTATTACCGCCAAAGCCTTTATTGGTGTCCTGACGCTGTTCTGGCATATAGTTCTTTTCCCACTCGCGAGCAACGATTTCGCCTACGCGATTCACCCAGTTAATGGCGCGGCGGCGAGACATCTCAGATTCCGGCATCGGCTGTCCATTGAGAGCGTGTGCGTATTGTTTCAGTGGCAGGAATTCAAACCGCACTGCCGGAGTGTCGGGTGAGCCCAGCGCCAGGAATACCAGGCCATCGTTATCGCGACCAACCATGACTGTGGAGACCACTTGATCACGCTTCTTACAGGCGATATCATGGCGATAGGTCTCTTTGGATGCGGCTGCCATTTTAACCGACGCCAACAGGTCATCCCAGGCATCGATGGTCAGGTCGGCATTGATCCACTTTTCGCCGCTACGAGCAGACAGCGACACCCGGTTAAACCGGTTCGGGTTGATTTGCAGACGGCCGGAACGGCCAGAGCCGTCGGGGCGAGTGCCGAGCTGGAGTGAGCGTTCTTTGAGTACTTCAGACATGGTCTTTATCCTTAGATTTTTGTACGTACATACTGATACGTGTAGAGTAAAAAATAACGCCAGGCCCCGTCATTACTGGTACTGGCGGAGAAATGCAAGGAGATGCGGTTCGTGTTCCAAGCTCACATCCTGCATGATTTTGCTAACGGTGGTGAGGGGATGCCAGTGTCGTTTCTCACTGATGTTGAGCAGCGCCTTGCGGATTTTCAATGGCTGTGGGCTGAAAGTGCTACTATCGCCGAAGATCTGCAACATCATCAGGTTGAATGGGATCACGGGACCGTCTCGCTTCACGTTGAGTTTGGTCCACCATTGTTTCGGACCTTTTAAAGCGCCAGTATGCGACTCCAGTAGTTTGAGGTCGGGGAATTTTGACGAAGACACCATATCCAAAGGTAGGTGCGTCACGAGGACGCACCGTTTGCTCCCACTGAGCTCTCGTTTGAATACTTTTAGGGTGTCTTTATGTTCAGCCATGAAGTGGCGAATAACGTCTTTTTCCAAAGCCTCATAGACCATCTGCTTACCGGTGGTACTATTTTTGAAGTTTGCATGTGGCAGTTGCTTACTGATACCTTCATAGGTACATAAGTAAAGGTCCACTTCACATTGCGGGTTGTGGGTCTGGATGGCGATACTCGCAGCATCCCAGTCATCCTCTACGGTTTGAATCAACACCTCCGAGGTCAACATGGTCTGATCGTCCCGCTCAAACGCATTGTGAGCGTTACGTATCAAGGTGCGCAGGTTAAACCAAACGCTCTCGAAATCATTAATGGGTGGCCGACCTTTAAGGTCGGCTCGCTCACCGGTATGGGCTGCACCCTCGATCGCCAACGAGGTACCGATTGAACACTGATACAGCCCCACCGTTCTGTCTAACGGATCTGCCATTTACGCCACCATATCTTGGATGTATTGGATTTCATTCAACAAGGCAGACATGTCCGACGGGACTTCGTCGCCCAACTCCCGTAAGATAATCCCCTCGATGTTCTCGGCGGTGATGTTGATGGTCTCACCTTTCAGGTGGAATGACTCATCTGCACCCATCGTCAAATGCTTTCCGTCGCTAATGCGCTCACTTTCAATGACGATAGTCGGGTACTGCGCCCGCCACTCTTTCAATACCGCACCGATGTCATACTCAGCCGAGTACTGAACTCGCAACCGACCTACTGTGAACTCGTCCCCAAGTTCACCAAATCTGGCAAGTTGCGCCTCGACGTTGTTGATCAGTGTCACATCGTCAAGTCCTTCACCATTAACGGTGATATACTTCATTGCGTGTATGTTTTCAACGTGGTAGTTGTGTACATGATTGGCGACGATGTCAACCACCAGAAACCCTTTCCTTTCCTCTTCACCGTGAGCCAGCCGCTCGAACGAACTGGGCACCACGATGTTGTAATGGTGCTTGAACCTATGATCGTGACCGATGTAAATGCCATAACGTGACCACTGGCTCCATTCGTCTTCGTTAAAGGTAGATACGGACTTTGCTGCCGCCTTTGGTATTTGGAATCCGAACATGCCATGCATGATCAACAAATCCACCTGGTCGTACCCATGAGTAGCCATCAATTCCCGCCACTCATGGGTAATCTGGTCACAGTGCTCGCGACATTCGTCAGGCACGTAACCAATCACCATCCCCAAAGACTTATCGTCCACAATTGACAAATCATCGATGTATTGCAGATCAGCCTTAATTTCCCGCTGTTGGTTTTTCTCATGCAGGTGTCGTGGCTGCTCCCAATCATGACTGGGCGTGCCTTCCAGCACACGAATGGCAGTTTTGGTTGAGACTGCCAGCTTCAGCAAGCGATCCATCCAATCAAAGATTAATTCAGAGTCTCTTGAGGCCAGCGTCACGATATCGTCGAATAGATCCCCCGAGATGAACAGGCAGTCCAGCTGGGCCATAAATGACGCACGGGTCACATAACGATTCAGGTTATCAATGATGTACCTGGTTGCGGTGCGCCGATGGCCCAGATGTACATCGCTGATAACGGCAAACCGAAAAGCGTCCTTTGGGCGCAGGGGTAGCTCTTCGTATACTACCGTATCAACAGTAAAGGTCATGCCAAATCATATCCTATAATTTCGGGTTCATCGATGGCAGGCTTTGGAGCGTCTGCCGTTTGTTCGGTCTCGATCAACGGCAGCGAATGGTCACGGAACACTTGATTCAATGCAGTGACGATACGCTCCCGGTATTTTGGCAGTTGTCCTTCGACTGGCCGCAACAGGGAAAGGTGATCGTAAAGCTGCTGGTCAGCAGCACCGGGCGCCTCTTGCCGGATAATTGCGGCATGATCAGCCACCCTGGCCAGTTTGAACTCTTCCACTTCTTGCAGGTCAGTGTGTCCCAGCAAGGCGGGGATCCGGTATTTCTCCTCGCCGGTGATGTCGTCTACCACAGAAACTTCCTGCGACGGATGGCCAGAAATCCGAATCCAGTTCTGTGCGTTGAAATCGCCTGACTGAACGGTAGCCAACACCGGCAGGCCATAAGTCAGGAAGTCGCTATACGACATCGCTACCACGTTGACGTCCTGCGACAAAACCCGTTCGGCGTCGGCCAATTCGGCCATTACCATTCTGCGCTGTACTTCAGAAACCATAACAAACTCTCCTCAGATTAGGATGCAACATACCATCATGCTGGCAGTAAAAATTAACCTCGCAACACTTCCACTCGACGATACTTGACATAATCAGAGTCGATCCGCGTCAAGGTCTGCGCCGCGTTATATTGCTTGCCATTATCTGTCACCACCACTTCGATCTCCAGGTTGTGACGGCCACTGTCGTCGATAGCATGCGCCTCCACGGTGACTGTAGCACCTTCTGGGAAATTGTTGGTAAAAACAAACGTCAGGTCTTTGGCCACTATCCGAGCCAATTGATCCATGGAGTCGCCGGCCCTGAAAATGGCAGACTGGAGCGACACCACATGACCGTTGTAGCGCAGGGTCTGAGATGGGTTGGTGTTGGTGTAGTACAGGATGATGCGATCTATTCGCTCCTCGGGAGTTTTAACCCACCCGGAAAGCGTAAAGGTTGGAACCACACGCATAGATTACCTCCACAGTTGCAAAAAAAAAAGACGGCAGTGAGAGGGCCGAAACCCCCTCACTGTAGTTATGTCTGAATAGAGTATGTCGACATTTACCCCACTACAGACTTGCGTTGTATTGTGATGTCGGATCGTCTACCATGTTCCAGATTGCCTGCTCTGCTGCGGCCCACGAGATCTCGATATCGAGCTTGTCGGCACTGCTGAGTTCGGCTTGTTCTTCCTTGGTAAGGTAGTAAGTGACCGCACGATAACCGTCGTCATCTTTGCGCGTTACCCCACTTCTTACCATCCGGTACACGTCATGCGTATCGCCAATGGCGTTACGGTTCACGGCGTCCTGATCATAATCATCACGATACCCCTCTAGCTGGCGACGTTGCCACAGTGAGCGAACTTTTCGGTTAGCCATAAGATACCGCTGCATGGCGCGTGGTGCATGTTGCAGACCACCAATGTCCAACAACTGCTGCACTTTGTCAATCCTGCCACGATTCTTCAAGCGACGGGTAGTTGCCAATGTTGCACGGTAGGCGCGGGAGTCTTCCAGACGACGGCGCACGTCGCGTGCTCGTTCCAGAAAGCTGTCGGTAAACCTACTACTCACTCGCTCATCGTTCAACTGTTCATCGAGGTAGCGCTCCATCAACCGCGTGGGGCGCGAATACAGGAAATCCCGTATTCCTCCTTCATCATATCCTGATATAATCTCAGCCATTACGACGTGACCTCCTGTAGTGGTTGAGGAAATTGTTGGCCATGGTGGCGACTTCGGGGAACAATGTAGCAATCCCCTTCACGCGGAATGCGCGGTCGGTATCCATCAAGCCAAGGTGGGACCGTAGGCGTTCGAAGCGACGCTTTTCATCGGCACCCAATAGCAGCTTAACTTGCAATTGGTCACCATCGTAGTCCGCGTTACTACCCTTGATCACCAGATTGGAAATCAAGATGGCGTTTTCGTTAACGTCGGTCAGTACTTTGGTGATACGGAAATATTGATCCGACAACCGTTCGAGCGTCGGGTTACGCAGCATGGCGATCGGAATACCGCCTTCCGGACATTCGTCAATAAGCTCATTGATGATGTCGTGGATCAGTCGGTTGTACTTGACGGTGGCTTCATCGATCAGGCGAAACGCCCTCGGTGGTGTCATGTACTCCAGTCGCAACAGCTTGTTGAGGATATGTACCCTCAGCAGCGTTACCGTCCAGGCCCACGGCGAATGTACCTCATCGTACGCATGGCCATACGGTAACGGTGCAATAACTGCACGGCCAGTAAACGGTGATCGGGTACTGCCCAACTGGCGCCGGAACATCCCACTCTTTTTACTACACGTGACGGTATAGTAATTCTGGTAGTAGGACGACATCAGTTTGATGGTCTTGACTACACGTGACTGCACCACTTTGTCTGACAGCCGGAAAGGTGAGTTTTCAATCGAGGCGATGGTTTTCGGCGCATCAAACGCATCCGTCATCGTCTTGTCGATGAAACTCATGGTTCCGCCACGCTCAGACACCATGATCAGTTTGGACGGGAATGGTAAGTACCGAGTGAAGATACAATCCCGAAACTCGTTTATGTATGCCCGGAAACGGATGGCCTCACGCACGCGCTGGGCTGGGTTATTGAACCGGTACATCAAGAACCGTTTTGGTTCAAGGATAACGTCCATGATGCGATCGAAATGACGACAAAAGAAGTTGATGCCACGCTCGATCTTCTCTTCAGCCAGAATATCCAAGACCCGTTCAATGTGCTTGTTGCCACCTCGCTTCCCGTTGATCACTGGGACCTTGTACGTGGGGTTGGTAAGGTACTCGATCAGGCTGAATGAACTGGTGCTAAACGTCACTTCAAAGTGGCGCCAAAACCGCGGATGTACAAACGCGGTCACTTGATCTGGGACCCGCATCCACAGCTGGGACTCCAGCGGACGTTCGATTGAACGCACCACCTCAGTCCCACACTCATGGCACGTTTCCCCCAAGTTAAACCCACCTACTGTACAGCCATGATCACATGACGGCACTGTGTTCAGTTCATCCTCGTCGAAATGGGTGCGGATGAGGTCGTTGATGACGTCCACAGTTTTCCCGACACTGAACTCATCAGCCACATCGTTCACGATAATGGGTCGAATCTTCAGGTTGGCAAATTGCTCTTCCAGACTGATCAAATCCAGACTGATGCCATTGCCCAGGTCCACAACGTCTTCAACAATCTCCGCCACCAGTTTCTTCGCTGGCAACATTCGGGAACCTCCAATATTAATGAAGAGAAAAAAATAGGAGGGGCGAACCCCTCCTACTATGCTGTTATCGCTTACCGACGGTAGCGGGTGTGGACGGAACCACGACCACGACCACTGTGGGTACGGCGACGACGGTTGGTCAGGTTGTCAGCCAGACCGTAGTTGGTACCGTGGTAGGAACGACGGCGAGTCCGGCCGTAGGCCAGGTCAGACGCCGCATCGACTTCCAGATCCAGGTCGGAGCTTTCGACGGCTTCGAACAGATCGGCCAGGAAGGTCGGGTTGAGGTACAGCTTGGTGGCGAAACCCTTCAGCACGAATTCACCGTCAGTGACGAACTTGAACAGAGCGTTCAGTTTGGTCATGGCTTCATCGTAGTTGAAGTAACGCTCGTCCACCGCCATGCAGTCGTACAGGTCGGCTACCAGATCGGGGTAGTTGGTCTTCAGGCGATTCAGGATCGCCAGAGTGTCCATGTCCTCGATCGGACGACGACCTTCGCTGGTCACGTAGTAACCAGTCGGCACACGCACGGCGCCAGAAATGACGTCGCTGGCTTTCTTGGCTTTGGAGATGGCACTCCACTCGCCATTGGTCAGATCATCCAGGCTGTTCATCAGGTGCTCGAACGCATCCTGGTCGTTGTCGGCCAGGTCCAGCAGCAGCTTGGAGGTAGTGAAGTTCACACCGCCTTCGCGAATCATGACCACGAACTCTACCGGGATACGACCACGGTCGTCGCGGTTGAAGATGTTCTGCAGCCAGGCATCGCCACGCTTCGGATCTTCATCCAGCTCGGCCAGGTCGTCCGGCAGCTCACCGCGCGGCCATTCCATACCGTAGGCGAAGCCGGAGATGCGACCATTGGCACCATGGAACGCTTGCTCGAACTGACGCATCCACAGATCGTTGTCCTTGATGTAGGGCAGTTGGGACAGACCCAGCATCATCCGCTCGAAGTTACCGTCGCTGATGCCCTTGTGAGTGGTGTTCACTTGGGACACGATAACTTCAGGTACGAACACACCCATATCGATGTCACGGGGGTCGCGCACTTGGTCCGGGTGGACTTCGTAACCCAGGAAGCGGGCGTTGACGTAACCATCCAGGCTAACCAGAGTGGTGCCACCGGAAGAGGCCAGCAGGGTGGACTGCACTTTGTCGCGGAAGGTTTCTTCCACGGCGATTTGGAAATCGGAGCGCAGCGGCATGCCAGTCAGGTCCAGGGCATTGGGCTTGGGTGAGAACTGGATCTTGCTACGTACCCGAGCATTGCGGCGCAGGCGGTCGGCGCTGAACGGCACGCTGGCGCCGGAGATCAGGATGTTGGCATCTTCGGCGTCGAACGCCAGGGACTGAACCACCTGCTTGTTGGACACGTCCACTTCGCTGGGAATGATGGTGGCGTTGGTGAACACGTAATCGCCGTCGGAGGCGGCATTGTCACGCAGCCAGTCTTCGAAACGGGTCACCAGTTCATCATCCACGGAGTCGATGCTGGACACGAACCGCAGTACTTCGTCATCACGACGGCTACGGTTACGGTCATGGACTGGGTAAGTCACTACTGGGTTGATCTGACCTTCGAAGATCAGCAGGTGCCAGTATACGTTGCCTGCGATTTGTTCAGCCATGACCAGGAAACCCTGCTCCTGGTTCATTTCCTTCATCAGCTCACCATCCGGCTCCATCAACTGGCAGGTAGGCTTGGCGCCCATATCTTCCAGGATTTCACGATAGGTGGACAGGAAGGTACTGGCGCGACCCTGCTCGCCAGTAACCGGGGAGAAAGTCCGGTCAACGGTCTGGCGGTAGTTGGAACGTTCGCTGCGTTCGGTACGCTCACGACGTTCTTCGCGGTCACCGCGATCGCTGCGCTCACGACGCTCACGACGCTCATCACGCTGCGCTTCAGCGTTGATGTTTTCTTCGGTGCCGTTGTCTTTGTTAACATGGAATCCCATATCTTCTTTCCTTCTTATGTTGGCCAAAATGTTTGTGAGAAGTTAATTGCTAGCTTAACTCACTCAGATGAAATATGCTTAAAATATCTTGGAATCGGGGTACCGCTCATGATTGAATTCGTCAATAAGCAGTTGGCGCTGTCGCGAGGAAGGGTCACAGACCCCTCCTTCATAAACATAGCACGTGGTGTAAATAAAAACCACCGTCGCATCCGTGCCCAATACCTGAATAGTTCCATGGCGGTGAAACCAACCCATGTACTACTTAAACTATTGTCTGGTCTAGCCCTGACGGTCAGCATGACGCCCAGAGACATAGAGCTGCGGGCAGAAGCCTTGACCAATCAAATAGCGCAGTCATTACGACTAACGTCCCCGGTCAGTCCCGGCGAGGGGAATATCGGCGACTTCATGGATGCGGGACACACATCGGTCTTGCTCCACAGCGATCGTTTTGATGCTGACATACCATGGTACAATTTAGAGCCTGTGGTGTTCCGTTACCACACCAATACCAACATTAACTATCTATTGGGGTGTGGTGATGAAGCCAGTTATGCATTTGTTGAAGTTAACGTGCCGATGTTGGCAATGCAGCTATACCATTGGACCCGTTGGCGCAACGGCGCAGACGTGGATGAAAGCATCCGTCAGTTCATCACCAAGTATCCACTGTTTAATGCAGTCAAGTCTTACATGGATGTCAGTCTGCTGAATAGACACTACTACCAGCTCACAGACGCCGCTATCCCCGAAGACCGAAAGACGCCACAATGGCCCTTCATCAGTCATGAGGATGCGGTTGACAAGTCTGCGCTGAAAGTGGTCAACCAACTTCTAACGGGCGGTAAGAGCATAGGACAGACCTTGTACTCCACCGCCGGCTTCTTCACGGAGAGTGCGTTGGATCGGTTTCAGCGACCTAGAGTACCGCGCACTAACGCAGTGCGTTGGTGGGATTACGCGACCTTGTTACCAATGCTGCACTACGGACTAACCATATCCAGCATGTCTGGCTACAACGTCAATCAGGGCATACTCAGCAATATGGATCGCGATTTGGTCGCATTCACAAATACACGCACATTGGATAAAGTGCCAAAGCACCTATCTCTCCATATAATGGGTAACTTTATTGAACCAACTCGGGAATTGATTGCGCGACTTCGCTAGTGGTCTTTGCATTCAGTCCACCGAAGTAATCCGACACCAACAGTGTTCGGTTTTTGTCGATCATGCAGATGTTGAAACACTCCAGCACATGGTAGTACGGCTCCACTGATGCGAAGATAATGCGGCGGAAGTCGGCCACATCCAAGATCTCCTTAGGGATTCCTGTGGCAGACACCACCGCCTCCGGCAACAGTAAGTTGACAAACGTCCGCTTGGGGTACTTAGCTGACCAGGCCTTAATCCGACTTGCCAGCTCCCGGTCTTTCATTTCCGCTATCCATTTATTGATGGCGGTCTTGTTCTCCAGGTTCACGGCGATCTTCACCACGTTGTAAGTTGGGTCGCCTGAGGCACCATACTTGGGACCAAACGTCTCTGCCCACATTTCATGGTAGAAGTAATTGGATGATTCCGGGATGCTGTACGCCTCCTTGTTTTTGACCTGGCCAGTTTTAAGGTATTGGAATCCACCATCCACCACATTCTGAACGATGTCCAGTTCGATTTGAGCAATTCGTTCCAGATGAGGAATGATGCGGATCTTGTCACCAGCCATGACTTTAGCACACATGTCCTGAATGGTTGTGCGAAACTCCTTCATGATGATGTCAGGGATGTTGGAGGTGCGTAGCGCCACCCCCTTAACTTCCAACTCTGGATCTTCACGCAGCACGCCCTCTTGGGATGTGATCAACGAGAAATAATGCTTGGCTTTATTGGTCAATGCAAAAGCACTGAACTTAAATTCGTTCTTCATGGAGTAACGGTGGATGTTGGATTCTTCAACCCCCATGTTCGCTGACATCCGTCCCATCATGTGCGCAATGTTCTGGGTAGCGATGTAAATCATGACGTCTGAGACGTCGTCGGCCGCTTTGCCGGTCATCTCGCCTGTGTGCCATTCGGCCCATTCCTGCACAGTGGCCATGGTTGAGTCAGTATCTGATACCAGACTCACGCGACGAATGGTATCGGGCAGTCGAGCAATGGACGCCGGCACGTTGCGTGTGGTGAGTATTTCGCGGATCAGTACATCGTACTCGCGGGTAGCGGACACCACCTGATACGCCGTGGCTAAGAACTTATGATACCCTGCAACGTCCTTTTTCTTTAGCTCTTTACTATTGCCGTAAGGACCCACCACGTCCGCACGCAGCAGACTACACAGCGCTACTAAGTCGCCATCCAACAACTTCTCAACTTCCTCCGGGGGCACCGTCAAGGTGTCCTGCGGAGTTACCATTTTTGCGATAAAATTCCGCATGACGCGGTCGTTGAATTTACGCAGATGGTACAGATCGCCAATGTACACAAACGCGGCCCGTTCCAACGGCTCGATTTTCTCCACCAGGTCGCGAATGGTAGCCATGGCCTTTCCGTTACGCCAGAACAGTTTGGTTGAGTACCTAATCACCTCCATGGTTTCTTCTACGGATGGGTAATGGAGATCGTATAGGTCCATACACTGTTTGAATGCCGCGAAATTGGTCAAGTGTAGGGTGGACAGGATATTATTCACTACAATGCCAGGCAGCCAATAATGACGACTGCCAGCCAGGACTTTTTCGTTGTTGGCGTTACCATAACTGGTGGCAGAGCGACACGTGGAGGTCAGTGATGAGTGGGTGGATTTATTATACAGAATGGTGTAAGGGGACGAGTGGGCACCTGACGCTGCATTGTTCAACGTCTTTACTGAGTTCTGTTCGTTCTTTTTGTTGGCAGCCAACACCTCATCGTTATTAGCAATCGCAGTAAACATCTCCTGTTTTACTGCGGCCCGCTTAGCGATGTTCTCATCAATGAAAATAGACAACACGGACCGTTTTACAGACGGCGGCAGATAAAACGTCAAAGATGGTGAATTGATGATGTTCTTATCATGGACAGTGCGCAGTAGGGTGGCCATATCCACCCTGGTGGCGCGGCGGTCTCCGGTCTCCGGGTCGCGCACGTTCACGTTAGCAATCGGAGCTTTAAATTCAAACCGACCGCCTTTCTTGAATTCTTTCTTCAACCACTCTCGCACCACCTCCATTGGCTTGCCGGTGGATTTGTGCAGGTAGATGGCAGTTTGTTCCATGTACCCATCAATAACGTTAATCTCGCGCTTGTACTCGTTGATTGGACGCAAAAAGGTGGACATGTTAGATACCTTGTTATTGTGTTTGTGTCACTGTCATATGAGGTACCTCCACATCATTTTTTACAAGACAAAAAAAAGCCACGGACCCGAAGGTCCGCGACGTTAGATGGTTTCAATGCTGAAGTCAGTGATACCGCGGCTATTCAGGTCACGAACGATCATCTCAGCGTCAGCACTGGAAGCTTTCGGAATGATGATCCGCAGTCCCTGCTGATCCACCACAGTTACTGGTTCAATAATCCACGGCACCCCCACCGCTTTACGTTCCCCGGTGGCTGTCCGCACGATAAGGTAATCGTAATCGGTAGCGTTCTTCGGGGTACCGGACGGCAGGGTGCTGTAAATATTGCTATGGATCGCATCTACATCATCGCCAGACATCGCAGCGGCCAGGCTATGAGCAACTACCCCTAGTACTGTAACTCGACTGTAAATGTCAGGCAGCAGTTTGGTATGCAACTTAAACGTGACAGTTTGGCCGTTGCGCAATTCATACACGGTTGACATTCTTTAACTCCCATATGACGATACGTTTGGTCTTTAAATCGACCTCCACATTATCAACGTCCAGATGTCTTGGTAGCCGTGGCAATTGCGACAGGTAATCGAACGACTCCATTGTTGAAGTGATCATGAAGCCGATGCCGTGTGCAATCGACATTGCCATGTTAACCATTTCATGTCGCCAGCGGCGTTCCCGCCGTGACGCCTCCGGGTCAACGTCTACAGCCAACTCGATCGATGCTGAATGTCGAAGGTAATTGGTCAACACCACGGCCCAGAATGGGGTGGATTCACACGCCCATTCTTCCACCATGTCCATGAACCAGTCGTTCAGGCTGCGATCCTCGTCACTTTCAAAGATGGCCGCCACCATCTCCTCAATATGTCTGTCATCGAAGCTTCGCAGAAACGCATCCTGCGTGAGTCCTTCGATGTAGTGGCGACAGATCATCTCACACACTGCGCTTTGGTAACACAAGCGAAATGGGATGAGAATCTCTTCGGGTAGTCCGTTGACACCAATTTGGTCATCGATCCACTGCCAGCCTGCGCGAATAGTGGCTGCGGTCTCTGACGGTAGGCCTATAATTGACCGCATGGTAATCTCCTATCGTAACTCGATACTCGGTGCATAATGTACTTTGATGGTTTTTCGGCGCAGATTTACTTCTGGGATATCCCTCGAACCAAGAATACGCATGGTCAGACCACGACGGTTACGCCGTTGCTCATTGATCAGGGCAAACCAATCATCATTGGATTCCAACCCATACTCTGCCAAGGCATCAATGATGGTCTCGGCCAAGTGGGTGATGATGACTTCCATTTCTGCGACCGTGTCAAAAATTGTCGGGAGGTTGTCCGACACCCACTTCACTTGGTCGGTGTCTTCATCAATTTCAATGTTGGCGTCAAAGACCAACTCCAAATAATCGCAGACTGCATGGTGGATTTGCTCCCACACTTCCTCATCCCGCCAGGACTGTGTCCATGCGGCAGCAAACACTGCAATTACCACTGCCGGGTACAACAAGCTTGGAACATCGAGTACTTTGCTGACAACATCGTCGGCAATGTTCTCAGCCAACTCTATCGACCTCCTGGCCGGAATGATAACGTTTGACATGATGGCCTCGTGCTGATTAAAACCTTGCCTGACGTAACAGACACACTATAGACCATGTTGGTATTTCTGTAACAACCCCATGCAATGTCTGTCACCTTTTCGTGGAAGTGTTGCTGCAGGCGCTGCATTTCAAGTCGACTGCAGATACCGCCATAATGAATGGCGGCATTCGCATTGACCAGTCCAGCATCGATAAGGGCGTAAAGTGTGTCCTCCCCGACACTACACCCTAACGCCCGCTCCATCAGTGCAGTGACGACCAATCGCCGTTCAAACGTGGTCAGTTCACTACACTCAACATGCTTTGCAAACAACTCCACAAAATCAGCGACTGGTGCTACGACTGTCCCAATCACAAAATGCCTCCAGGGCGCGGTTGGCCGATTCTATCATCAGCCGTTGAATGTGTCGAGGATAATCACTGGCCACCACTACCTCCAACACTAAATGCAGGTGCTCGCGACTCGCACGCGGCCGGAAGCTGTAATTGACCAGACGATAACGATTATTAACCCAGCCGTCGATTCGGCTCAATTCCTTAAACATTTTGATCAAGGCATTGACCACGGCCAGTTTCATGTCATGCAGGCCAGCCTGTGACAGATGATTGGTGATCGACGATTCAGTGCAGAGGTAATCCATGGTGTTGGATATCTTGCCGTAATCAACTGGTCGCTGTTCCGCAATATCTACGGTGAGATTGAGGATGCCGTTAAGATCGTCAATCAGTGAGCGCACCAATCCCGCTTCGTCGAAGTTATCAGTCCAAGGCAACATTTCCATGAACAACTCGTGGAAATTGTGTAACTCTACAATGATTTTCATATTAACTCCAAGGTTCTACTTTAAGTTTCAGAGTCGATAGGCGATTCCTCACATGGTAATCGACTACCTGATGGCGACCGCAGTCAATACTCGACAGCGCGCGGTCAACTGCACTGCTCAACCCAACGAACCGTTCGGACGTCACCACCTCCTCCACCATAGTGGTCAATTCAAAAATGCCGATGTCTGGGAATTTGGGATATAGTGCCATGTAGATGGCAGTCACCGTATCGTTGGTGTGGCATTCGACATCGCCCGGTAAGAACAGGCATCCGACTAGCTCATTAAACACCAGCGTTTGTGTTGGGTTAAAAAAGCTATCCTCGGTATCATGTTCGGATTCGGAGCAGATGTGATGTAAGTGCAGGGCAACGTATTCGGCAATCTCCCAACTCCACCGACGGATGTCTACGGTGATATCCATACCACTTTCACCCTATTGGGGTGACTTCAATGGTGTAGCTCACCGGACCAAGGACAATAGCATCGAGTCTGAGTCGCTGCTTGCCCATTCGCTGTAAGATGCGGGCGGTGTCTTGCAACAGCGTATCAATACCACATTCCATCACCAACAAGGTCAGGTCGTGGCCGCTATATCCAGGCGTGATGTCGCAATCATCAAACCAAGCGGCCAATTCCCGCGATGTCTCGGTCAGATCGTTGTGATGTGCTAACAGTTGGGTAACCAACTCACGGATCACATCGTCGTTGCCAATAGGTGCGCGAACCAAATTCACCACATCGGTTTCGTTTAACTTATCCAACAAATCCGTGTATGTCACGTCTGAGAAAATCCACTTCATACTAAGCTCCTAGTTACAATACCCACCTAACTGTAGCCGAGGGTAGTGGATAGCATAATCGTCAATCAGTCTAAACTCGGTACGTTTCAATGAACGCGAATAAAACTGATGCACCGCAGACACCACCTGATGGCGATGTCTGCGCACAACCCATCGGTCGGTTGGATTATCCGGGACGATGCGGGACACGATTAGTTCAGCAGCGCGCGTGTCATATCCGCCGAAGGTAGCTTCTTTGGTGCAAGCACTTAGGAAGAGCTCGACTAAATCCACTACCGTTTCTACCACGTCCGTAAAGGTTGACGTGTGGCCCAATTCTTCCAACTCAGCCAGCACTCGGTCCACGGACCACGTTAAATCAATGATGACCTTACGGTATCGCCTCTCCGTCGGGAAGAACATAAGGTCCATTCCAACGTTCGTCTCCGTAGGTCTGTCGAAATACGACATGTCGTAAATCCTCGCCGACTGTCACCGTCAACCGATCACCTTTCAGTGAGGCATCCACAGTCCGCCATTCATCGATGTGTCTGAAGAACGTTCGGCAGTAGTGACGAATTAGGCCATCGAACCACCCCGTCAGTACCTCATTGAGGGGCTGATGTCGCATCATCACCAATGCCAGCTCTGCTTCGTTACGCCACTGCGGCTCTTCCCGTATTAACAACCTTGCCCCATAGTCAAACAGACAGTTGTCGTAATATGCAGGCACTGATTTAAAATGACGGACCATGGCGCCGCAGAGCAGGTTTTGGGATAGCTGCTCGGTTAACATGGCAACGATTTCCTCAACCCGCTCGGGATTACCGCGTTGACGCACTGTCTGTATTGCTTCGGACAATCGATACACACGGTCTTCACTGTCCGTGATCGCATGTACGTTGATAATGTCGGCATGCTCTATAATGAATGCCGCCACCTGTTCACGCACCCACCGAAAGTCATACACCAGCCGTTGCTGTCGCAACTCCGTTTGTTTATTGTTCACATGACACCTCTTACGATCGTCACTCGTACGTCCCCTTAATTACGAACCGGTTACCGCTACGTCGATACCTGATCTCATCCACTTGGTAATCAACGGCATTGATGAATGTGCGATTCAACGGTCGGAAGTATGACCGACGTTGCGTCACTTCATTGACTGCCGACCGCACGTACGGTCTAAGTAGCCCGTTGTGTGCGAAGTAACCGTAGCCAACCACCGCTTCTATCTGGCTGATCAGCAACTCATACATGACCTGGATTGCGAACTCGTTGGTTTCGACGTACTCGGAATAGTTCTTAAATTGGCGTATGAAGGAAGTGCGAAATGGCTGAATGTCTAATGACATAATCAATACCGTAGGTCGCATCTTAACCGTCTCCAAAAAGCTCGTGTCATCCTGATAAAATATATCTCTGTGACATTTCATTCTAAAGGGCAGAGCCCTATAGGAATACCGCTCAGGTTAAAAATAAGCGACTTTACGGCGATGTTATGTCTACCCTGTACTTACCCATTAGGAGGTCCCTATGGATGCTGTCACGCACGCCATCAACGATGTTAAATACGAGATCCCGGAAGAGATCTTGAACGATGCTTTTATCGATCGCCGCTCACGTTACATGCGGCGCCCCCAAAGCCTCGATGCTGCTATCCGCGAAACCATCATCGATCGCCGTATCAAACCCGACTTGGATAACCTGGGTGGAGTGATGGTGGTCATCGACCTTAACGGAGTGCCGTATGAAAAGCTGTCCAATTACGAGCGTATCTACACTATCCCACGCTCCAAGACCATGGGTCGTACCATCTCCCAAGTGCTGCGGGTCGGCATGAACGTCACGTCCAACTACCAGGAGCGGATACCTGGTCAGTCGTCCGCCAGTTTCCAAATATCGCCGGTAGAACGATCGATCCAGTCGGTGGTGGCGTCCCACAACCCCATTCCGAACATCTCGAACGCGGAAGTGGAGATGTTGGGTGACAATACCTTCAAGATCAACGACTATCAAAACTTTACCACGGACATCTCCCTGGAATGTCTGATCAGCTACACCAAGGAACTGTCTGAGCTTAAACGGCCTTACTTCCGTGACTTCTCTCAGTTGGTGGTATTGGCAGTTAAAGCGTACATCTACAAAGAGCTGTCATTGAAGCTGGACCGCACACGGCTGGAAGGTGGTCGTGACTTCGGTCGTTACAAAGAAATCGTGGATGAGTACCGTGATGCCAACCAGATGTACAACGACTTGTTAGATGAAAAATGGGCCAAGCTACTATTACTCAACGATCAGAACCGTAAACAGAAACACATCATCCGCGCGGGCAGTATTCGTTACTAAGGCAAAAAAAAAGAGGAGGGGAGTCCCCTCCTCCGACTGGCTTTTTTATTCGTCGATTGATTTCACCGGTATGTCCATCGGGTGCACTGTGGAAATCAACAACCGCTCCAAATCACCGTAACGTCCTGGCGAGTATTTCATGTCATAGAGGACATGGCCAGAGATGCTGGTGTGTTCCATGGCAAAGGAAGTCACGACATCATCATGGATGTAATTGATGATGGCGCCCTCGTGCATGGTTGCCACCACACGCTGAATGACCAGCCCGTCAGTCTTAAAATGTTTCTCCAAGGCCTGACGGAAGGCGTTAAACACCACAATTGATTTAAACCGTGGGTCGATCGCCACAAACCTCATGTAAGTGATCTTACCCTGAGTGAAGTGGACCTCAAAGCCGTTGATGAAATGTTCAAGCATCAACTCATTCAGACTGTTCAGTTTCTTGGTAATGTGGGCAGATGGATTGATCATAATAGACTCCAAGATAGATTAACGTTAATGTCTTTAGGATGATATATATCTGAAACAAAATACGACGACGCAAAAAAAAAAAGCGAAGGATGGCGGAAGCCACGCCTCCGCCTAAAGGTCGGTGACACGTAAGGGTATCTTGCTTACGTATGATTCGCCCTGGCATAACAAAAAACCGGATCAGTGAGCCCCACCACCAAACGTCGAATGAATTCATTCACTTCCTGCTCTGCATGCTCGTTTGCGACCTTCACTAACACGTCATGTTCCAAGTGGAACGTGCGCATCACCACCGACTCCATCTGTCGTGTCACCAACCGATGGCGATCAATCAATGACTCGCACAAGTGGCCGAGAGCTGGTTCGATGGGCACGCGGATAACATCCCATTCCAGTACTGTCCCGCCCCGATGGAACGCGTTCTGCAACGCTTGGTCATTCCCATTTAAATGGAGCATGGTGCCTACTGCACGTTTTATGCAAGCACTACGCACGTCTTCTGTGTCGATGCTGCTGAGCTGCTGCAGCCCTTTAGCGGACCCCAGCAGGATCTCTTTCCACGATACCATTAATGCACTCTCCCATTATCCCATTTCAGCTGATTGGCTTTCTCCAACCCCAACAATCGCTCTACCATGAAGTCAAACAGATTCAACAAGGGTCCGGCGTTTTGCGTTGGTGCCACCAGCGTGGTTTCAAAATGATGCTTGATCAAGTACGTCATCACGTCAACCACAGGTATGTCTGACAGTACCTGGTGCTCTGAGATCCGCAGTAATTCCGCCCAGCTAATGGCCGCAGGCGCTATCGTCAGCGTAATACTAGGTCGGCGGATCCGCACCGGCTTGGCTTCGTTGTGTACTTCTTCTACGGCTAACTCACGTAGCAATTCAGTCACCCGATCATCGCCGATCAAATGGTTCTTACCATAATCTCCCAGCAAGTAGCCCGACATGAACTCGCTGGGGGTTAACGTCATCATCTGTGTTTTCATTCAGTATTCCTAATTCCCGTTCTGCGCAGGTCGTTTACGCGCCGCAACAGCGCCATACGCTCATGATCGATAGGCAGACTGGCAATCTCACGGGCCCGTTTAAAGTCGGCGTCTGTGAGCCCTACGGTGGGTTGTACGTGATGCGGCATCATCCCATACTCACGGTAGCTGCTCCACTGATCATCTAGCACCAGCAACCGCTCAGGCAGCATGATGGTGATGTAATCACCCAAAGCTCGCACTCGTCCCTCACCGCCGCCAGTGTCTTTTACTTTATCCAGGATCCGCACACCCAAGAACTCCGCAATCCGCCACACGTCATGCCGTGACCCAAACCAGCTGGAGATCCCCACCACATCCCCATCCAGTTCCTCCACCAGCACCTGGAACTGTTTCAAGGTGTTGGTGTTCACAAAGTTACCTCGATCAATGAACCGGTACGGCAACTGTGGGTCATTGTGGATGTCTTGATACGTCAGTCCCTGCTCTGTCACTAACTCATACAGCCGAGCATTGTCCGCTCCACTGTTCAATACCCCGTCTATGTCTAATGCAATCAACAGCCGCATGTCTCACTCCCTCTCAACCTCAAGCATAGGATGCCGCGCCGGCGGCCCCTCATACACACATCTAAGGCTGATTTTCAAATGTCTAAAGGCAGGTCTTAAGGTGTCTATTGGTTTTCTTAGTTCTTACAAAAGTTAGTGATTTTATCTAAACTAAAACCTTTAAACTAACTTACTCCTTAAAGCTTCTCTAAGGACTACTGAAGTAACCTTCAATTACCCTTAACTATAGTTAACCTCTTCAAGGTAACCTTGAGATACTTACGGATACTTAATCCTACCCTTATTCCATAAGCTATCTAATCATACAACTACTCAACTTGTACTTCGTACTTACTAACTTTACTTATCTTTTTTCTTTTTTCTTTATGTTTCTATATAGTTAATATAGATTATATTTATATAATTTATATTATTCATTTCTTTTCTTTATCTTATTTTATTTATATTATCTATATAACTTATATACTTAATATATTTATTATATTTATATATATTATCTATTTATTCTCTTTTATTCTTCTCTTTTGTTCTCTCGATGTTCCCCTACCCCCCCTTTCCCCCCCTTCCCCAACCGGGAAGGAGTCACATCTCATACATATATATTACGGGTGTAAAAAATAACAGATTGTTAAAAAGCCTTCAAAACCACCCCAAAAACCAAACCAAACTACCACCCAACTTGGCGGATAGTTCCTGTTCTATATGCACACAACCATCCAAGGTACGCTAGTTAGATAGGCAGTCAACCGTCGTTACCTAGACTGAACCGATGTAAGCCACCTATAGCGATGCTAGAAAGGGATCCAGCTGATAGCGACCGAATGCCCACCAACCTACAATAACACCTCACAGAACACGCTAGAACGCGTTCTGTGGCCTTCCTGGGGGTTTGGTTGCATCAACGTGGGCCGTGGCGCGGCTGGCTCCCGTTCTGCCTTAAGACTAACATTAAACAAAGCTTCTTAAAGTGTCTAAAGGCAGGTCTTAAGGTGTCTATTGTTTAAACTTTAAACTTTCTAAATATAAAAACTTATAAGGCTATAATAACTCTTATAGAACCAATAAATACAAAAAATAAAACTAAAACTACTTAAAAATACTCTTAAAATGCTTGTGCTGACGCACCCTTTTCCTCGTCCCTCCGCTTCGCTCTTCTCTTCTCACTCTCACCCCCCTTGGGGGGGGGGTCTTCTCTTCCGCTCCGCGGGTCCCTCCCGCTCGTCCTCTCTCCCCTACCCCCCAATCCCCCCTTCCCCATCGAGGGAAGGGAGCATATTTACATAAGTATACAAAGCCTGTAAAAAATAACAGGAAACAAAAAACACAAAAAAAAGACCAGGGACCCGCAGGTCCCAGAGTCTTAATTGACCACGATAACGACGTCTGGCCAGGCAGTCATCAGGTCCATGGGGATACTGTCTTTGTTCTTGAAAACCAGCTTCTCGATCTGGCAACGTAGCATCAGGTCTGAGAGCCTCCCAATCGCTCCAGATTGAATCGCAGTATGTATCTCATCCAACGTGTCGGGTGGGACACTGACCGGCCTCAGATCGCCGCTGAGGGCCTTTCCTGATAAGTTAAGTACATTCATGTTGGCATCCATATAACGTGTGGTATCGACATCATGCACATGATCGGCCAATCGAAATGACAGCGTAGAGGTTTGATGACATCGCGAGGTCCGTTACGCGCTACCATTAATGCATACACCACGACGGATGCGACAGAGAACGCTGTGCATATTAGCAGGAACCACATCAGCCCTGGCGAGTTGATGTGGTTGTTGGTTTGCTCTTCGCTGTGCAATACTAAAATACACATCGAGAGTAGCAGTGGAATAACGTAGTCGATCATGCAGCGCTCGGCATCACGTACATGGTCTCCTGCGTGTGGTCGTCAACGTACGTGATGACCGGGTCCCGTCCGATGTAGTCACGACCATCCCGATGATGGTAGAGTCCCAGGTGGGTGATAACGTACCCTTCATCCCGCAGTCGTGCCGACAGATCACGGAGTAACGGTCTGCGACTCAGGGTCTCGAAGTCGTACTTGGACTGGAGGGCCATCAGTTTGTGCACGTGTCCTTCGGAGATATCGTCCAGCGTGACACAGACCACGTAGCGTCCATGACGGACGTTATCGGTCAGGGTTAACAGATCATTGCCAAACACATCGTCGTAGATGCGAATATCTTGATTGGCCTCAACAATAACTTTAGAACGACTAATGCGGCTCACTGGTAAATCCATGGTAATACTCCTTATCGATCGAGAATAAACAGACCAACTGGGGAAGAAAAGTTCTTCAGTCGATCGCCAGGCACAAAGGTGGTGTATTGTATTTTCATCCGTCGGCCGATGATGCTGTCATGGTCTTGCTCCACCATGCCTTGCAAGGTGGTGGTCATGCTGGTCACGGCAGTGGTGTACGTCATGCCGTTGTGCTCGATATCCACCACGAGCTTAGTACGCTCACCATCGTCGGTGACGCTGCTGATAACGCCGTCGCAGTAGCGCGTCGGGACCATGTGGTAGCGCTGCATGCCTTCGATGGTTTCCGCCTCGATCAGCAGACCATCGAAGTTGTTATCGGTGGACAGTTTGTCGATCACCTGGCGCAAGTCATCCACATTGATCTCTAGCGGATGGAGAGTTTCAATGGGGATGTGGCCGACTTTCTTCGGTGTTTGGCCGAATAGGAAGATTTTGATTTCTTTGCTCCAGTCGACAAAGTCAGAATGGTGATGGTGGTACGTCAACCATTTCGGCACGTTACGAGAGTTGGTAAGGTGATGAATCAACACCTCACCTTCAATCCCCAACCCACTCAGGTATTCACTCAGCTCACTGTTAACGAACCGGTACTCACCGTTCATCAGACTGGTGGTGTCGCCAGTGCGTCTCACCTCACACAACGCTCCAGTCGGCTTAGAGTAAGCCGTGATGGTGTTGTTGACCAGCCGCAGCTGTCCGTTGTTGTAATGTCGATAGAAATCGCCGCGCTTTAAGATCATGATTAAGACTCCAAGGTTATTCGTGATGTTGTAGCATATGGATAATATATGCCTGTGAATGTTTTTGCTAGGACTTGAACATCCTTTGGCAAGAGGGTTAAACAAAAATCAATGAAGGAGTTCGTATGTCGGTGCAATTGAACAAAGACGACATCCTTGCAACGTTCCAGAGTATTCCTAACACCACAGGAATAGCCTTGGAGGCGAGGGCTGACCCGACGTGGGGCGAGATCAGTTCGTTAAAGGATGCCTTCGTGGCTGGGGCGGATAACACCACCGCCACTATAGCAATGTGCAAGAGAGTGATTAATTACAGCAAGTCTATCGCCAACCGGACAGAGAACATTACCTACTTCGGCGGGAACTTGTTGGGGACGGACCGTATCCGCTTTTACTCAACAGATCGCGATCGGTGGTTCGATGAGGTCCTACAAATCGACGAAGCTTACCTGCAAGAGTGTATTCATGCAGTCCCTGCAGTGGATAAAGACTGGAAGGTGGCAGGCGATGCATTCAACCTGAGCGTGATTTGGTTCGTACATCGGGCCATCAACGACATCGGCCTCCGGGATAAAACCGCATATGAAGCGATGGTGGAGGCGTTGATCATGCTGCAGTTCCGGCTGATCACATCTGCTTATACCAACTTCTTCGCCCAACCTGTGGATGAGGCGGCGGCAGAAGCCACGTATGCCGCCTCCAGCATGAAGTTCCGTATTCGTCAGTTAGGTTCCTGGGGGGCGGTGTTACGGTGGCGTGCTGAATCGTATCTGTCGAAGGACAGTACCCACGCTCGCACACTGCAGAAGTTTGAAGATGACGCTGCCGTAATGTACGTGGTGACAGACATTTCCACTCGAATCCGTAAGATGATCAAAGACCAGTATGCAATCCTCGATCGGATCCGTTCTGGTAACCTACGCATTCAGACCACCTCGAACAGTATCGAGATTGACGGTGAGAAGATCATCCGTGATACCGTGAACGCGTACAGCACTGCAAAGTACTACCTGCTGGACGTGGCGGGGAACGAATCGAGCTTCATTAAGCTGGAATTGGTCGATGTGGTACTCGACGTGATGTCCACAGCCTCTAAACAAGCCCTGCTGGACGTTTTGGTATCGGTGGCAAGGACACCTACCGGTAAGAAGCGGGATGTCGTAGAATCGATCCTAGACGATACCTTGCTGTATTGTTTCGAGTACATTGCCAAGCACCGTATTCGATTCACAGACGTGGGGTACATCCTCAGTAAAATGCGAGCGATGATCACTTCATCCAAGTCGGATGACCCGCGTTTGCACAGCCTTCGTGAACGCTTAGAGAAGTACGCTAGACAACACACCCATCTGCGAGCATCAAGCGCGTTAGCATCGGTGCGCACCGCAGTGATGTTATATGTCCTACTGAGAGCTTTGTCAGCCAACGTATACAGCAAATAGTCGAGGAGGGCGCTCGCCCTCCTCTTTTATGCGTTATTTTTTAGTAGGGTAACCTCGTCCGCCGTTAATTCGACGTTGTAACGTCGGATGCCTGCAATGTAACCCTCAGCGTGTTCATCCTTGTAACCTTGCCCCACTCGATAAATGCTGCCTGCGGTGGAGAAAGCAGTACCGTTTAACTCATGCGCTAGCGTGCCATTAATGTAAACTCGCAACCGGCCATTGCCGTCGTAGGTAAATACAAGATGGTGCCAGGCGTTGGTGTTGATGGTGCTACTTCCATATTGACTACCAGTGGAGGAGCTGTGGAAATATGGCCTCGCTTCACTGACTCCCGTGCTGGTGATTTTAAGAGCAAAGACTGCTTGCGTTGGGTAGGCTGAGAACAGGTGCGTATACCCTATGAAATTAATGGGGTAATAATGCATGCTATAAGACCACGCACCACTGTGTTCCAACCACGGGCTTTCAAGGTACTTTGAGCCACCAACACGAAAACAAGACCGTCCATCAATAACCGCAGGTACTGCACCCGACACGATGAAATCGGCAGTATCAATCGAGTCGATCGCATCAGTTTCCAATTGCCACAAATTCGACATGCGTCGCGCATTCGTAAAGGGAATGCCGCCCACCATCGCTGGATGACCGCTTTCCGCAACCACGTGCCAATCGTTGGCTATCTTGGTAATAAGCAAGTTATGATCTTCAGCAACAGCATACCGCCGCGCAAGCTCTGCACGCACCCTTCCCAGATCGGGATCTCCAGTCACCACATCATCAGTATGGTTAAGATGGCACCCCACTTCACTGAATAGCGTTGATAAATCAATACGGTTGTAGTAAACTGTCGCGGTGGGAACATCGACCTGTGGTCCTGGCTCATCCACCGCCAAAGTAATGCGGCTATTGTAATTACCATACGTGCCAGACACTGGACCGTCTGAAATGTGCAACTCACCTTCGGTGTACGTGGTGTTGTTTGCGTAATTGAACAGCTCTCGCAATAACGTTATTGGTGGTTTTAGGGTATCGACAATATAAGACATGTAGTTCTCCGAGATGTATCTAGGGCCCACAATATCCCGCTTAAGCTAGGTCTGGGTAAATTTATTTTATAGCTTTAATTGAATTATCGCAAAAAAAAAGAGGACCGAGGCCCTCTTTTTTTGTCTTTAAAAGTCGAGCTCTGTCAGCTCGACCTCACCACGTATATTGTAAGCCGCGATGTAGTATTTGTAGTGGTTCCCACTTCTCCGTCTGCGTGCTGCTCGCTGCCAGCGATCGTACCTGTCGTCGTGGCCATCGTCGTCCCGGTCGCTTCCATGCGTACGATTAATGAGATTACCGATACCACCAACACCTACCGCAACCGCATACGGGTCGCCGTCGAGATGCCCTTCTGAGACGATGAACCCTTCAACCTGGAACTCAATACCAGACTGATTATGGATCCATGGTAACGTTGGCAATGCAACCACTGGACCTTGGTCACCGACATGATCTTCCTCAAGATCGCAGAAGAGCGCCAGCCGTACCACTGCTGCAGGTACGAGTTCCGCATCGAAAACTTTCATAAACACGTCTTTGATTTTCTCCAGCACGGTTGCACCAGCCACAATATCCGGCGTAAAGGTTCCTGAAATCCAAACGCTGTCGTTGTTATCATACTCCCATGACATGTCAAATGAGAGATGTCCGCGTGTTGCATTAATCGACAACAGGCCGTGATTAGCATAGCAGTGAATTACAACATCCCCGCTCATGATAACACGATCTAACTGACCGTGTCTGATCGGGAATGTGCCGTACTGCTCGAGTTCCTGATTAACAATAGCCACCGCTTCACCAATTACGAGTTGCCCCAGCCCGGCATACGAAAATACCGAGGCTATGTCGTTGGGATGCGTAGGGCCTTCCATGTAAGACTTTCCTGTATTCAGCACGTCGCCCGATAGGCAATGTTGGTTGTTTTTCTCATGGTAACGTTCCATGCCCGACCGCGTGTCGTGGCGCAAGCCCCATTGCGATGCAACATCTTCACTCGATACCATATAGCCACTCACAGTAACCGAACGTAGGCCCCCGTTAACAACCTCCAGGTCGAGCCTAACAGTAATTAACAGCTGCTGGTATTGATAGACGACATCGGCACTGTTTCTGTTTCTACTAACAAGTAGATTACTGCGTGTTAACTGTTTGCCGCATTCAATGAGCGATTTGAGTTCATCGAATTCGACCACGGTTAAGCTCATGCGGCTTTTGAATTCGCCCAAATCTGACTCGTCATTGAAGTATGCAGTTCTGGTACCGTCGCCCCAAGGCCGCGTATACCACCCTTTCAGTACGTGTTTTGTAATGGTGACTTTGGCTTTTTCCAAACTCCCTTCAGTCACCACTATGTTGAAGGCTTGTTGGTCGTCGTTGGTGTAATTAAAGGTGTAAGGCATAGCAGTAGCTCCAAGATAATATTTAAGTTAAATGCGAACGGAACGGAAGCTGGGCGACGCCAGTTCGCCGAACAGTCCAATTCGTTCTGCGTTATAGCGGCTGCGAATATCAGCCACAATGACCTTGAATTCATCTTCCTGACAACCCACTACGTGGTAACGCTGACCGTCGATGACGAGCATGTTCCACCAGCGGGCGCGTTCACCGCGCTTTGCCAGGTCCAACCGGTAACCGCGCTTTTTCAACTCGCGCAGAATCTCACGTTTACATTCCATTGCAGACTTCGGATTGATCGCGTCTTTGATACGTTCGATAATGCCCATGATACCCACCTCACACTGTTGACATAGAAGGCAGGCACCCTAGCCTGCAATGATATTCACTTTACGTATGTGAATTCACTAGGATGATATATATCTGAGATTATTTTTATTCAATAAACAAAAAAAAAGGCCTCCAGAGGGAGCCGAAGCTCCCTCTGGGTAACCGGTCTCATATGGTCCTCCGCACACGCACCGCCTGCAGTGGTGTGGTCCTATGCACCCCGACAGCATCACTCCGAACAATTGCTCAGTGTGGCGATCGTTGCGTGTGGGTGCTCCGTCATGCGCGATCATGGCGCAGGCTATCCTCCAGATGTGTTCCACAGGACCAATGTAACGCATCCACGCCAGAATGGTTCCGATCATAGCACCTCCTAGCACAGGATAGACACCTTTGGTATTTTTTTTTTATCAGGGTAGTGTTTTTGACACTGCACTTATGAATGTGTTCGCCGCCACGGCACCGCTAAACAGCAGTAACGTGGCAAATGCAACCAATTGAATTCTAAGAGGATTTCCCAATACAGAATAATAGGAACGCACTTGTTTAAACACATGCCAAATCAACAATATCCCGACAAAATTAATGATGGTCAGCACCACTGCTAAGCCTATACTCATTTCAAATACCTCGACTGAAGCCGTTCGTTTCGAATTAACTCTTGCAATTCCCCCACAGTTGCCGCTTGTGACGTATCTAATTTGAGCTCGGACAACAATACTCGCAATTCACGATCCAGCGTGGTCTTGATGAAGGGATTGCGGTTCCTGGCAATCTTTGAACACAACTCATCAATCTGCTCAGTAAGCGCCTCCTGTTCAGCCTGCTCCTGTTCGAACTGACGCTCATCAAACTCCACGTCGTTCGGATTCGCAGCGTTCCTTCGCATCAGCATGCGGTTAGAAACCCCGTAATGTTCCAGTCGGCGGCCAAACAGCATGAACCAACATGCCAACAACCAAGCCACCACCATATCGTCGTTACCGCTGGCTTTGTGATCCACGCGCCCATCTTTCACCACCAGACTCAATAGCTCGTCGGCTAACTGACGATCGTGGATCTTATCGCCGGCCATGCGAACTGCCGTCTGTAGTACCTCCCCATAAAGAAGCTTCCGTGAGGTGCCAGTGGTGTTAAAGCCAAAGTGCTTGCGGTAGGTCTCATAGAATGCTTCACTGCGAGGACTTGCCGATTTGCGAAACTCCTTTAAATCAAGGTCATCGGCATCACGATCCTGGATGATGCGGTTAAAGATCCGTCGGCTGGCTTCGATGCCACGTGCCGGCAAGGTAATCAGTAGCGAATCGATAATGGTTGGGGCGGACGACTTACGCTCGATCACCAGCACGGTTTTCGGGTACTTGGTCATGATATCTGACAGCCAATTCGAGAACACCACCAAGTTACTTTCGTTGACCAAGCCAGTCCCTGCCACACCCATGGTTTCTGAGTGCGTGATCACCATGGCGATGTTGTCTCGGCCCACGGCGTCGGAAGTATCCAGTCCGATGATGTGCATCTTATCCAAGCGGTGTGCCATCTCGTTCCGCTCGTAATACCACTTGATGGTGTAATTGTTCGGGAACACTTCGATGTGTTTCGCTGGGGCAATCACGCTCCCGCTGACCATTTCGGCTTCTTCCACTGACAGTGGCGAGGACAATGAACCTGCAGTCCATTTCAAACCAAAGTCCCGTTCCTGTTCTTCTCGGGTACCGCCGGCGTTGGCCATAGCCTTATACAAGTCGATGTCAGTTAGGCCCAGCTGACGGTGGGTGAAAGGGGCATGTATCAGCACCCGGTCACCCTTCGATGCTTTGGTAATCAAGTCAATCAGTTCTGCACGTGTCGGTACGTCCAGGAGGTTCTCATCCCAATAGTAACCATCGTGGAACATCTTGTACACCATCTTACCATCTTCTTCATCGCGCTTACCGGGCGTGGTTGTGAACACGTTACCGTAAGGAATGCCGGCTTCTTCGGCAATGCGTCGAGCGGTGGTTCCGGCAGCCAGGGCCGCAGGTAACATGATACGTATGAACTTGGTAAATGCAGTTTCGTCACTGAACAGACGGGCAGTGGTCAAACCCCGACCAGCACCCAATGCGGCCTCTTTACTGTTCTGTGCGATGCAAGTCACCAGACGGTTACCGCGCGAGTTGTAGGTGAAGATCTCCGTGTTGTCTGCGTCGTTTTGCGCATTCCAACTGTATGGCGGTAGCGCATCACGGATCTGTTTCATCTTAGAGATGGTCTCAGTCCGCAGGGTGCTGTCCTTCGTTAGCAGAATGGTCCGACTCCCTTTCAGGATACGAATCAAATACACCAGCAGAGATGCCACCACCACGGTTTTCCCTTGCTGACGAATCAACAGTAGTGCGATATCGATGTTGTTGAAGAATGTCCATATCAGCGCGAACGAGCCCCGGTGGATTTTAAACGGCACGGGGTCAGCGCCATCCTGCGGCACTCGCACAAACTCCCGGAAGTAATACCAAGGGTTGATGAACATTTCATAGACCACGGCGTTTTTGGTTGCCATGTCTAAATTAGGGTCGTGGGGGTCAACATGTTCCAAGTCAGGGTTGATCAACGCCAAACAACAGTACCAATGTTCGATCTTCATCTCGCGATGGATATACGCCAGTTTCAGGAACGATTCGTTTTTGGTAGAGTAGTGGATGATCGCGTCTTCGTGACCTGGTAGTCCCCAGTCAGATTTTCGTAAAATCATAGCGCATGCTCACAATGAATAAAAAGAGTAGGGTGGTTGCCCACCCTACTCGAGTTATGGCCGTTGGTGTGCCAGCATTGGTGTAAGTCCCAGTTGCAGGTCGTCGTTGGGTGTACGACGGATCCAACGGAGAATAACGGTGTCGGCCTCGTTAACTTGGAAGTCGACATGGAACGGCGCCACCCACTCGTTGATCAGTTTGAGGTAAGACTTGCCCCCAACAATGACTTCGAAGTGGGTAGGTTCGGGCGGTGTTGCCTCGGTACGGCGATCGTACAGCGGGTATGCCTGCGTATACAGGCGCTGAAGCCATTCCGCCTTGTCCTTAGCCCCACAGGTCACGTCCAGCATCCAATGCGTGACGTTGTCGTAGTGGAACAGGGCAAAGCAATCGTCGCCCACGCCTGGTTGGTCGTGCACGTAGTGGATGATGAAGTTATCCTGCTGCGCATACCCAGGTGATAACAGCGAGATGTGGAACGACTGCGGGTGGATATGTGCGTTGTACGTCGGACTGACTTTCGACAAGTCCACGTTCACAGCCAGTCGCTGTTTCACGCCGTACAGTTTCGGGTCAAACACTGGAGAGTTAACGGCAGGGTAAACGTACGGTGTTGCGTCAAACACGTTACCTCGCTCCAGACTGTACAGGTAATAGTGCAGGCGGTAACCGCGTTCCACATCCAGCCATTGCGGCACCACGTACAGTTTCACGCTGTATGCGCCATCCACTTCCAGGGTGGTGGCCCCATAAGCCTTATTGATCACCCCATCCACAACGTCATCACCCGCATAGGTTTCATTACGACCCATGTGATACGACAGCGTCAGCGGCATGGTCTGCCCGACATTCGAACTGATGTAGAAAGTGTCGTGCGAACCGGAGTTGCGCAGGCCGTGCAATATTGCCCGTGTACCGTCGATAGTGACCCGACGACTGCCATCGGTGTAACGCACCTCCGCATGCAGCGGGATGTCTTCCAGCGGGATGTTAGTTGGCAGTACCAGTAACCGATCATCTTCCGGTGAAATGAACGGGCTGATCAGTTTCACATCGGTGATCTGACGACTGGGGTTTTCTAACGCCATGACCAAGTTGGTCTTCACCACATGACAGCGCCGAATCAGGGACGGTACGCCTGCGTCGGTGTACACCACCACAGTCACCAGTTCACCATCGTCGATGGGTTTGGTGCAGACGCCGGGCAGTGGCGACTTGATTGTGACATTGGTGACGTTGTTTACCGCCGCCAGTGTCAATGGGATGGTGTCACTCACCAACCGACCGTTGACGTAGTACCCGGAAATAACCACGGCATTGTCGGTTGAGATGTCTACCCCTTTAAAGATACGGATGCAATCGTTATCTGAGCCAGGCCACCGTAGCGACGCGTCGGTGTGGAGTGTCGCCGGATGTTTGGAGTCGTCGACATACACCCGGAAGGTGTCCGGAGAGAAGTACCCGCAACTGCCGGTGATCTCAGTTTCGTTTTCGGTGCTGGTGGGGGTGAAGTTTTTGAACCGGTACGAGTAGTTGGTGTAGTCAGCATCAATCACCCGCAGGAATTGACCGGTGGTGTAATCGATGACCAAGTCGTCGTTATTGGGGAACACTTGCCCTTCGCCAGTTGGACCGGTGTACAGTTCTTCAATGCGCCACACGGTGAAGCGTCGCGCTTTGTCCACCAACGGTGTGCCGTAAGGCAGAGTACTAGCCATGTTGGTTTACCTTTATCTTGAGCAGTTTGTTCAAAACCACTTTGTTGTTGAGGTAGCGATGATTGATGCGCTCGACGATCGAGTACTGCAACGGCGAAAGTTCCAGATAATCCATGCCGTCATACGGGTGGATATCAGTGTACTCAGGATTGAACCCGTTGAATAACGGGTCGAATTTGAGCAGCTCGTGGTAATCTGCCATGATCGCATCAAACTGCATCGTACTGATGTAGTGCGTTTCGCTGTCCTGTACCGGCACTAGCCAGCCGTTGATCATCTGCCGAATCACTGCGTTCAGGATTGGGCTGAACACACAGTGCTTTTTGGCAATGGGGTTGTGTTCGATCCCTGGCGGCGTAGGGTAGTAGTTGGACATGTACTCTGCTACCCGTTTATCGAGCTCGCGACTAACGTCACGGTATTGGTAGGTGTCTGCCGATACTAGCCCACGTAGCGGAACTGTTGGGTCGTCTACAGAGTAAGGAAGACCGTTGAGGTTGCTGTCGATACCCACCAGATGATCCTCACGGAACTGGAGGTTGTCGCGATGGAACACGCCGCCACCTACGGTAACCCGCACCACCTTGTCGTCGCGCAAATCATACTCGGTGTTGTTACTCAGTAAGCCATTCACCACAAACCCGGTTTCTGCCTTACGGATGGTGTCAGCAAGACCACGACATCGCACGTCAATCCATGGACGGTATTGCATGTTACCATCCTCTAGGTAGGTCTTGTTGTAAACGATGATCTCAGGCCACTCAATGTGGTAATCGATGTCTTGGATCAAGGCATGTCCATTCATCCACAACTCCACCGTTTCCGGAACAAACGGCATCGGCATCGCCAGTGTGGGCGTGACCAGGTGTGTGACTGTGAATCGAATCAAACCATTGCGCAGATCAGCCTCAAACCCGTACGTGAGGAATTTGAGGTCGCTGACCACTGTAGGTAACCGGCGTGTCAGGTCCACCGACCAGCTTAAGGTACCGTCATCCAACAGCGTGTAAGCGTCAGATCCCGTTACGTCCTCGTAAACCTGGGTAGGGGTGCCGCTGGACAATTTGTTCAGATAGAACCGGTAGTTGTTCGCACGATCCAGGACAGTAGAGTCAGCACCTTCGCGAATGTCTAGCGTCTGACCGCCCTCACCTTGAATGACTTCAACCAGAGCAGTGTCGTCATTGGCACACACGTAATAGTCAGACACGTCGGATGTGTGGTTATAGTAACCCAGTAGACGTCCTTGTACATCGTATTCATAAACGGTACAGACCTTTGCGAGCAACGGCGAAAGCTTGACTTGTAGCACCCCACCTAACAATTCTGGACGCTGTGGTGTATCGCCCGCATACCGACTGACTGCGTTATAGCCATAAGCTTCGGTCGCCAACTCGTTAGTGATGGTGGTGTACCGAGCCGCCATGATGCGGTTATAGGCCGATCGTTCTAACGTGGCCGCCTGCCATTCTGGCACTTGTGCATTCATGCCGACCAAGGCCTCGACGATTTGCTCGTCTGACAGTTTATATAGCTCGCGAATGCGGTGAGCTTCATGCGTCAGTGGTCGTTCCAATCCACTATGACGGACCAGTACCAGGATGTCCAGATCGTCCAAGTTGTGCCAGTCGTCGAGTTGATGGATATAATCCATGACCCGCGCCACGCTGATGGCGTAGTCATTGTGCGTCACCTGCCGCAATGAGTCTGCCCGATGCTGATGGTAGATGCGGCCGGTATTGTTATTGAGAACGTACAGCTCCAGATCGTTACTGAAATGGATGTCTGTAATTTGCTTTGGCAGGTGAAGCAAGTACTTTCGCCGACCATCCAACTGGCTGTGGAACGTACGCAGTTCATTCACATTAAAATAATGCGCCGCCCTGACAGTACCGTCGCGAACTACCTCAACATAATCCCACAAGGTAATGTCGGTTTCTTTGAGGCTGTCGGTGTAATGACCGTTGATGTAAGCGGCAGTGTGTCCACTCAACATACGCTGTTGTTGATAATACTGAACCATGGCGAACCGGTCTGCGGGATTACGAACAATATCGCCCTTCACCGTGGCGTTAAATTGCACGTCGTAGCTGTTGGTTTGTCGGTAGAAACCACCATAAACGCTGATAAACAGCTGATCATGTGAGAAGTCTGCTTGTTGCTCTACCATCTCTACTGCGATGATGACGTTGCGGTTAGGTAATTGACGCAGCCAGGCGTAACCAAGCGGTAGCGTCCGACCCACTTCGTTGTACAGCTTAAACAGGGTTCCGGTAGCATTCACCAGGTCGCTCAGGTTACGCCACCGGTTGTCCAGTGCAATGCCGAGTGCTTCTGGATCAATGTTGCCCAGTTGAAACACATGGAACCAAGTCAGCTTCTTCGGCAAGCGAATGCTGTACTCAGTCACCATCATGCCGAACATCTCGCCGTGAGTGGCAGATAGCCGGCGCGGTTCCACCAGATACAACTGGTCGTTGTACGGGTGACACCAGATGTGTTCGTGGGCGTGTGCGACTAACCAGTTCTTCATGTGGTTACTCCGTGGTGTACTTCTCAATCAGCAGTTTCAGTGCCCGGTGGAAGTTGGTGTAGTTGGAGCCCCGGTTCGCACGGTCTGTGCGATCGCCGATGGCTGTCCGCTTATAAAAGCTGTGTCGCGTCGCCATGTATACCATGCCAGCAAAGGCGGGAGGGTATTCAAGCCCCAACGCTACCAGTTGCGGCGAGTTGACGTTGGCCCACCAGCTACCATTCAACAAGTTATAAAGAATGGTGCTGTTGAAGTCTTTCAGCCGAGGGCCGAGGTCAAGCTTACGTACCGCCTCGACGAATTCGTCGATGTCGCGCGGGAAGTGGTTCTCAACACGCTCAGCCACTTCTTTCATGACCTGGAAGTCCACGGGTACGTGGCGAGTCAGGTTCTGGAGGTGACGATCGATGGCCAGTTCATCATCCAGGTTATTTTGATAAAGGCCAATGCAGTACATGCCACAAAGGGCAGTCAGGCGACTGGATTGATATGGCGTGAGACCATGGCGACGTCCGATGGTGTCGGACAGCCAACGAATGAAGATCTCGTTGGCAAACATCAGGGAGCTGTATACTTGGTCGGGACGGTCGGTGCGGTTCCACACCAACTCCAGTCTGGCCAGCAGTTGGTACAACTCTTCATCGAGGCTGTTGGTGATTTTGACCGACCCGTCGCGTTGTAAAGAACTGAACGGGCGAATGTCAACGTGCACACGATCGTGCTCTTTATCGTAAAGAGGGTAAAAAAAAGGAGACACGTCAAACTGTTCAGTGATTTGCTGAATATCACGTTGCGGGTCGCCGGACATTTTAAGCTGACTTTTGGAAATTTCCAGCAAGATGTCGGACACTTTAAAGCCTTTCGTCAGCTTCGAATCGTACGCGTGGGCTAAGCTCATATTAAACCTCTGGTTTAAATTAACAAATACATATGACGATATGTCGTTTTTGAACACTATTAGGAGACTTTAGACATGTCTATAGTTAAGAACGGTACACCACAGCACGTGATGTACGGCGTGGATGATCGCTCGATCCCCCCGCTGGTGGCAAATCGTGCCGGTACCCCGATCCACCTGCCGCTGATGTTTACCTTCAGCGCCAAAGGTGATCCGGGCGAAGCATACGTCGTTTCTGGCGATGCCATGAAAAAAATGTTCGGCGATGAGATCCTGGATCCTAAGTCCCCGTACGCGACCATCAACACCCCTTACATTGAACTGTTCAATCGTAAAGCGAACGAAATGATGATTCAGCGACTGGTGGCGGATGACGCCACCACCGCCTCGTTTCGTCTGTTTGCAGAGGTGTTGGAAACCAAAGTACCGAATTACCTCCGCAATCCGGACGGTTCCATCGAGTATGATGCGCAAGGCCAACCCAAACAATCAGGCGAAGTTGACGGTGTGTTGATCGTCTGGCGTGCTGGTGAAATCAACGAGCTGTCTGGCCTGTTCCGTGCCGGCAAAGTGTTTGATGGCACCCTGACCAATGCGTCCGGCGGCGTATCCAAGATCTACCCGATTCTGGATATGCCGGCCCCGTACGTTGGTGCCAAACCGTCCGACTTCGGTTTCTCCCTGTCCTGTCCCAACATCAAGTCGACCGTGCCGGTGAATGCTGACATCGTGTCGTCCATTGGTGCTCGGGTCATGACCATCCAGTTCTACGATCAGCGAGTCAAAGGTCAGTCTCCGTCTATCATTCGTACGCTGTCTGGTCAGACCTCCGTGAACTTCTCGTTCAAGCCAGGTGCGTACTACGCGCCAATGCGGATGGAACTGGATGCAGACGACGTAGTCATGGCCAACTACCGGAAAATGAATCCGGATACGGGTTACACTCCGGAACTGGGTCCGGTTAAAGACTTCTACGTCTACCGTGACAACCTCGAGCTGATCGCTAACCTGGCACTCACTGCAATCGCAGATCCGGAACTGACCGACCCGTATATGGTCGATATCTTCAGTGGTCTCGATGTCTATGGCAATCCATATAATGGTGTGGTCGTGGACGACGGTGCGAACGATGGCGAGATCCTGAACGAGCGCCATGTCCACTACCTGATTGGTGGTAGCGATGGTACCATGAACGCCGAAACGTTCGATGCGTTAGTGCGTCGGGAAATGCTGGAGTTCGGCGAAGGTAAGGTTAACTACCTGAACATCCTGAAATACCCCTGTAACTTCTTCTGGGATACTGGCTTCAGTATCGAAACCAAAGAAGCCATCGGTAACTTCATCGGTCGCCTGAAAACCACCAACGTGTGCTGGTCCACCCACATCCATGGTCATGGTCCCAACACCATGCAGGAAGAAGAGTCCATGAAGGTGGCCGTGGCTGCCATGGCGCGCGCCCATCCTGAGTCCGTGCGCTATGGTACTGGCACCATGCGTGGCGTGGTCGTCGGCCACAGCATGCGCCTGCACAACAACGGTTACAAGCACTATGTGCCAGCCTCGTACTCACTGGCCGCCAAGGTCGCTTCCTACGCCGGTGCCGGACAGGGTCGCTTTAAGTCCGAGTACAAGTTCTCCCGCGGCGAGCTGGCAATCATTGACGAAGGCTTCGATCTGAACCTGCGGTACAAGCCGCACGAAGTGTACAGCTCCGACTGGGAAACTGGCCTGATCAGTATCCGGTCCTATGACCAGTACCGCTACCACTTCCCGGCCCTGTACACTGTGTACGAGAACGACCGTTCCGTGTGTAACAACTTCCTGGTGGCCCTGATCGTGGCCCACTTGAACTACCTGGCACAACAAACCTGGGCTGAGATCACCGGTGTCAGTGACATGACCGATGGTGAAGTGGTGGCCATGGTAAACCGGAAGCTGACCGAGAAGACCGAAGGTATTTACGACGGCGTTGTTACCATCGTGCCGGATGCGTACTTCACTCCGGAGGACAAGTCCAATGGATACAGTATCTCCGTGGACCTGCACTTGTATGGTGCCGTCATGAAGACCGTAATGAAAACAACTGTGGTTGCACACCGCAACCTGGAGGGCTAATCGATGTCAACTTCTCTTCGTGATCGGTTGGTGGATCCGAACTACAGCCAGTTCGCCACTGCACCGATGGTAAACGCCGTGCCGGGAGCCCAGATGGGCTCCCTCATCGACGTGGGCAAGTACGTCCAGAACGCGCACTATGTTCGCAAGAACGTAATGGTACGTGTTGTGGAGTATCCCAAGTGGATTTCCTACATGCCCAACCCGCAGCCTTACCGGGAAGCCATCAAATCCTGGTTTGAAACCCAGACCAAGGTTGATGGTCTCAACAAGGCCCTGACCGCGGAATTCGTTCGTACTCCGATCGGTCCGTCTGGTCACCAGCAGGCCGACTTCGCCAAGACCGTGGAAGCGCAGTCCGTGATCACGCACACTGCGGTGGAAAAGTACGGCCGGTACTTCCGTACCCTGTTCGAGCACTGGCTCCGCTTTGGTATGGGTGATCACCTGAGTGGCGTGCCGCTGGTGTCGATCTTCAACCCTGAAGTGACCGATGCCCTGCCGGACCTCTACTCCTGCTCAGTGATCTACTTTGAGCCGGACCCGCTGCACCGCTATGTGCAAGACGCGTTTTTGGTGACCAATATGGCGCCGGAAAGCGCCGGTCCTGACGACTACCGTAAAGACCCCGAGTCTTCCGGCGAGTCAGTGGAGCTGCCGATTCAGTTCACCGGTCTGCAGCAGACCAGCTACGGTGTGAAACTGTGGGCGCAGGAACTGCTTGATCAGACCAACCGTGGTGGTTTCAACTCCATTGCACAGCGTTCTGTACGGTCTGCCATTGATGCAGACGTCCAGGCCACTAAGGGTGGTTGGAACGACGGTGCGGCAGAAAAAGCGGCTTCTGTTGTCGGCTAAGACAAAAAAAAAAGAATCCAGAGACCGGCACTTGCCGGTCTCTGTTTTTTGTGTCAATGTGTTCTGTCCGCCCGTCGAGAGATGGCGCCCATAAGCCCGTTTGATGCGACATACTGAAACGGTTCCGTGTGTTTGATCAGTCTTTCCATATCGTCATGACTGAAAGTTCTGTTTTTAGAGCGAACGCAAACTGAGGTCTGATGGTTGTCGGACCAAGACTCAGTTAGATACTCCGGTTGCTTATTCATGGCGTTTTGTCCTACCGTATAGGTTAGTAGAACCACCCCACCGATTGCCTGGCCCGCCGGTAAGTTTTGTCAAGCAGTGCTTGAGACTCTTCCTCGTCGAGTTGGTGTATGGTAGCGATGGTTCCAGTTAGTCGTTGTTTAACCACGCCATCCATCTCAGTCTTGCCTGCTTCTAGGTCAGACATAGCTGTGAAAACGATGTCGCGGGCAATCGTTAAATCCAATTTACTCATGGTACAAACAGTCCCAAAAAAAAGATGGGGACGAATCCCCATCGTTGTTATTGTTTTTGTTTCTTGTTAGTCAGCCAGGTCATACAGGCTGAGCAGTTGTTCTTCAACACCAGACAGTTGGTCGGACAGCTTCACTTCGTGGCGGAACGCGAAGGAAGAGCGTGCTTGTTCACGGGTCGGCTTCTGACCATCCTTGAGGTCCAGACGGGCCACACTGAAGCCGAAATCGATCAGCGGAGTGTGGAGGCGGTGTTCCATATTGGCCACGTCCTTGTTGGACTTCATGTGGTTGATGCAGGTTTCACCGGCCACGGTCTGGTAGGCCACATCGAATTGACGGTGGTGTTCGGCAATGCTCTCCAGCAGTTCAGTGGTCACACCCTTCGGTAGAGTGTCCTTGAACACGTCGAAGCCGTCCGGCATGTCCACTGCGTTCTTTTCATTGGCCTTGGTATTGGCACGCAGGCGCTCGATCATGGCGGTGGCTTGAGCTTCAGCGGATTTGTTAGTATTAGCCATTGTACTGATTTCCTTATTGGGTTTGTTGGTTCAGATAATAGATCGTGCTGATAAGATTTTACCGGCTACGTCACTTCGATAAAATATACTTGTTTTGCTTTTGATTAAAGGCTACTTAATCAGGTGCAGCCGCAGGCTTGGCCGGAAGAGGTCTCCGCCAATCCCCAACACCTCTTCGACGATGTCGTCAAGTACACTGTCGTCGTAGCAGTGCATCATGTCCTGAAAGTCATCGAAGTCGTCGTTGTCTATCGATGACGATATCTCAGACATGAGGTCCATCGCATCCTTAGTTTCTTCGAGACTGTGCGCATCAATATCGCGAATAGTCATTGCGAGCTGATGTCGCCCCTTACCTATATCAAACGTGGCCATGTTGCTCACCTTCACATGCGTCGTTAAGCTCTTCTATGATGCCTTGTGCCAGGATGCTGTCTGGTGCAGGACAATCGTAGTTATCGTTCAGCGGGTCCGCCTTCACATCGTGAATCAGCAACTTAGTGACGAAGTTGGCACCGTTTCGAACTGTCTCCAAGGGATAGGTTTTTTCACCTACGATGGATAGGGAGACTTGATGTTGGTCTGAGTGGATGTTGCAATTGTTCATAACAGCTACTCCTTGAAGTGTATAGTGGTTTCACCCGCATTGAACGCCGTCCCCGAATAAATGAACTTGCATGCGAATGGCGGACAGAGCGGTTCTTTGGATGTCCTCCCCAACATTACGGAACGTGAACGCGTTACTCCTTCATCCATTCTCTTGAGTGAGGTTGCCCTGCGCCCCCGCTTTACAACACTCGTCTGATGGTCATCCATAGTTACTGTGTAAATTACAGCCATGAGGTACTCCTTTATTCCAATGAGTGACGAAGCCTCACCCAATAACATATACCTCTGAATTATTTTAAACACACAAGCAAGGGTCTGGGTAAGTTCGCCTACCCAGACGCGTTAAAACCGGCAGTGGCGCTGTCGCAAAGCTTGCTGTTTGGTTTTCTCCTCAGGCGTGTACGTCAGGCGGTACTTGTGTGCTACTGATAGGAACTTAAGGATATACTGACATTGGTTCTGCGGCGGCAACCATTCCAGCCCCTGATCCGATTTTTGACTATTCAAGTTACCTTCAACTGGCCATAAGTTATCGGTGTCGTTGGCGAACTGGACGCGCGTTGTGTGATCCCACTGGTCCGCTCCGTGCATCCATGCGTGTTTTAAGGGCACGATGTGGTCTATCTCCAACACCGACGGGTCGGTGATGTGGTTGTTGGTAAATGGTGACATCCACAACCCGCCTACCACTTTACAATCTCGAATAATGACGTTTCCTCGAGAAGCGATTGCCAGCAACTGGTGTCGGGTGTTCAGGCAGTTGCTGTCTTCATCAGTCCACCGCCCAAAGTTACCCTCTCGGTCGTAGTTCGTTGTGTTGACATCACGGACATAACACATGCCGGCAGCGACACAGTCGTCGACCGTGCCGTAGCCAATGTTACTAGCACATGCATCCAGACTATCGTAGCTAATGTAGTGCTGTACATTCGAGTAATAAGGCGATGTGATATCGTGGCATTTATTACTAGAGACGGCCAGTTTGGTTTCAGCGAACACTTTCGCCCCACCGACAACTACAACTACGATAAACAAGTAACGTAATATAATCAACATATTCCACACCAACGCAAAAAAAAGATAGGGGTCCATGGACCCCTACGGTTTAGGCCATCGCTGGCAACTTGGCAGCCACCTGATCCGCCAATCCAATTGGACAATACCAAACACGATCGACATGTACAGCGATGCCACCTGCCGCTTCCCACTGTCTGCAGTTAGACACGAAGTCATCTACCAATACAGCCTGCTCGTGCGCATACTGGTGTTTGTCACTTGATGCCTGCGTAATGATCACCCGGTCTTCTTCGATCCCAAAGCGCTGCTTCAACCACAGCAACTTATCGTTTTTCACAGTCTCATACACCGGATGATCATCCCCGGCAGCAGTCAGTATTTTCCACGGAATGTCACGGGCAGTCAACGCATCCAGAAACTGACCGTACTGCGGAATAACTGGCAGGTTAAGAAACAGTCTGGGTTCGCGCTTGTACATCTGCCGCAGCAACTGTAAACGGTCTGGATGTTGGTTCAGCTCGTCAATTGACATTCCTTTAAAATGCCGAGAAATAACATAGCTTTGCCAGTTGGCACCCACGCCGTCCAGATCCACGTAACATATCGTCGTGCTCACTCAATTATCCTCCTAGGACACGGATAGTACAAATACCACGTGCATAAGACGTTCGCATGGTGAACTTCGTTCTCCGTGTGACGCCACTAGCCCGCAGCATATCCAATTCATCGTTGAAAGTATCCAAGTCTTCGTCGGTCACAATGCGTAACACAGCCCTTGCGGCCCGACGTCGGTTGGGATACCTTCGCTCCAGCAACCAATGTACATCATCTCGACTAATCGGTCGCTCTAACCCGGTAATGATCAGGTCTTCGACGTCCGCGTTGCCAAGACGTTGTATGGTCAGCGGTATTTCTACGTTGTGCGTTACAACCATGGCACGCCTCATTAAATTGCTTCACAGATCAAATATAACGGCGCACACCGAGAATACCTGCTGTGAATGACTACGTTTTGGCGTGATTATCAACAATGGTTTGGAATTCAGCACCGGAGATGACCTTTAACTTTTCAACGGGACTTGTGGTTCCGCCACCCACCACCGAAAGAGAGCCGTGTAAGTCAAACTGATAATGACCAGGGTGAAGCAACTCATCTTCAAGCTTGATTGGTTTAACCACTTTCATTACAAAGGTGTTGAGCTGGTAATGGCGCCCTTGGTCGTGTACATCCACTGCTTTACGTAGTAAAAGCTGACCCACACGTTCCGGCTTAACCGCGCAGGCTTCCGGCGCGTATGGTACCACCCACAGCTCCCGCGTACGTACCGCATCCATCACTAACTTTTTACTAGGACGAACGAGCTCCTCCACATTTAGCCGGTAGATGTAAAACACCGGGCATTGTAGATCTTGCCATTCAGTTCCGGTAAACACCTCCTTTTCGACACTGACGTCTCGCACGGTAGAGTGACCATAGATGCAACCTACCACCGTTTCGGAACAGCAGACGCGGGGAATGGTGCGGTCTTCGGTTTTGGTCTGACGACTACCGATGCGGGGCACTAAAGTGCCAAGCCGGGGATTGGTGCTGATGTGAAGAGCGTCGATGTCCTTCAGTGCAGTCATACCCTTCGCT